TACGGGACTCGAACCCATGTTACAGCCGTGAAAGGGCCGTGTCTTAACCACTTGACCAAGGCGCCATGTCTAACCCTTCTTTTCTGTCCCGAATGAGAGAAGTGTTTGCAACGCATAGAACTCATTAAGTGATAATATGAAAGGTTCTTCTCAAAGTCAAACGAGAGTAATTCATTCTATCACTTATCTGCCTCAAATCCTGACTTCTTGTCAGATAACCTAGCAGCTTGGTTTAGTAAGCATTTTCACCATTCCATATGCCCTTATGTTCTGGTGTGAACATATCTTACTTTTTTGTTCAAATTCCCTCCTCAACGGGCGAGGTGTCCGGCGCTATCTCCACCGATTGCTTGGTTATTGGATGTCCTACCATCCTCACTGCTGTGTAGGACCAGCAGATGGCAAATATAATAACGAGCATCTAGATTCGCTCAATCCTTCTAATCATCTCATTCTCTTTTAGATTAGCAGCTAGAACACTTTATGGTGAGTTTGCTCGATATTAACTTTTAGGAGCTGACAAGTTTAACCTCAATGCTAAGTACTAACTTAACATCTATCTCTCAGAAACGTTATCTTCGAGACTCCAACTTCAGAAGGATGCACATTCAATTTAGCTCCCGAATAAGTAGCATTCCTTATTATAACCGAATACCTACCGAAATAGGCTAACAATGTCGGCTGGCACGCCATCTTCTTATCCTGAGATGAACAACAGCCCGCTTCATTTCGTTAAGCAGTAAACGCCTATACATTTTCAGCCGTTTATCTGATGGTCGAAACCTCATCCAATCCGTCGATTGGCAGAATAGTGGCCAGCTATATAGAAAAGATAGGTCTAAGCGTTAGGAATGAAGACAATCCCTCCGGAATCGTACCGGACCATCAAAAGTAATTCATTTAACAAAATTGAACTACTGTTGAATTGAACCTCGCTTTTATTTTCTATTGTATTTTACAATAATCTAATAACGGTTAACCAATACCTCCACCGTAAGGATGCACTTTCAGTAGCATTACTTGAGGACAAACCCTCATTTGGTGCTGGTAACTGAAAAGTTTAGATGTCAGTCTGCTTGATTTTTGATAACGAATCTACTGTAGATATTTCAGATAATCTGTCTCTAGTATTGTAGTAAGACGATGAACGGAAGTGACAAAAATCATTTCCTTTATTATGTCCTAAAATATGTGCGCAAGATCCAACACATCTTTTGTTGCCACAAGTTACCCTACTGCTTTCTTTTGTCTTTACTTGTTTTCCGCAGATTGGACATTTGAATACTATTTCTTCCTTTCTTGATACATGGCTACGAACATGCAATGATTGATTCACTATTCTAAGATTAGAATAATCATTATTTAGAAAATTCCCATCTATGTGGTCAATTTGTTCGTCGCTCTTCAGATATCTTCCAAGTTTGATTTCTACTAAATACTTTGGATAACTTATAGTTCTGTTATCATGCTTATTAGGTGTCTTGAGAACAACTATTTGTCTTCCATCTTTCCTTGTGTATGGACCATACACTTTCATACCGTCATACATATAAATTTCTCCTTAATAGAAATTTGATTCAACAGCTTGCTCATTAAGGAAGCATTATCTCATTAGTTAATTACTCTAATGCTACCTGTTGAACCATTGGTGAGCGTGGAGGGATTTGAACCCTCAATCCTTTCGGCAGCGGAGCTTAAATCCGATGTGTATTCCAATTCCACCACACGCCCGTATATAATAAATCTGTGTCTTACCAGTTCCACCACACCAGCAAATTTGATTACTACATTTTATATGACGATTGTTATTTATCTGGCTTCCATCCGTCATCTAGATAACATTTGTAATGATCTGAATTATCAAATACTACTTTAGGCTCATTGATAAGTCCAAAATCCTTTCTAACTTCTGCTAAATCATATTTATCGAAGTTAGGATTTACATATATGATAGGATTTTTCTTTCCTAGCTCCACTCGTCCACGAGAGTAGTAATTATACGGTTTATTGCATCCTTTAGGTTTAACATCAGGCCACAAATTTTTGTGGTTGTAAGTCAATCCGGATTTAGCAACGCCGGGAGAATTTATGTCATTGTAAAAAGGAAATGACAGGACTTTTCCATCAACGATCCAAAAAACACCTCTTGACGGTTCTTTAGACATCCCGATTAAAGCCGATTTCTTGATTATTCGTTTCATGTATTCATTCCTTTATCAAAATTAGACATCATATTCTTTGCTTCTTCTAACTTAGATATGCCCGCTTCAATTGCACCTTTAGCTCCGATTAGATATCCGTAAATTTCTGCTATATCATCAATAGTTTCGGATTCAAATCCTTCACTGCGGCCCTTTTTGTAAGTGATATTGAAAGCTTTCGCTGTTTCTTCAATAGCTTTTTTTATATCAGGAATAGCGGCCTTTTGACAATCAAGTTGATGGTTGATCAATTTATTTGCAGAAGATAAAGCTTCAAAAACTTTTCTATCCATGATTGTCACTCCTCAAAGTCTAAGTAGCCAGATGCTTCTGTGAAATGATCTCCCACATAGCAAATGTAAGGTACCTCTAGCTTCTTTAACGATTCAAGGTAATTGTCCCTCCAGGTAAGTGCACTAACTGTATCGTGGCTGAACATGTCTGTGAGATAAATTTCACCTGTAATCAAGTCTTTATGAAAGACATTGATGACAGTCATTCGAGATTTGCACGCAAGCTCGAAGCTATATTCAACAGACTTCCTTGCTTCTAAACGAGAATTGATGATCATTTTGTCCTCCTTAGCTTTGAAGCTTTTTGATGTGTTGGCTGACTTATGTACATATTATATAACGATTCTTATGAAAAGTCAATAGTCTTAATCATTCGTTAATAATTTACTAGATAGAAAAAGAAAGCGTCCAGGTGCGCCAACACCTGGACGGAAACACACGGTCAAGCACACCGCAGCGCCCTACCTAGTATCAACTTATTTAGATTGGTTATTTTCCTTTGACAAAATATGATCTAGATTGCATGTATGCGTTCCTTCATTGAAATTACCTGATAAAGTACACTTGTATTTAGGAGGATATGATGGATACACCATACCATCGTTCATTTCACAATTACTACAACATCTATGAACACTATTTGAAGCTGATCCTAAGAATTCATCAAATACGATTCCTCTACCATGACAGCTTCTACAAACTTCGTTTGAAGTAGAATTAGTCACTGAGCTTCCATCATATGTTTGACTTGAATAGAATCCGCAAGGAACAAATCCTCTTCCTCCGCAAACTGGACATTTATAAACAGACATATTTGTCACCTTCTTCTATGGAGCGGATAACGGGACTCGAACCCGCAACACGACTTTGGAAGAGTCGCATGTTACCGTTACACTATATCCGCATATTTTGCTATCTGGCCGGATTAGTCCTAACTGAAAAGCTTCGCCTTTCTAAGGTGCACGATAGCAGAACACCCAGGAGGTTTACCTATAACGCCGCTCCCTCCCTGTAACCGCGAGTAGTTTTTCGATTACTACTAACGCCTTCTTTGCTATCCGAAGCGAGGCAGGTACTTAGTTCCTCTTGATAAGTTTTGCACCATGCCCTGCCTGAGTCGAACAGGATCAGGTTGATGACTCGAACATCGCTTCACTTATCAGGGCTGCCGTTGCCCATTCCATCTCCTATGCAGTTTTGATTGTCGTATGTAGATGGTGACCAGTAGACAATTACCACCTGCCTCGGATTCGAACCGAGATAATGTCTGATTGACCAACAGACACGGAACAAGCATAAACTTATCTGAACTACCATTGTTCTAGCAGATGAGAATGCTCGTCTTTCCGAGCTGTCACCTATAAAACATGTTTTAACGCCTATCGTTTTAGGATACTTTTCGGCTGCTACTACGGGACCTAGCTTTCCGACTCTTTCTAGAATAGAGGAGAATAGTTTAGACTCTACGGCTCTTCAACCCGTCGACAACCTGCCAGCATAGTTGGTTTCACTTTCATCAACTTGACAATCTAATGTCAGCATATGAAAAGGCATGGCGGCGCGAGTGGGGTTCGAACCCACGGACGGCTCATAACCGCCTACGGTTTTCAAGACCGCTCCGTTATGACCACTTCGGTATCGCGCCATATATGACTCTTTTATTTTCAACACACTCGATGAACAGAAAAAGAGTTGAAAACTGCATATGCTACTGATGATCTAAGATAGCATATTCGGTAGGGCGTCAGTCAACAATGACCGATGGCTGTCAATGCAGGATTTGAACCTACTTATCATATCTTAAGCTATGATGTTTTACCTAATAAACTAATTGACAATATTTACCGGGACTAGTTTCTCACCCGGTTGTACTTGCCTGTCAAGCTTAGAATCATTCCTGGCATATTCCTTGCCACTCACTCTTTTCTATTTTGTGCGATTTCAATCCACTCATTAGATATCTAATGAGACATTTACTTAGGCAGGATTGTGAGCTCCTTATGTTACAGCTTACTAGCTGCTACATACTTAATAACGATTGGATTTAATTTAGTTGATAGTAATCAGGAATTTTTGCTTCAGGATCAACCATAACATCCGAATTGTTTATGTTCCATAGAAAAATAATCAATTCAAAGTTGTTAGAAAATTTTTCACTATATTGTGATAGAGATACAGGTGACTTAAGAAATCGAATGAGCGATCTAATTTGTTTAGAATTCAACACACTTTCTTTACCTGTATGATGAAAATATCCAGGACTTTCAATTTTTATACATGTGTGAAACTTATTCCAATCATTTTTCAGTCTATAATGAAAGTGAGGAATTTTTCCACCATCGTCTGTATTGACGTATACTTCGTAGTTATCTGAAGTAAATCCAACTCTCGCCATTCCTTCTATGTTTTGATGACGAAGAATTTTCATTTATATTCCTCCTACACTAACTCATCAGCTTACCGCTTAGATTGTCACGCTACTCATTATCAACTAATAATCCGCAGATGATTAGCCCCTATCTTAAGGTAAATAACGAGGACGCATCCTTTAGTAGCAGTTTTCAGCGATCATTTTCATTCTTTGTCAGGTTAGCTGATTACTCTGACATCAGTCAATAGCTAATTGACCACTGGCTGGGACGGCTGGACTCGAACCAGCGAATAATAGAGTCAAAGTCTACTGCCTTTCCGCTTGGCTACGCCCCAATATTAAAATAAGCTCAAACTAAGTTATTGTCCATAAGATAAACTATTCTATCGACAAGGATGTGCATTTGATTTTCAGAAATTTTTCTCCATTTCCAGCACCAATCAATCTTGTCACATATTTTATCAGGACCTATAGGATGACAAGGTCTAAACTGTTCATACGACTTGATAGCTTCATCAATCTGATCGTAATATTTATTTGACTCAGGTTTCACTATCATTCAACCTCTTTCGATTGCTTAAAAATTCAGCTTGTAGATAAGCCAAAATACACTACATTTCCGATTTGGTAAGAATGAATCTTAACTGGCAAGGCTACCCACCAACTTGCCTGAGTGCTCGTCCCAAAATTAGCACTTCCCGAAGGTCGCGACCCTTCTCTTCTGGTTGTAAGCAGATTTTGTCTTCCTACATACTTATTAACGATTCTTATTTAGTTGTTTAATAAGCTCGTCAATCTTCTCAGCGCAAATTATGAAATCCGTTTCTGACCAACCCTTAGTTGTCATTGCAGGTGTACCAATCCGTATTCCTGAAGCTTGCTGAGGACCTCGTTTTTCATTTGGTACACAATTCTTATTAACGGTTATATTAAATTTGTCTAAATATTCCTGAACATCTCTACCGGATAAATTAGGATGAGTTTTAGACAAGTCAATCAAGAACATGTGATTATCGGTTCCACCTGTTACTATGTCATAACCAAGTTGTTTGAATCTAGTTGCCATTGCATTTGCGTTCCTAACAACTCTATCAATGTATTTGTAATATTCCGGTTGACAATCTTCAAAAGCACATACTGCCTTTGCAAGAATTACATTCTGAAGCGGACCACCTTGACAACCAGGAAATACTGAACTATCTACTTTCTTTGCAAGGTCATTTACACAAAATATTATACCGCCTCTAGGCCCTCTTAATGTCTTGTGTGTTGTGGTAGTTATAATATCTGCATAACCAAAGGGAGAAGGATGGTTACCTGTAGCAACTAATCCTGCTATATGGCTCATATCTACCATGAAATACGGTCTGTAATCATGAGTCGAACAGATATTTATTATGTTATATATCCTTTCAAAATCAATTGTTCTAGAATAGGCGCTTGCTCCTGCTAAAACAAGTTTAGGTTTGAACTCTTTTATTTTCTTTTCAATGTCAAGATAATCAATGTATCCTCTTTCATCTACATCATAGAAAACAACATTATAAAGTTTTCCAGAGAAATTAACAGAGGATCCGTGTGTAAGATGCCCTCCGTTGTTTAGGTTCATTGACAGAATAGTGTCACCAGGATTAAGTACACTCATGTACGAAGCCATATTAGCTTGCGAACCAGAATGAGGCTGAACATTGACATGATAACTTGTTTTATTCAATCCAGGTATCTTATGATCTAAATGAAATACTTTCTTCCATTGCTCAATACAGAAATCTTCTACTTCGTCAATGTATTGACACCCTCCGTAGTATCTTCCTTTGTTTCCCTTATCTTCAGTTCTGTACTTTGGATACCCTTCGCTATATTTGTTTGTAAATACACTTCCTAGTGCTGATAATATATCAATACTTACAAAATTTTCTGAAGCAATGAGCTCTATGTTTTGTTCCTGTCGTCTGCATTCATTTTCATATGCAATTCGTAATTCAGGATATTTATTAAACATCATACACCTCTTGTTTTCTTGACAAATGTTTTGTTGATATAGATATTGGCTGAGGATTTTCTCCTCAGCCTATTATCTATTTGCTTCATTTCTTCCTCATTTAATTTAGCATCAGCATAACTTATGTACAATTTATTTGAACAGCTATTTGTATACCTTATGCTTCCGTCAGGAAGAAATATAGTGTTAATCATCTTCGTGAGGTCTCTTGTTCTTTCTATGATTTTTGTTCTTTTTTGTGAATTCTCTCTTACCCCTAAACTTATCATCAAACTGCTTGTTGCTGTTCTTTATCATATCATCCAGACTCATCTGAGGGAATGACTCTTTCTTGGTTTGATTGTAAGATTTCTTCGTATTAGAATTTTCAATAGGCTTTTGATTAACTTCTTTCTTTTTAGGAGACAGATCTAGATACTTGATTGACAGTTCAGTTTCCTTGTATGTTCCTTTGACTACTTCTGCTTTCAGTCTGTCTCCTACAGCAAGATAGTCATTTACGTCTCTAACGAATTTGTTAGAAACTTTAGATAGATGAATGAGCTCTGTATGTCCATCCTCTAGGCGAACAACTGCTCCCTTGTCAATGATACGAATTACTTCTACATCAACAAATTTACCAATTTCTAGACCCATTTATTATATTCTCCTTGTTAAATTATTTCAGTGATTTTGAAGTTATCACTGGTACTAACATTACATTTTTTAACACCTGCAAGAATGAACTGAGTGCCTTCAAGTTTTGCGAGTGTGCTGAAGAACATATCTGATTTTTCGTCATCTAGATGATCAAGCGCATCATCAACAAGCATCAGATGAATTTGAGATTTGTTGCAGCTAATCAACCCAGTAGCAAGTACAATAGATACAATGCATTTCTCACCACTTGATAGAGTATCAAATTTGATGAATCGTTTATCACGAATGATTCCAAATCCGAAACTATTGTTCTTGCTGTCAAGAATAAACTTGAAGGAGATGTTTGGATCATACATTGTATGGAGGAAATCATTTAGAATGATTTCCATATCGTGGAATGGCTTTTCAGACAAGCTCGCCTGAATTCCATTAGGCCCAGTAGCATTGATCCAATTCTTTAGTGTGTCAATGTCTTGCTCCATGACCATCTTTTCTCTGCTAACATTTTCGGAAATTCTATCATATTGAAGGTTTGCTCGCAACTGAACAATACATTCCTCAAGTCTTGCAATTTCATTATCAATGAAAGAAATATCCAAATCTTCGGGCTTACTTACAAGATTGTAGCTTTTAAGAATAGTATCTCTTTCATCATAACGCTTGATAATAGCCGCAACTTTCTGTTTTGTTTCATTCAAAGTTTTACATACAGACACTCTAGAATAAGAAATAGAGTCTAGCTGAATTTTTAGATTAGAGATGCTTTCTTTCAACCTTACTGAACGCTCTTTCATTCCGTTTATCATTGGCTGAATAGAAGAGCAAACTTCATTTGTGTAAGAACAAATTCCTCCGGTTGATGCAACTTTGTTTACTTCGTCGTATTCATGACGCTTTGAATTGATTTCTCTTTCAATTTCAAACTTTTTTGAATCGATTTCTCTGAGTTTATTTTCAAGATCATGTACAGAAGACTGGCAGGAAATAAAATCGTCATCATTATTTATTTCATCGCTTAAATCTGAATATTCAGAAAGACATCGTTCAGTATACTGCTGAGAATTATAAGCAGAGACATCATTCAAATACTTCTGCTTAGTAAGACGAAGTGACGCAATCTTATCAGTAATTTCGTTTTCATTGTTTGGTCCATCATAATCTTGATAGTAAACCAATGAAGAGAAAGTAGACTGATATCGCTTCTGCTCTGCTTGTTTGAATGAAAGCAAGGATTTCATATATTCATTTAGTTTAATAACACCTTCAATATCAGGAGGCAGCTCGGACGCATAATTTAGAACATCTCTATAAAGAGAGTCATTTACATAGCTTACTTCTGATCCATCTAGAATATCTTTCCAGTTTACTTCATTTTCAGAAGACGGCAAGAATTTAATGAACCAATCCTTCATAGCATTTGGAGACATTGTGAGGAATGAACTAAAGTTAAAAACAGGCAATTCTATATCTTTTAGAATATCAGAAGGGTCAAATCCATCAGGAATACAAGTTGTTTCAGATTTTACTGACTGCTTGTTTTTCTTGTAGCTTCGAGTGATATTGTATCCATTGTCAAATACCAGAGAAACTTTCATCTCTGGCGCGCAGCTATGTGTAAAGATATCCTGTGCCTTCTTATTGGTTCCAGGAATGTATCCGAGAAGCGCCAGCTGCACAGCCTGCAGCACAGTTGTTTTTCCGGAACCATTCTTTCCGAAGAAATAGTTTACATTACTGAAGTAATACTTCTTGTGCAACACATTGTGCATTCCCCAAATCTCAACTGATTTAATTTTCATATTTTCCTCCTAAAGTGTCAAACAAGTCTTCTCCACTTTCTTCTTTTGTTATCAAAAGAAGATTGATATATGTACTCTCCATCCTGTAAATTTACATCATCAATAACGATTCCACCGTCTACATCTAAATTTACATGAAGTCCCTTAACTACATTCTGAACATAACATAGTATGTTCATTTTATCTTCAGGCCTTCTGTTGTGCTTGCTTCTGTATACATAGATATCTGGAAACATTGTCACTGTGTTACTTTTGATTCTAACAACATACATAACATTCTTACAATCTGACCTAGATGATAATCTTTTTGATATTGTTGTCAAGAAATCTTCGGTTGGGTTATTCATTAGTATGCGTCTCCTTTGAATATAACAAGATTAGTCTTTGCCCTTGTAGCACCTACATAATAAAGATTCCACTGATCCTCTTTGTTCAATTTGAATGAATAGTCGTTCACATTGAAAAGAAATACATTGTCATATTCAAGACCCTTAGAACTGTGAATTGTTCCTACATATAGATCTGATACAATCTTCTCTTCAATCACTGCTGTAATTGCTTCAAAAAGTTCGTCAGACGAACAATTTTCGTCTACTTCAATTTGATTATCTAAAGGATTGAATCCACAGATAGTCAATATATCGACTGCCATAGACATCCTTGACCTAGAAGGGTCTTTCAACGCTTTTCTAATAGTTACCACTTTTCTAAGTCTATCTTGAATCTTCTTTACATTTGAAAAGTAATTTACAATTACATCAATTCTGCTCATATTTTCAATTGACTGAATACGAATAAAATCAGCGTATTTATCTGCATTCAAGTAAGAAGCAAGCCAGTCTGCTAGATATTCGTTATCCTTTACAGATTTAAGAATATACTTGTAGTCTGTGTTCTTCTTACCTGTAAGATAGTTTAGTCCTACACCATCCAGCATTCTGCAAACTTCTGCTACTTCTGAGTTTGATCTACATAGAATTGCTGTTGTTCCTTCAAGCTCTCTATTCATTTCGCAGAAAGTAGCAAAATCATCTATTCCAATAGGTTCAGAATATCTGTTTGATGTAGAAGGAAGAACAGTAACACTAGGTCCTGACCTATCAGAAATCAGTTCTATCTTCAGTTTGCTACCAGACTGACGAACAATTTTATTTGCGAAACTGCATATTTGCGTTGTTGATCTATAGTTTCTAGGAAGATAGATATGAGTCCAATTATCAAGTTCAGAAAGCATCTTTATGATAGAGCTGTCAGCGCCTCTGAAGGAGTAGATTGCCTGTTTCTCATCGCCGACAAGAAAAATTTTAGAATGTTTGAACGAAGTTGCAAACTTCCACTGTTCAGGACTTGTATCCTGAAATTCATCAATAAGAAGATACTTGAATCGATCTTTGTATTTATTGGTCAATTGGTCTTTGTTGAAGAACAAATCACAGATAGACGAAGACAATTCATCGAAAGTGATAATGTTTTCATCTTTCATTACTTTTCTAATTCGCTTTTTGTATAAAATAAATTCTTGATTATGCTTTGGACTTAGTTTAACCTTACCATTTAATTCATCTTTAGAAAGATGTAGACCTAATTCAAGATAAACAGTATTCTGAATACGCTTCATCTTTGCTTCGTCGCATATGCTCGGAACAGAATGATATCCAAGCTTATTTCGGATTTCATAATCTGTGCAAAGAACAGAATAGCAGAAACTGTGGAATGTTCTAAATTCTGGTACAAGCTTTCCAGGATTTCGTCTTATATATCTGTCCTTCATTTCAAATGCTGCGGCATTTGTAAATGTAAGAGCAAGAATACTCTTTGGATCTTCTTTTTCACAAAGTCTGCTTATTCTTTCAATGAGAACAGTTGTTTTGCCAGACCCTGCTCCAGCCATGCATAGAATTAGATCATCATCGCATTCAACTGCTCGCTTCTGCTCTTCATTAAGATTCAATGTATTTATACCTCCTGAAAATGATCTCTATCATAGTAGCTAAGAGCGTAACGATAGAACTTCTTGTAGTTGATTTTCTTATTATAACGACCACCATACCTGGAGGAAAATTTTGATCTAACACCTACAGCAAGTTTGCTATTAGGTCTACGACGAATTTGAATCCTAGTTGCAATTGTCATGAAAGAAGCGTAAAAATGACGAATGTATCTATAAGGATTATAGAAGAAACTTGCAAGGAAGAAAGACACTACAAAGGTAATGAACCCAATCATGAGATATTTGAACCAATCAGGATGATCTGCATTGATACTGATGCAGATAAAGAAACTGAATGCACAGATAACTCCAAAGATTACAGAAAGTACGGATCTGAATTTTTTCATTTTGATTTTTCCTCCGTAAAAAATAATCAGTGAAGAATTTCTCCTTCACTGATTATAACGATTCTTATCTATTTAGATCTCTTCTGAATAGAAGTTTGTGATGTAGCTTTCATTTCTGTTGAACTCTACATCAGCATTTCCGGTGTAGTAATCCTCATCAATTATAGGGTCACCGTCTTCGTCTTTACCTTGATATTCACGTACAATTTCTACTCCTGTTACATCATAAACCATCTTCACATAACAGGAAATTAAATAAGTTCCAGGTACTCCAGGTATGTTAGGTTCCACAATTGAATCAAAGTCTTCAATCAAACCGTTTCTGTCCTGAATGTATACATCATACTCTTCAGAAGTAAGCTCATCCTCAGCAGTAAGCATTTCGTCAAGGAAATCATCTCTTTGATATTCCCATGATCCGTCTTCGTCAACTGTTATTTCAAGTTGATTGATTTCGCATTCAACTTCAACTTTTTCTTCTCCTTCATCTGGATCATCATATTCAGGAGGATCCAACGAAGGTTCGGGAACGTGAACAGCTGAATTAACATCTGTATGCTTTCTTAATGACTCATAAGGAATAACTGCTATAAGCAATCCTGCATCTTCTGCATCAAAATAAGCATCTGGATCATACGATTGAATGATAGGATCAAGCTCTTGAGCAATGCGCATTAAACCGTCGTAGCTAACCTCTGCGCCAACTTCAACTTCAATACTTTTTTCATTGTCGTCAAATCCAATATCTACTCTTGAATACTCAATAGCTTCATTTCTTGTAAATCCAAAAGTTGTACTGGACATCACATCAACAAGTTTCTGAATCAGGTCGTCTCTAAGTTGATCTGTTACATCATTTAATTCATCGATAGGGCGAATTTTTTCAGACGAAGTAACATTTGTTGAAGAACTTGCTGACTGAACATTATGTGCAATAATCAGCTTTCCTTTTCTTTTTGCATCTGGAAAGACTTCTTGAATTTCTTCTAGATAATCTTGAGTCTTTCTGTTAAGCTGGTAACCAGATTTTGTCGGACCTTCCTTTGCGTCTCCTCTACCTTCGTAGACTGTAATATAAATAGGGGCGCCAGATTTAGTTATCTTAGAAATGTTCTTTAGAACACTTTGTCTTGCTTCTGGTTCCTTGATAACGTTCAGAACATTTGAGTTTACAGCCCAATCAGCTCCACCATTTGCTTTTAGCGTCTTTAGCATTTCTCTGTTATGCTGAGCAGTTCTGTTATAAGGATCGTATACGCAAAGTGTAGCACCTAGATCACGAATGTACTCGACAGCATTATCAAATCTTCCGCCACCAAAGTCCACACCCACTGTGCCCTCAGGAATAGAAATAAGCTTATATACAGCAGGAAGCTTAGAAGAGTTGATTGAAGTATCTGCAGAATCAAACTCCTGATCAGGATGATCTAGATCGTCTTCATCTTCGTTATTATCTGCTTCCTCTGAAGAGTAGATATCGTCTTCATCATCTTCATCTCCGGGGCCTGTATAGTTTTCAAACCATTCAAGCGCTTCATCTTCTGTATCAAACTCAGCATCTGCATACATCTCATCTGGAGCGTATACATCCGCATCTCCGAACATACAGATGTATTTATCTTCGTCTTTGGTAGTGTAAAGAGCGTAATCTGTTAGCATTCCGTCGCTGTCTCTTACATGCTTAATATCAAGACATATCCATTTAGGATCTTCTGTTTCTTCGTCAATATCAACAGAGCTCTCTATTTCGTCTTCTTCATTATTTTCGATAGATAAATCAGCTTCATCCATCCAATGATCGTATGCTTCTTGATACTGTTTTAAGCCTTTATTCTTTGAATAGAGATTGTAAACTTCTTTTTCAATCTTTTCAGCATCAGGCATATATTTGTCTACAATTTTATCAAACAATTTGTAAACTTCCTGCCATGTTTTTGCTTTCTGCGCATCTCGCAATGACCCTTCAGAAATACCTGTAGGGTCGGGTTCACCGGTAAACGAGCAGCATATTCTCTTTTTGCTTATCTTCATACATTTCACCTCAATTGTGAATAATTCTAGGTTCAATGTTTTTATTTAACTGATTCAGTCTAACACAAACCTGTTCAATTATTTCGTTTGCCCATTCGTTGTTTTCAATGTCCATATCATCAGCGTTCATGTAGTAATCAATTTCTTTTACTTTTCCGCCTCGAATATACTTGATTGTTCCTCTTGTAATTGTTGCCCAGAAGTAATCTGCATCATCGTAGGGTGCAATCATAGAAATAGACGCGCAGAAATCATTGTATAACTGAATGACATCTGCATCGGGTGCATCATTGTATTCTGTTGTATGTACTCTAAAATTATGTCCACCTACTCTAATTTTATTAGTTTGAGTAATCTTTGTATTCATTGAAGAAGCTTTGACATCACGTCGGAATAGTCTAACCATCTTTTTCATTTTTCAATCTCTCCTTAGTCGCTTGCCCAACTCTATAACATGTATATGAGCAGAAGTGACACATTTTACCTTTGAAAGGAAACTGATATATGCTATCATAAACCTTTATGAAGTCTTTTCCACATATATCACAAGTTAAAAATCCTTTCTTTTTACTCTTCATTTTTCTACCTTCTTGACAGTCCATTTTAGATACTGATCGGTATCTCTATCGCAAAGAGGGCAAGTTCCATGAATTTTTTCAAGCTGCTGATCGGATTCAACAACAGATGAAATAAAGATACCATGGCATCTTTCGCACTCAGCAATGTAATGATTGTCTATGTTGTTTTCTATGTCTATGTCAATGTCGTCTTCCACTTCAGCATCGTCAATAGTATCTTGCATATCGTCAACTTTATCGGAAATGCTATCAATGCTATCAGCTAAGCTGTCTTCACCTTCGTCTTCAGGAGCATCGTCAAAAGACTCATCAAATTCATCGCTTTCAAAATCTTCATCCGCAGCAGTTATCTTAGCAGCAGTAACTGGTTTTGATTTAACTCTAGTAGATTCCGATACATTTCTAGACGCTTTCTTCAACTCGTTTGCAAGCTCATCATCTGGCTTGTTTATATAGATATCTTTTGCCTCTGTCTTAATTGAGTAATAAAAATCGAGAGGAACTTGTTTGCCGTTTACATTGAAAACAGTTTTCACATTTTGAATCAAATCCATTTCAATTTCATCAGGATCAAGTTCCATTGAAACTAAATTAGCTTTGTATCCATCATCTTCAAGCCAACCAATGATTTCTTCTATATCGTCTTGGGCTATTTTCTTCATGTCCTCAGAAAGGGTCATAAATTTACCTCCTTATTTCAAGAGCTTAACTCATGAGTATACAAGGTTCTCATTAAGATTCTATTAGCTTTTTGAACCTGCTAAGTACTCTAGATATGTATGATTGAGATAATCCAAATAATTTAGCTACAGTCTTTTGATTACATTTTCCGTTTTCTATGAAATATTTAACTATTTCTATTTGTTTTCCACTGAATTTAGACAGTACGTATTCTATTTGATCCTTCAGCTCTATTTCTTGAAATCCTAATTCATCATATGAAATAATGTCCTCAAGACAACCAGACTCTTCACCTTCTACATTTTGAATAGGAGTTTGAATTGAAATAGTTGAGAAGTCTCTACGCTTTGCTTTCTTCAATCTATCTAGTTTCAAGAATTCTCTCATCATACATTTATAAGCATAAGTTGAAAACTTTGACTTTGTTTCATCATACTTTAGAGCTGCATAACAAAGCCCAAGAGAAGCTATCTGTACAGATTCATCATACTCATGACCAAATGATTGGCCATACTTATGAACAAATCCATGTACAAGTTGATAATTATCAACTATTAGCTTCTCCTGGGCGTCTGTCATCTATATCATCCTTTAGTAAGATGTAATTGCTAGCTGATCAGCAAACTGTAGCATGTGAACAAGTGGATATCTTTCATTTGATGTTTGCAAACAGCTTTCTTCTGAGGGGTGACAATACCAGTGTCCCATATGATGAGTAATTGCAAGCTTTTCTTCTTGAGTAAACTTGAAGAAACATCTTGCTACTTCAAGAGACTGCTGACCATGAGGAAATTCGTAACTTCCTCTATTATATGCATCTACCTGTTCCCACTGACCCGTTTCTTGATTCTTTACATTCTTCTTATATGGAGAGTAAAGGTTGATCTTACACCAGTCGTGAACAAGAGCTACAAGAGAAGCACTTGCAACATCAACTTTTCTGAACTTGGTTACTTTCATAAGATCAACAATTTGATTGTATACTTTCAAAGTGTGATAAAGAAGACCACCTTCAAACGATTCGTGGAATCGAGTGGATGCAGGTGCTGTAAAGAAATCTGTTTCGTCAAGCCAAGCTACAATTCTATCTACAGCATCCTGACAGGTGTCCGGGTCTCTTCCATTGTTGTAAGCTCTAATGTAGCAGCACCCTCTTAGGATATTGATGTATACCTCTCGTCTAGAATAGTTGCTCATTCCGTCAATAATAGGCTGATCATAACAGCCTACAAAATATTCCGGACGATTAGTCCAGTCATTATAAGAACAAACAACTTCTTCTTCCGAGATCCTATCAGACACTGCTTCATGATAAGCAAGGAACCATTTGTTATCTTTTGTCATAAGACAATCTACGTCTGAAGGCTCAATTGTCATAAATCCAATTTTCTTATTATCGGAAGCTCTTAAAACATTTACTGTTTCCTCGTTCTCTCTTACGAACCAATATTTGAATTCTGAAAAGGGCTTGTAAATTGCTGCCATTATGAATACCTCCTATTCTTATGATTACAATAACGATTCTAATCAAAACATAGGAATAGGCAGGACTCCGAGATCCTGCCTACCCTAAAGAAAGGAGGTACTTTATGAAAACCATGAACACGCGTGGCTGACACCACTGGGCGCTATGGTATCAGCTTATTCCTTGCTTGATAGCTGCTTAACCGCCTGGTTGATACCAGTTGCAGCAAGACCAGAAGCGACACCAACTGCAGCAGCAGTAATCGGATCGTTTGCAGGGAACTCAGGAGTTCCAATGTAGAAAGCAGCTACACCAACGATAAGACCGAAAGCACCTACAATTACAGGAATCCACTTGCTGTCTAGGGAAGAAGCCTTTACGGCAATACCAACAAGATAAGCAAGAACTGTAATTGCTGCGAATGTTGCAAATTCAAAACCCATTTGAATCGTCTCCTTACATACTTATTTGTAATACGATATGAGGTTCAATTGATCAAATCTATTATGTTTCCCACATAATCAAGTAGCTGCTTTTTGCTTGGTAATGTAGGAATCTCAGAATATTTGAAATCCCATTTATCTATCTTATTTATGTTGATAGACTTTTTTCCTTCGCTTTTTAGCTTAGCTATTTGATTAACATCAATAAGAAAGCATCTCTTGTATGTAGCAAATAATATTGCTACATATCCAAAAACATTTTCTATTTTCGATCTATCTAGCAGGCTTTCATACTGATAATCAGATATCATTGAAAAATCAAATCTATCTTCCCAAGTACTTTTGCTTTCTAGATAAATCATATATGGAGATTTGAAAACTATGAAATCACATTTATTTTTACTTCCGTAGAACCCTGATAACTGATCTGGAAGTCTCTCAAAGCTGAAACCATCTTCAGGTTTATCTAACCAAACACGAAGCTTTTGTTCAGCTTTCTTTCCAAGGCCGTCGTTTCCCATCAGTTAAGACTTGAAAAGATATCCATTTTCGAGTGATTCACTAAGCCATTCATCAAATGACATATCGGGATGATACTCATTTTTGAAAATTTCTTTCAACTCAGACAGTGTATATTCTTCACCATCTTGATCTAAATATTTTCCATCATCATAATTAGTTGAATTCTTCTTATTGTTTCTATGAGGAAGTTCGTCAACGTCTTCCTTATACTCCTTCATCAATTTCTTCCACCAATAATCAACATCTGGATTATCCTGCTGCATTATCAGATCAATAGCACGATCTAGGAAGAATCCTGCTTCAGTTGAATCTGTGTCTACTCCTTGAGATTCCAGCTTCTTTATTACCTCTGCCTCTACTTTGTCTTCAATTCTTTCGTAATCATTATTTCGTTTAATGAAGTAATCTTGAGAAGACATAACTTCATCATCATTTTCTTCAAAGCTAATGGCTTCTTTTATTGGGAACAACTGTCCCTCATCTATGTTAATCTTTATCCAGTTTTCGTAGGAAACACCCGGATATAAGTCACGCTGATCTTCAAGAATTCTTCGAAGTTCTTTCTCAGTATACTTATACCCTCTTCTATCCTCATATTCAAATTTAGCTTTTTTTGACGAGTTTACAGAAGTGGAATTCTCTATAGATCTAATCTTGTGAACATTGTACTTATTAAGTTCATAGTCTCCGTTGAAATATTTAGTTACTTCGCCTTCAAATGATTGGTTATTTCTGTAAAAAATGATTTTGTCTCCGGTGTACTTATACTTATATGCTGCGTCTACTTTAACTTCATTATTTTCTTCTAGATTTCTTATGAATTCATCCCAAGTAGACCCTTCAGCTTCTATATCTTCGTCCTCGTCATAATCTAAGTCAGAAGTAGGGTCAAGGTCTAAGTCTTCTGCAATGTGATCAGAAATATATGCAACATCTGTATCCATTGATTTGAAATCCCAGTTAAGATCAGAAAACGGGACTTTGTACTCTCTAGTATTTCCGTCGAATGTTTCAACAGTAACATAAAGGTTATCGTCTTCGTAGTCAGCAGTAAATCCTTGTACTAAATCTTCAAGATCTAGTTCTAGATCGCCGATCAGATTATGAAGATATCTCTCTTTGTCAATGTTCATTTCAGATGACTTTACATTCTTCATCTCCGGTTTTGACGGAACATTGGATATGTTAGTTGCGCTGTCTACATCGTATCCACCAAGTTCGTTTATCTTGTTTTCAAGAGCGTTTAAGAATTGCTCTGGAGTGCCGTGTGTTCTTTTAGCCATATTACTCAACCACCTTATTAGCAATATCGTTTATAACAGTTTGCAGAGCATTGTGAAAATTTTCAGCAATTGCCATTGCATCGTTTGACGCATTGACACCCATTCTGCATAGCTTGCTCAAGCCATCAATAGCATAATCGAAATCGTCTTTTAGTGAGTCAATCTGATTGTCTAATGCTTCTGACATCTTATCTTCAGAAGCAGCTGTAATTCTTCTTAGCTTCTTCATAATTCACCTCAACTAAAGTCTACAATCTTAATTGGATTTTCAATTGTTTCAAAGAATTTATCTTTTCTCATAGTATACTTATATTCATTGCGTCTTGCAGAATACTTTTCAAAGAGATCAGATAGAGATCCGTCGTTGGTTTCTACATAATATGCAGGAATGTCCCACATTGTATAGCTGGACGGTGTTTCCTTCATAATAAAATGATAAACATCACCACGATAGAATTTACTTCCCGTTCCTAAGATACCTTTACGATTCCCAATAGTATCTTCAATATCAGCTTCCATAAGCTCTCTATCAAAATCTGGAGCTGTTTCGTACTTAGGATTCTTCTCGGTGATGTAGTCTTGATAGTTAGGAGGGGTGACTTCTTCAAGAAGCATTTTGAAGTCAATCTTGTTTAGAATTTCTAGAATTCTAACAATCTCTTTAAGGTTAGACAGATTCTTAGCAGTAACTGCTTGAAGTCCTGACCAAGAAGAAGACTCTTTCTTTACCTCACCATTTTTATCAAGAGTAACTCGCCAATTCCATGAAAGTGCTTTATCCGGGTTGAACTTATCATCTTCGTCGGATACAACTACTTCGTAGTTATCGGAAAATGTGCTTCTTACATCAATATCAATATTTAGAGATGTATCTCCAATAGCTCCACGAATGTCAGCAACTATCTTAGACTGACGACTCCAATCTTCGTCTCTGAAAGATTTATACTGCTTGTCATACTTAGCCTGCCTGCTGGATCTATCAGCTTCATATTCGGATTTACGCTTAAGAATATCATCTCGTTTTGTACATGTAATTTTCATTTTTCACTACTCCTTGTCCTTTCCAAGTAATCTGTAAACAAGATCCGGATTATTTCTAAAATCAAGTTTGTTATCAACAATGTATCCTGCAACATCTTTCTTTCCATATACAATATCATGAACTCTTTCATCAACTGTATCTTTTGAAAGAAGAGTATATATATTTACAGATGATTTTGTTCCTACTCTGTGACACCTATCTTCTGCTTGAAGTTTGTCTGTGTAAGTCCAAGGCTCATCATAGAATATAACGTTGTTTGCAGAAGTTAAAGTATGAGTTGTTCCTAATGCACCGATAGTTCCAACCATTACAGTGTAATCGGGGTTTGTTAAGAAAACCCTCTTATGTTTCTGCCTCTCTACTTCAGACATAGTACCTGTAAAGCAACAAACTTTATATTTAGTTGATACGAATCTATACAAGGTCCTTAAAGGTTCAACCCAATTAGAAAAAATAACTACCTTTTCGCCACGGTCATGAATTTCTTCTAACAATTCAAATAGCTTCTGAAGTTTAGCATTATATTTGATATACTGACTGTTCACCTTCAAAGACTGGTCAACTAATTCTGGTGATCCATTCACCTGACGAAGTTTCAAAAATTTCACCATTGGGTTCAGTGAATTAGAAATTTCTCCTGCGTGTGCATATAGCTCAGAAGTTACTTCGTCAGCAAGCTTCTCTTGATATTTTGTGTTCTCGACAAATATATCAAAATGGATCTTATCAGGAAGGTCTAGTACATCTTTCTTCAATCGCCTAATCATGTTTTGCTGAAGCATGATCTTCATTCTTGGGATATTCTTGTAAGCTACTATTTCAACATCACCATATCCACCGTAAACGCAAAACTCTTGGCACCATTTGTAGTAGCTTGAAAAATTATGAGCGTCTATAAGCTTCATTGGTAGGAAGACATCAGTAGGCTTGTTAACAATAGGTGTACCTGTAAGCGGCAACCAAATACATCTAGAACCTGTTTTATCTTTTATTTTGAGAATCTGCTTTCCTTGAATAGAAGTAGGTGACATATTCTTATGGATTTCGTCAATCACTATCATATTTATCAATCCTGAATTGATCATTTCAATCAGTCTCTCTGTAATAGGATAGCGTTTCCCTTCTTTCATTCTAAGAGTTTCTACATTCATTATGATAAAATAAGGAAGTTCAGGTTCGTTATCGTCACTATATCTGTGCAAAGTCATCAGATCTTCATACTTCTCTTTTGTACCGCATACAACCCTTCTTTTCTTTTTTGTACCCCTTTTCTTCTTCATTCTAGATCCAAGAAGATATCCAAACATTTTTCCGTTTGTGTGCTCAGATACTTCCTGTTCCCAGTTATATTTAGATGTGTTTACGTTGCATATAATAAGGCAATGATTGAAATTATTGTAATTTCTATTGAACATAGCGAGGTTAATGCTTTCTATTGTTTTTCCTAGTCCAGGCTCATCTGCACAAAGAAATCCGCTTCTATATCCCCTCTGCTGTCTATCAATAGCGTATTTCATGAAGTCAATCTGATGCTGATAAGGTTTTGACCCATTCTTAACATAGAATGGGACATTTGAAATATCAATATTTGGAATATGCGAAGTTTTATCTAAAGTGTCATTCTTTCCAATGTCTTCATTACTTTGAAGGTTCACTTGATTTTCAAATCTAGTACCTTTGATCTGATTCATGAAGAACCCAAGTTTGCTTTTTTCAATTGTCCAATATTTCTCAACAGGATTCCAAGACTTGCCAGGAACCTTCTTGATCATATCTACTAATTCTGGGTCGTATTTGAATGAAATGTTGTAAAGATTTCCTACTTGAGTAATGCTGATCATATTACACCTCAACACGAGTGAATGTGTATCCTGCTCTTTTCCGCCCTGTTTTCAAACTATCCGATACTGCTGCTGGATCAATTCCTAATGCTTTTGCAGCTTCTGATTGCTTATTGAACTTATCACCAGTTTCTAAGCAAAGAATAATTGATCTACTAGTAGAAATCTGTTCAATACTATAAGAAGCAGATCCTAACTCTTTCTTCAAATTACTTAAAGAAATCAGCTTATCATTAAACTTGAATTTACAACCTGCTGAAGCCATGCTCTCAAGCTGTTCTATATCGTATATACATTCACGATATTCTGTTCCCATCTTAGGATTCCCATCCGGACCAATTACAGTGAACAACAATCTCAATCCACCTCAATTCTAACATCGTAAGAGAAATATGTATTATCAATAACGGTGTAAGGCTGAATAAGATCGCTCCAATTATGGTAGTAGCTTGCTCTGAAGAAAGTTACATTTTTAGGAACGCAAGGGCCATTCTGAATAATTTCGTTCACTGCTTGTACTGCTTCTTCAGAAGGATCAGTGTACGGAATATTTTCAGCAGGCTCAAACTGATTAGTAGCATATATAACATCGTAAAGAGAAAGATCATTGTTTATCATTCGGTTAACAATGACGCTTGCAACAGTTTTCATACATTCATAAGACTCTCCTCCAGCTTCTAGATAAACTAGTGCAGAAAAGTCTCGCTTTTCTTCTTCGTTAAGTAGAATAAATGGTTCAATGATATCATCAATTTCTGATTCAGGCTTAGATTTATTTCCTGAATAATTAAAATTACTTTCATTATTTACAAGCTGCACAACCGGATAATCATTATCAGGAGTAGTAGTTATTTCAGTAGATAACGTATCTGCTGTTGGAGCTGTTACATCTTTAGGTTCAATCCTAGAAGATGTGTTCAAAGTAAGCATATGAATAATAATAGCGATCATTCCAATGATAAATACAAAAAACGCTGAAATTCTCATTTTCTTCATATCATTTGTCTCCTAATTTATTGAAATACAGTAAGTAATAATTACTACACTTATAATAACGGTTCATAACAAATTAGCAGGGCATCTTTCGATGCCCTGCCTTTATATCATCAGATGTTCCTAATTAGTTGTGATAAAGATCAGAAGTCTTAAGAACACCTGTTACACCTGATAGATCAGAATTGATTGTGACGCAAGGATCACTATCTCTGAATCCACAAATGTAAAGCTGACTATTCTTAACCCAAGAAGGAATTGACGCACCGCCAACCCATCTAGTTGTAGACGACTTGATCTTTACTTTATCTCCCTTATTGAATTTTTCAACAGAAGGGATAGAAGGTGCTGAAGAAGCGCCTTCGATCTGAGAAGCATCAACCCAACCATATACGCTTGTTTGATTGTCTGTGTGAACAAGGTGATAAGGATGTGCTCCGTTAGCCTTATACGTGATCTTTGCAGGACCTTCCCTTAGGCCGGTAGATGCAGGAGAAGAAGCATTTGCGCTTGAATAGTGATTACCGCCCTTGAACTTTACAACATCACCAACACTATAAGAACCTGTTGACGGAGTAGACGGCTTCTCCTCGAGTTCTTTGATTGCTGATGCATCTACCCAACCATATACAGAAGTTGAGCTATCTGTGTGAATAAGGTGATAAGGATGCTTTCCACTCTTGTAAATAGCTGTAACCTTAGCCTTACCTGGCTTTAGATCCGTGGACGCAGGAGAAGAAGCATCTGAACTGTAATAATGGGAACCTCCGAGGAAGGTAACTACATCTCCAACAGCTAGATTACCTGACGGTACAGGAGTCGGATCAGGCTTTGAAGCGTCTAATATAGCATTTACTCTATTTGCGATATCGCTGAATCTTGCCTTTAGATAAGGACCAGGGCATGCAGTAGCAGCAAACCAGCAGTGCATTGTAAGATTACCTTTAGTGTCTCCAGTGTAGTTCAGCTTCTCAATTCCATTACGTTTGCAAATATCTGCGCAAAGGAGGATCAGCTTCTCATATGCAGCAGAAGAAACAGGCCAAGGATCACCATATGCACAGTTAGCTACCTCTATTGTAACTGCCTTGTAATCGTTTGAAGGACTGGACGAAGTCCAAGCTCTATCCTTTTCTTCTACATACATTCCTACACGACCATCAGAACCAATACCATAGTTCGCGGATGCTTCTCTTGTCTGAAATACATTTCCACAAGTTTCTACAGAAAGGTTACCGGCCATATGATGAATAGTGATAACAGTAATCTTACCAGAAGGATTGTATCTGGAATTTACTCTGCTTCCACTCTGCATAGGGCTGATTTTAGTGTAGTTAACTAATGAGCTATTTGTGTAATTAGGCATATTACTCAGCCTCCTCTTCTCCCTTACCTCCAGTGAACTCTTGAACAGCACTTTCGGGAAGGTCATCAACATTCTCAATCACAGGAGCAGTTGTGTCCGGATTGATTTGATCAATAATCTTTTCGTCCATATTTAATACCTCCATATATTATTCGCAATTAGATTATCTAATTGCGTTGATGGTTGACTCTTTGACATAACCTATACAATAACCAAATCCTGAATTCATGTAGTTAACTTTGTAACCGCCTTCTACTTCATTCATTACCTTTAGGACACCTTTGTACCTAATAGCAACTCCTTTGAAATTCCGGTTTCTATATACCATCACTGTTTTGCCAGATGTAGACATGATTTCGTACCTAATCGGTTCAACAGGTCTCTCGTAGATAGGAGGAGTTTCTATAGGTTTCAATTCATCTTCAGCTTTGATAGGTTCTGAAATAACAGGAGCTGCATCAATTTCAGGTTTTGATACAGAATTATCCTCTGTGTGCTCATTGATTACAAGATTTGTCTTCGTTTCAGCTAGATCAATTGATTCTACTTTAGATTTTGGCTTAGGTCCCGGTTTCTTTCTTTCCTTAACTTCAGTAGCTTGATTTTCGATTTCAGGCATCATTAGCATCCTCTCTATAGTTTGGTTTTATTTCATACCAAATTAACTTGGTAAGAATTCTTATTCTTGCCCTACGTGATTCGTCGTCAACACCTTTGTAATCATATAAAAGGTATCTATGGTTTAAGCTACCCCAAACAGATGACCTTACACATTTACGAATTTGTTTATCATCAATAAGCTCCAAATTTGTATCAATATATTCTTCAATGATAGCTTTCTTTGTATCCCAGTATGCTCGTCTATGTTCATAATCAGGTTTATGGCCATTTAGTACCCATGAAATTCCTTCTGCATTAGATATTTTGTTGTTACAGTCTTTTACTCGTTTTGCAGCAGCTTGGCCTAATTCATATACAGCTCTATAAACATTTCCGTTGTATCTATCAACCCATACTTTGAAATTTTTACTATCTTCATAGAAACTCATTGTTCATTCTTCAACTTATTTCTGCATTTAGGGCCTAGACCGTATTTGATTGATTTAGGCTGAATAAGTTTTCTTCCGCATACAGAGCAAACACCGCAATGATAAATTTTCATTCTTGTATTTTTTCTTCGATTATTCGCTACTTGAACAATGTATAATGCACCTTCGTATACAGGATTGCCTACACCGAAGTTAGAGTTTCTAGTTTCTCTGAATACATCTTTTCTCATCATCCCTACATAGAGCCAACAATCGTCTCGCATCCTTGCATAAACAAAGATGGTAGGTTCATTGAACTTATCATATCTAGGAAGATTAAAAGCATATGTTCTGTACTTTTTAGTTTCAGGATTTTCAAGAGTAACTACTCCACAACCATTATTTATGTATTCGTGAAGAATAGAAGTATCTGTGATTTCGCATGAAGAATCTTGATATGTTCTAAATTGTTTTCCATATGTTCTTTTCCCTGTTTTCATATTTTAACCTCCTTGAAGGTATTGTATATCAAATACAATAACGATTCAAGGAGGTAATTTTCAAATACTTTTATTCAATGAACTAATTACTATCTTAACATTGAGCAACTCCTGTATTCATGATATATGTCTTGATCTGGATTATGTTATCATCTAGAATAGACTGAATATCGTGTGAGAAATTTGCATAGTATAGCTCAATTGTTGCAAGCAATGTTTCTAGGACAGATTTAATTGAGCACGCCCCCTGCTGATTTTGATCGCAAATGATGCCTATCTGGCCTTGAAGTAGGTCAATAGGATTAGGCGTGCAACAACCAGACACCTTCGCTATAGTTACAATGTTATGAATCCAGTATCTAATGTCGCTTGACATGTAATATGGATCTAATCTATTCATAGAGCTATCAGAATAGTTAGTTGAAAGATAATCTAGATTAAGCGTAGCTACATAATATCCCTTCAGCAGTTCAGCAAATGGATTGAATTGTGGCATATCTTCACTATCAGCTACATCTAGTTGTCCATCAACTGTTGTAACTTCATAACATTTAGGAGTTTCGCTTAGAAGAGAAACAAAGTCATCGTTGTTCACAACTGCAGTCATATCTGCAAGAGCTGAAACTGTGTTATAGTTCGCAATAACAGACTCTAGATTGACATGAAAATCTGTTCCCGATGTAACTTTAGACAGCTTCATGAATAACTTTGAAGAAGAACTTGCGTCATCGTTATCAGCTGACTGATTCTTTGCGTCTTCATCCTCATTGAACTCTTCCATGTTGAAGTCATCTTCATTGTTATCTGCATCTTCAAAAGCTTCACCATAAAACTTATCAAAGAATTCAGTGATCTTATCATCCATCTGGTCTTGACTTATAGAAGGATACGATGCTTTCTTTCCATCTTTAGACTTGATGTACATGTTGAATCTACCTTTTCTCTCAGGGACGGGTACAACCTTACACTTAATTACAGTTCCTTTTCCACTTGTAGCTACGAAGATGATACCGCTGTCATAATTCTTGCCATCAACTGGCTTAGACTCTTCTACTTTGATTCCTCGCTTAACTACCTCATTGATTCCATTGCCTAAATACTTTGGAAGTGCTTTAAGTAGCTTAGCAATGATTCCAGCTTCTACATTTTCCATAAAAACAATCCTTTCGTACAAATCAAAGAGCTGATCAATGTTGATAAGACACGACCAGCTCTTTGTTCATAGTATTTATCTTACTTCTTGCTAGGCAGCTTGCGAACGGTCTTACCAGCAGGCTTTCTATTAGTAGAAGCAGACACGGGCTTCTTTTTCTTAAGTGGCTTACGAACAGCTTCGAGAACTTCCTCGTCACCTTCAGCAGTAACAGTGAAAACATCCTCACCGACAGTGAACTCAACAGAGTTACCGTCTTCAGCTGTGTCAACATCGACAGGCTGACCAGTCACTTCTGCAACCAGCTGCGCTACATCCTCTGCTTCAAACAGAAGATCAGTTGCCTCAGGGGCAACATTTACATCTTCATCAGCATCAGGAGTGTCATCGACAACATCCTCATCCATTTCAGGCTCCATCATTTCGGTATCCAGTTCGTCGCCAGCAGTTACCTTCTTAGTGTTTTTCTTAGAAACAAACATGTAAGAAACTCCTTTTCATAAATTTTAGTTCAAAACAACAAGTCTACTTTTCTTAGGCTCAAGTTCACCTCTTATAGCTTCTAACTCTGCGTTAGCTTCTTGAAGAAGTGTATCACCGTCAAGTGTTACATTAGAGCCCTCAATTGTATATTTTGACCGAGATCTGCCTAACGATATTTTTGCGAATGCTAGGCTCATCCGGACTAAGTAGTCAATCCAGGTTGTTCCCTGAATCTCTGATACATCCTGCAAATCTGGAACATATCGTATAGTTACCATTGCAGGTAATGGATCTCTGTGCGTAACATAAACTACTTGATTATACGGATCATATTTCCATTGAAAATCAGTAGAAATTGTGTTACGGACTTGAGCCATTGCAAGTTCAGACATTATAGGATCTATGTTGATTGAACTTGTGTTGCCTATCGTACTATAGGCATTTACAGCGGCAGCAACCTGGAAAACATTACCACTGTCTATGTTACTCATTGTAAGACCTATTCTAGGATAGGCAGCTTGAACATTGAGAACTTTGTTTGTATGAATATCTTGCTTAAGCAAATCTATTCTAGTTTGAAACGGGACAGTCTTTTCCACTGACTGACGGATGTATCTTTTTAGTTCTCTAAATGCAATCAATACTGCTTGCCTTAGATCAACCTCTTCTACATTCTCGTTAGTAGGAAAGCCTAGTAAGAATCCAACTTGGGTAGTTACTTCATCCATCGTCATATCTTACTAGGCCTCCTCTCTATAACGCTCTAACTAGTTCTTGTTTTCCTTTATCTTCTGTTAACTGGAACTTGTATCCCTCTGGAGCAGTAAGGTCATACCCAACAGGTATGTAGATATGTGTCTTAGATAAGAAGTCTTCGTCTGACTTCCCTTCCTGCTTAGTGTACTCTACAAGCCCAATTATCTTGACAGTGTCATCAGCAATATTTAATGTAACACCATCGTCATATTCAGGAGATAAGCCGTAATGGGCATCAAATGCTACATGACCACTAGATGCTTTTACAGTAGTTCCATTCTTCATAACAACATTTCCGAAGTTATTTGATAGAATGTACTGAGTAGAAAGCTTTCCAGACAATGTTACATTGTCTAGAATCAACTCATCTGAAAAGTTCTGAATAAGAATAGCTAATTCTGGAGAAGACGTCCTGATAGTTCCGTTCTTAATTAGAACTTTTGAACCCTTCATGAATCTCAATCCGTTTGAATAGCTACTATCAGATCCGACAAATGGAGGCACGCATTTTAGCTCATGTCCATTTAGATCAATAGTGATGTTTGATCCAGCTTCTGCCTGAATGCCACCTTGGTAGACATTCTGAGCCAGCTTGATATAAGCTCCTGACGGATTAGCTGAAATGGCTTTCTGAATAGCATCCTCTCCGTCAGAAGCTGAAATATCAACCTGATCCTTTACGTAGGGTCGACAGTTACCTCGAAGCCCTGACCGGCAAGAGCACGACCGATCTCTTCATACAGCATCTTGTCTTTGTAGTCATCAGTGATGAACTCATAACCAGCATTCTCACCAGAAGAAGCTTCGGCAGCCTTAGCAGCTAGAATAGCGGACTTGCAAGCGAGAAGAACACCAGGATGGACAGAAACTTCACCCAGGAACTCAGCCAGGTCCTGAGCCATCAGGAACTCACCCTTCTCCCAAATGTTCTTGGAATAAGCGGTATCGCCTGCCTGGTCACGGAAAGCCTTTTCATCCACATAAGACTGACCCAGAACAAATTCAGGGGAAATGGGATAAGTAGGAATAGATGCCTCAACCTTAACAGGCTTGGTGAACTTAATAGTAATCTTGTAACTCATTTAGATAACCTCCAAAATGATTTATGTGATCTTTGTTTTTTATTAACTTCATCATACAACGAAAGATATAGTATCTCCCGCCTATCACATAAAAATATAAGGTTCACCAACAGAAAGTATCTATATGCTTGTCTATGAATTGTTCCGCTTCATCTGTATTGCAAAAACTAATCCATTTCCACCGTCCGTGCTTTAGCCCATATTTATTCTTTTCAGCGTAGAAAAGAAAACACCCATAGTAATAAAGATAGATTGTTAAACCTTTATATTCATACGACCGCTGGGGCATAGAGCAAATCCTCCATTCTTAATGTTCTCTTAATATATCTTTCACCTTCAGGTAAACAGTCATACGAACAATAATTAGACATTTTATCTGTATGAAATACATTTTCACCAAGGAAAATCTTTCTATGACATTTAGGGCAATACATTTTAGGGAGAAATACTACTTTAACCTTGTTCTTCAACTTCATTTTGCTTGTATCAAATCTAGAATTGAAAAGATACATATTGATGTTCTCTTCTCGAACACGCTCAATGTCTCTTCTGTGATAGAAATAAATATATCGATACAGCGAGCTTGTATTGTCAAAGAATTTGTCATCAATGACATATCTAATTCTATCAGGTCTAAATTCGCCTCTATCGTCTACAATATCGATTCTAGACAGAACATCTACATATTTATTTGTTATCTTCCAGTGTTTCCAAAGATTTACGATAGAAGATCCGCTAGGAAGAATAATGTCTTTTTCAATACACCATTCAAATACAGCTTTTCTAAGATCTTTACAAGTGGTGTATTTCTTTCCTTCAAAGTATGCAGTAGTCATATTAGCAACCTCTTGTTTTCAAGCTTTGATATTTTGTGTACTTAATATAACGATTCTTATCAAAGTTCTAGTGCATCTTTTACAGAAATTTTGTAACAACCTAATCCGTAATCACAAGCACACTTATATGAGCAGAAATGTAATGTGTATCCAGGAATAATGATTGCTTGATTTGGTTCATAAACAATCTTTCCACAATCATCGCATTTGAACGATTTGCTTTCTACGAATTTGACATTCTCTCTAAGCCAATCTGGTACATTTTCTGTATTTCCATCTTTGATGTCATTCAGCCATGATTCCAAAGATGATTTATGAAGTGTAGGATGCAGAGGAGGTACTCTAAAATCGTTTTTCAAGTACCATAAAATTCTACCTTTGTATTTTTCTTGAAATGTCTCTGTGCCAAGAGTAATCTCCCAATGATGTCTTACGCCTTTCTCTTTCTTCATTTTACTTCTCCGACATCTTCTTCAAATGCTTATTAGTGTTATGACGCTGAACCGCTGCAACAAATTCAGCTCTGTTAGCATCTCGTCTAGCTCTATCTGCAATGTCATTTGCTCTTTCCTGAGCATCTACCATCTGCTCCTGAAGCTGATTGTAGTAAACTTCCTGCTGAAATCTCTTTTCATCAATTGCTTTCTGCTGATCTCTGTCATAGTTTTCAATAGCTCTATCTACATCGAAATTAGAAGAAGCCATGAATTCTTCAATGTATTCCAGAATAGGAAGAGTTCTATAAGCAGTAGGAATGATTTTTGTTTCTCCGTAAATACGAGCAATTTCTCGCTTGTCATCAGTAATAGCTGCTTTGCAGTTAGCAATATCTACTCGCTTCTTTTCTTCGTACTTAGCATTGACGAGTTCATAACGAGGCATTAGATCATTTTTCCACTCGTCCATATCTTCTTCATATTTCTTCTTAGCTGCACAAACAAGACTGTCATAATCATCATCAATCTTCTTCAGCTTAGCTTTGAACTCACCAGAATTTCTAACCCTTTCAACATCAGCCTTCTTCATTTCACGATACTTCATGACGTATCCAATAGTAATGGCTATGTGAAGAAGAAGAAAAATAGGTGTATCAAATAGCTTACAGATGCCAAGAAAAATAAGAGCTGTAATAGCCCAAAAGTAGTTGAACACCCTCCAGTTGAACCGCATAGAGGATTCAGGTTCCGGATATGCAGGTTTTGTGTATGTTTTCAACACAGGCTTTTCAGGAGGGTCAAAACTACTCCATTCAAGTTCATCAAGTGTATCCTGCTGCCATTCAAGATCTGCTGTAAGATCACGAAGCTGCTTAATAGTAGAAAGTTGCTCTTCTCTAGTCATAATAAATACATTCCTTTCGATATGATAATGCGATTTTGATATGTTTTGTTTACACTTATTTTAACGATTGTTCTCTATTCCACTGCCAGGTTATTGTACCTGAATCAAATACCTTGACAAATCCGTTTTGAATCATTATTTCAGACTCACTCATATTTAGATCAATAGAATCATCATGTAAGAATGATTTTATGTTAGACTTCTGAACAGTAACTCGGTTAACAGGAGTATCTGTAGCAAGCTCAACCCATACATATCCTGGATCAGATCTTCTCAGCTCATGAAATCTTAATTTAGAATAAAGATTTCCTTTTGTATGAGCCCTATCTGAGAATGATCTTATTTCTTCTGGGTTGTAATTATCGACAAAATATTTGAATAGCTTACTTGCTCCACCAACAACATTTGTGTTCAACTTAGAGCAAAATCGAACAAGCTCCCAGCAATTAGATGTATCTGTTTTATCTGTACCGATGGTTCCTCTTAGCTTTCCAAATGTCATTAAGCTTACAAGTTCGTCATTGTAAGCGAGCCCAAGTTTGATTGACGCAGAAGCTTCCCCTTGTCTATGATTATTATCTAAAAATGTCCTTGAGTCAGAAGATGTAACTTCAACTACTTTGCACTTTCTAGCGAATACTTTATTTTTGTTACATCTTAGAAGATTGCTTATCATACTAAGTATGATTTCTTTTTTGTTGTACCATTCGTATCCAAAAACATGAAAAAGAAATACACCCTTGCTTTCGCACATTTCTGTTTTCATCTGATGATATCTAACAGGCTTCGGATCATTTGTGAAACTGCTTGTAGATGAGTTATGAGTATATGTAGGATTGCATTCAATTGCAACATTGTATTCTGGGAGATAAATATCTAATTCATATGGAGTAATTACATTCTTGCATCTTCTAATTATCTGAATACTTGGAATCATTTCCTTCAAATATTCAACAATTTCATCCTCCATGTAGGACACACTACAAATTACATACTCATCAAGCCCCTTCAGCCTTATTTCTTGAGAAATAGTAGAATAGGAAACTCCTAGATCTTCAGATAGCTGATTTCTGGTAGGTTTTTCTGAATAGTGCTCTGATATGTATTTCTTACCATCTTTTCTAAACTTAATCCAACTTTCAAGTTTTTCAGGGTGATCAACCATAAGAAAAGCATAGTTGCTGAATCCATATTTTTCTTTACAGGTATCTCTTCTTTTATTCTTAACATCTTCGCTGGAAAGAAAATGCTTTACTCCATATCTGGATAATGAAGTAGTTTCAACTGACTTCTTGTATTCCGAAGTTTGCGTATACCAATCTGATCCATACCTTTCTCGATTTGTTTCCTTTATCTTTTCTACTACTCCTGGAATATGCATAGGTTGATCAACACCGTACTTTTCAATCATTGTTTTCTTATGATTTCGAATCATAGATTCAATGTCTTTGTTTCTAGATGCTGATTTGTATCTACATTCTTTAGAACAAGTCTTTATTTTAGAATAGCCTCTTACATCAAACTCGAATTGTTTTCCGCATACTTCGCATTTCTTATAGTGAGGACCACTACAGTAGATATCTATTTTGGTTTTAGGAACAAACTCCTTTCCGCAGTATGCACATTTTCTAGTTAGCTTTTCCGAATTGTCGTTTCTAACTTTCTTAGCAAGTACATCCGCGCATTTCCTTGAACAAGTGGTTTTAATATAATCTGGTTTGCATAAATATTCAAATTGTTTTCCGCAAACAGGACAAGTTTTTGTCTTTGGCTTTCCACATGTTCTTTGTCTATATGTATTAGGATGAAATGTATCTCCGCAAATTTCGCATTTTCTAAACAAATTATCCGGCACCTTTATGTGTCCACCCATATAGTATCACCTCTTAATTACAATAACGATTCTGAAAAAGAAATGATATAGAATAATACAAAAATAAACCCGGTCTCTTTCGAGACCGGGCTGTGATAAATGATGAAGTTAGTATCCTGAAAAGGATTAGAAAGTGCCGAGGATCTTGCCCTTCACGCAAGTGGCAGGGTTGACGACCTTGCTTGCGTACATTGTGGCATAGCCTTGCTGAGCGGACATGTTAGCCAGACCAACCACATCAGTGTTGGTGATAGGCATATACTCGCCGAACAGAGCCGTGTTCTTTCTGATGTCATTACTCTTGCAGCACATGACCCAGGAATCAGGATCGTAAGAAGGATTGACGTAGATCTCGAACTGGTCAAGAGTACCGAACTTGTAAGGACCAACGGTGTCATCGATGTTGTCACCCTTGAAGCCGTTGATCATGCCGATGTACTCAGCTGCGGTAGTACCTACCACTAGACGGTTCGGGCGAGTCATGCGAGTCTGCTGATAGATAGAAGCAGCAGCCTGACCCAGCTTCAGCTTGAACATGTTCAGGTAATCAGAAGGAACAACTGCACCAGACAGAACAGGAGAAGCATCCCAGTTGAAAGCAGGCTTGTAAGAAGCTGCCTGCATCAGCATATCTAGGCAAGAGGTGTTGATCTCAGCAGTGATCTCACCAACAGCGGCCTCCTTAGCCATGTCAGCAATGTTGGAACCATATTCCTGCTGAGCAGCAAATGCGGAATAGACACTCCAGTAGCAAGCAAGCTCTTTGGCCTCTGCGACCAGATTGAACTCATCTAGCTGCAGGTAGCCCTTACCCATCTTAGCACCGTACTGGCCATTGGTGTCAGGACCAACAGTCTCATTGTCGTACTGATAAGTAGCAGTCATGTCACCTGTCAGGGTGCCAATTTCGCCGGTAGCGTAATCAATGGTTCCAGACTCGGCCTGAGTATCGGCTTTGTACAGCTTGCCGTCACCCTTATCAACGAACACTCCCTGAGCATTCTTAATGGTAACAGTGCCAGGCAGAACAGGAGTATACATCAGCTGACCGTCAACCTCTTCATTCTTCACTACACGACCAGTAAAGTTAGGATCAACGCCCTGACGGTTAGCGAACGGAGAAGACATCACGGTACCAGCCTTGGTCTCACCCTTGGTGTTTTCAGCAATGAACTTGAAATAAGGAACCAGCTGCTGACGAGAACGCATCGCAACTGAACCGAAGATGTCAGTTACAATCAGCTTCTGAACAAACACAGGTAGCAGATCCAGGAAGTCGGGACGGGCCATGATGTTTGATGTATTTGTAGCTGCCATGATAGCGCCAGGCTTTCTGCAGTTACGAGCGAGCTGATTAGCGAACATTCTCTGTGACGGAGTCAGATTCACTGAGGACTTAATAGCGGAAGCGTTACGATTACGAACGCCGGAAGTAATGCTCTGACCGGCAGTGACAGGTCTGCGGGCAGGAGCAGTTGAACGCTTAGTGATCATATTGAAACACTCTCCTATATAAAATTTGTAATTAAATGGTTACAATGTCATCGTCAAAGTAACAATCATCTACATCAATCTCTTCAGGCTCTTTAATAGAGGATGGTTTTCTACTTATTGAGCTTGTAATAGCAGAACGAAGTGATGATACACTTGTTGATGCAGTTACTTTAACCTTCTGAAGATCAGCTCCGATTGCTTGTGAATACAATTCTGCATAAGCATCCTGATAATCTTTAAGCATCTTCTTGCAAGCTATTATTTCAGCTTTGGACCTCTTTAACTGTTCGTCAAGGTTTGAAGTTCTTCTCTCTACATTAGCAGAAGCAGTGACGGTTTCATTGAGTCTGGTTTTTAGAGAAGAAATTAAAGAATCCTTAGAATCAACAATATTCTTGCTTTCGCTTATCTTCTGTAGATATTTAAGGTTGTTTGATCTTTCTTGCGAAATTGTCTCTTTCATTCTGATTGATGCTGCAACTAATTGCTTGCATCTTTTCTCTGCAGCATCTTTTGCATCTGTTGCTGATCTTATCTGATCTGCTGTTATTCTACTAATAGAAGAAATTTTCCGTCTTGCTTCAATTTCGTTTGAAGCTAGTTTACTTGAAAGAATTTGATTTTCGTTCTTCAGACGGTTGTTTGCTTCTACCTGTTCTAGATAAAGTTTTGTCATTGACTCTACTTTATCTTTTGTAATGTCTACATCATCGCATTCACTTACATCATCGTCAGTTGAATTGCTTCCTCTTATTTCTCTCTTTCTGTCTTCTAAAGCTTTATATTCATCAGACTGTTCTGCAAACTGATACTGTAGAATATCAATAGCTTCGCAGCTATCAATGTTGGGTAGATTTTCTTTAACTGCTGCACAAATTGCCTTGTACTTCTTCTGAGAATCTACATCGCTAGAAGCTGCAATAGCTGTAAAAGTAGGAATGCTTTCGGGAAATGCCGGGAAAGATACAAGGTCAAATCCTCTAAATACAAATGTATCAGGATCAACAGAATTGTTTACAATGTCTCCTGCACCTCTTACAGAAATTCCGAATGTTACACCTGCGTCTATGAATGTTTTAACTGTCCTACCAACAGGAGTATCAATCAGATTAAATTTACCATATACTTTTCCGTTGTCATCTATGTGTCCTTCTGTCATTACAATACAAGCATTTCGGAAGTCCATACATCCAGGATCATCAGGATGTCCTAGGAAACCGATGTACCATCCAAGTTCAATTGCCTGCTGATACGATTCAGAACTAAATATGTTTTCCCATACAGGTCTAGTTATATCTAGTCCATTCTCATTTGTAATGTTTGAATCAGCACACTCACCTTCAAATATTCCAATAACTGAGTTCTTAGGCTTTTCAGATTCTATATCAGATACAATCTTCTTTCTGGTATCTTTCATATTTCAATACCTCACTTTTTCAATTCCTTGGCAGCTAAACGTACTATTCCGCCTATTGCTAAAGTCTTTAACAGCTGTTTTATTATCCCAGACTCAACTGAATCATTCACTTCAATTGAACCTGACTCTTCAAGTTCGTCATAGTTGCTTTCGTTTGCTTGACAAGCTTGATCTAGATCATCATCAGATACATCAATGTTTGTAACTGACTTAGGATTTATTTGATATGTTGAATCTCCAATAGAGATTGAAACATTTTCTCCGTCATCATTTACTCCTATGTTGACATCTTTAAGCTCGTCTACTTGAGCTAAGAAATCAACTAGAGATGAAGGAGTAAATAGAATCTGACTGTATTCTTCTTCAGCAGCATGTATTACCTTCTTCAAATCTATCACTCCTTATTCCCAATTTATCCATTTCAGAGTCGGTGAGTAGTGCGGGTACAGGCTCATTATTCCTCCAAGCTGATCCATTCCGCCTATCTGTATCTTCCATACAACTTGTACTATTTGATTTCGTTTAACTTTGATTATATTTTGTTTTAGAATTCGTCTGTTTTCTTTGCATTCTGGTGAATCAAAATAAACATGTCTCTGTGTATCCCATTCCGCCATTTTCCAATTGTTAGAGTTAGGAGGAGATATTCTATATCCAGCAAGCAATCCGTTGTCGCCTCCGTCTGACCAATCGGGCTTAGACCAAAGACCTGCCTCTGTAATGTAGATATAATCCTTATCCTTTTCTCTAAATTGCGAAAGTGCTCCTGTAGATATCATTGCACTATACACAACATCAACTGTTTGAGGAAATTCTGCTTCCGTTTCAGGTACAATATCTCTAAATGCAATTTTAGCTCTTGGAAATGATTCAGATATCAGTTCGCAATTTACTGTTGGAGCACTCTTAGGCTGATAAATAGCTGTACCTAGTTCGGATGGAAGTATCTTTCCTTCTGCACAATCTTTTACTTTCTGAACAGTTTCACAAGATATTGATCCGTTTTCATCTGCTTGAGCAACGAAAAGTTGCTTCTCAGAAAGCTGCTTAACACCGCAATTGTAATCAACAAGTAGCATAACATCTTGATAGTCTACTTTACCATCAAAGTTTATATCACCGATCTGCAGTATTTCTTGTTTTATTTCTTTGTGAACCCTTTTTTCGAATACAGGGCCTAGACCTAGATATTCTCGACCATTATTTTCATTAGGATCGTATCCGTCTGCACCGTATCCAGGAGTCTGTGTTAGATAATCAACAAATCTGTTTGCTTCCTCTAGATCTGAATCATTTGGATATTTATCTTTATAGCTTATAACTCCTAGACCTGACGGAAGCCCTTCAGAATCCGATTCTTGATTTATCAATCCCATTGTACCTAATGATATGTACATCGGGACATACGAACTTAGCATATGATACCCTTGGTTAAGGACACCGTCACCCTTTAAGTAATGAGCAATTCCGGTAACTAATGAATTAGTTGCAGCATTGTGACCTGTATGCTCTGATACAACATTTCCTGAAGTAGGATCAATTACTCGGATAGATACATTGTGTCTTATAGGTATTTGTTTTGCAACTTTCTTAAGCTGATCCAAGTAATCATCTCCTTATGGAATCTCATCATACTCAGATTCTTCATCATGAGTATTTATTGTTGTTGTTCTGTATGAATCTTTTTCGTATACACCTATTTGATATTCTCTAGGGGCTACTTCATATGAAGATGTAGGCTGTTGAGGATCTAATCTTCTGTGAAGATTTGGCATTGTAAATCCTTTTTCGTCTTTAGCTACATCTTCATTCGAAGCTTCCTTCCACGGACCATTTCCCATCCGTTTGATATCTTCAGCCAATGAAATCACATCCTTTAAGATTCATAAAGATACAAGGTTCTCATCATTCTTCTGGAAGTGTTTTCTTAACTATGTTTCCATTTTCATCTCTAACAAGATATGTCTTTCCATCGTCTAAGAAAACTGCTGAACCAAGCTCGGACATTATAGGACTGACAGCAGGACGAGGATTGAGAATATTTTCAGATCGATCTTGATCAATTGTATAAATATCCTTTGAAACTGATTCTTCCTTATCTTTATCATATCTTAGATTGTAAGGAGGCTCCTCATTACTTATAACATAATTATCAGGTACAGTAGTTTCTACCTTGAGCGGTTCCTTACCTAGACCAAATATAGGTTCAATCAGTGACTTAACTATGTGTTCGTTGTTGGCCATCTGAAGCGAATAAAGAGATCTGTACCCTGGATCAATTTCTTCATCCGGTCTATCTTCAACATCAGAATTTCGGTACCATGCGTATCTTCTTTTATCACCTTTGTTAACTTCGTGAAGATATTCGTTTTTCATCTTCTGCATTCTTGCATAATCATTTCTACTGTAATGTCCTATATGAGTAACAAAGTTTGGAATTTTGCTTTTCTCATTCTCATTTGTAAGTCTTGCATCAATTGATATCTTTGTTCTTCCGTCAAACCTAACACCTGAATGCTGGAAGCAGTACATACCTAATGGCCTTACATACTCTATACAAGCGTCAATTGGAACATCGTTTGATGTAAAATAAACTATATCAATGAACCCATTTTCTACATCGCTAGATACATAAACAGCATTTACAGGAATAGAAGTATCTTCCAGTCTGTTTTGAAGAATGTCCTTTTCTTTCCCGTAATTTATTACACTAAATTGTGCAAGATTTACTTCAGCAGCTAACGTTACCCCATCTTTAGATCCTTTATTCTTTATCATAGACATGAAATAAAGCATAACAAGACGATTATATGCTGCTGATAGTCTATCATCATATTTGAATCCCATTGTGTCACCAAGTAGCCACAATAGATCCTCTTTGCATCTTAGTGGGTCAAAGCAGTCAATTAGATTTTCTGTATCATACTTTATCTGACCTAGTGCTTTTTCAAACCAATCTAGGAAGAATCTGAAGTCCTGACTGGACTTATAAACTTCGGGGACAGAAACATTTTTCATGTCCATAAATCAATTCCTCCTCAATTACTCAGATACTCAGGATTTATCCTTATTGCCATTGCAGATGCTACATCCGGTGTATATCTAGCAAAGCTGATGTAGTTAAAATATTCAATGTCGCAATCAGACCACACAATGCCTAATGTCTTTGCACTGCCTGGATCAAAATGCCTTATTCTAGAATCGCTGTTTTCAACTACATCTATAATTTCCATTAGTGTAGGTTTGACTCCGATATTTCTATTTGCTGGAGAGAAGTAAATTGCAAGGTTCTCTTTGACCTTGTTGATGATAACAGCTGCTGTATCCTTGTCAAGAGACTTCTTAGGTGTTATTGTTCCAACAATATAGAAGTTAAATATTCTTAACCAGCCAAACTGAAGATCAACTGTCATTGCTTGCAATGGTTTGTAATCTCTTACAACATTATCAATGAACTGAATAGGTGGTTTATACTGAATAAAGTTTGTCTTTCTCTTTATTTGAGAGTTATTCATCTGACCTGAACCATAATTGCTTGATAAGAAATCATTATGTATTGCAAAGCACATTGCTGTGTATCTTTTGAAATTTGTAGAAAAAACAAACTTGTTTGGATCAGATGGGTCAAATCCAAGCCCCAGGACTGAATTCCAATCAAGTGTTGGATCTCCTTCAGGTAAATCATACTTTGTTAGATACATCTTAGACTTTTGTGAATCTGTTAGATTCTTATCGTTGTATATAGCAAGATTTATTTCAAGCGCTTTCTGACAGTCAATTACAACTCCGCAGTCTACTCCAGGCTCTCTATTAAGAAATCTGTTGAAGTCGGGAAGTGTTACTAAGCTGTCAAAAGTGTTAATATAGTTTCTGCTGTTGAAATACGCTTCACGAGCGGTCTCAGGGCTCTTACCTGTTACTGTATAGCTATGAGGCAGCTCAACAGTATTTGATAAGTTTGATATAGAGAATTCACCTGAGTCGCTATCAATAGATTGCCCAGATTTTGCAGGCATGAAATCCTGTAGAACATTTTCACCTACGCATCCAATTACACCGGAGCAGTCAATCCAATAAATAGTTATCCAATTCTTATCATAGTTCTCAAGCTGGTTAAGATAATTTGAGAACTGAATCTGTGCGTTTGAATAGTTATCATATGTTACTGAGAATCTAGGTTCAGGCTGAATAAATTCTGCAGGGCTGTTGCATTGAATCCACTGAGTAGACAAAAAGTCGTCTGCAGTTTGGCTCGTCTTTGCTTTCACCCAAATAGCTGTTGTATCAATGTGCTGCGACGGAAGCTTTATTATGTAGTTACTTGACTTTATTTTTTCTACCGAAACACTGTAACTACGAAGTTCTCCTTCTATAGCTACTCTTGTGCAGCTTTCGCCTGGATCAAGATGAACAATATCTGAATCAACAAACACATTTATGTTTTCAGTAAGTACAGTTCGCTGACTTCTTGTTTCCTTCGTACCATACTTATTTGTAAGAGGTAGAATATTGTATGTTATTACTCTAGATTGATTTGTAATATCTGTATAAGCGTTAAGAGTGCAGAAGTTACTTCCGTTGAATCCGAAATCAATTGTCATTGTTTCATTAGAAGTATTTGTGAAAGTTACTTCTGTTCTTGCAGCTGTATAGAATCCTAATTCATATCCAATCAAACTGAAAAGTTTCTCAGCGTTTTTTCGTTGAGAAACTGAAGGAGCAAATACTTCATTCGCCATGAAGTCTAGATTGACACCAAGCATATCAGCAACAGAAGCGAGATACTTTCCAAGCACAACACCCGGATCCGCATCAGCTTCAGGTTTCCAAAGTTCTGTTAGTTTTGGAACCAAAGACCAAAATTCATTTACAAGAGAATTATAATCTCTTGATGTATAACTTATGAGTCCGTTTTCTGCCATTTGATGTATCCTCCTTCGTTAGGTCAACGAATTGAAATAATCTACGATTGATTGCAAATCAGCTGTATCAATATTTAGTGTAGATCCATATGTTGTTTTTATTGCTAAAGTCATCTTCAGTGACTGCTGAGTATCTTTTGTTGTTTCTACATCAGATGTTCCTGTAAATAGTAATCCATCTGAAATCTGAGTTTCGTCAGGAATTGAACAAGGTTCATGCAGTCTAAGCTGAGAAACTACATCGTCTTTTATTCTTTCTTTCTGATTAGCTGTGTTATACTGCCATAAGTACTTTTTCAATCCTACTCCAAAATTTGGATTCATATATAATTCAGTTGGATCAGTTAATATTAGAAGCTTTGACCTATTTACAACTGATTGATTATCTTCTATAACAGAAACTTTATTTCTAGCAACATCAAACATTGACGGCCAAGCTAATGAATTTGTATACATTTTAATTCACCTCAATCAATAGTATTCAATCCTGCAGGTGAATACTGCCCACCAGTTAGTCCTAGGACAAGAAAATCATTTGGAGTATCATTTAGTGATGATAATGCAACTACTTGGCCTCTTAATGGAGTGTTAGGTAATAGCAATGATTGATACCAAGGTAGGTTTTCCTCATTAACGTAATTTCGTATGTTAGCACCCTTGTATTCCTTCTTATTCATAGGACCATGTATAGCAGGAATCCTTACTTGAATGAGCATTGTTCCTTCATTTGTATATTGATAGTTCATTGCGTATCCGTATACTATCATAATTCATCTACCTCAATATTGGTGTCAGCTTCTTCCAGAAGTCTGATGCAAAGCCTTGACGCTTAGAAGATTGATAATCCATGTTTGCAGGTCTTTCATAGCATCTTACAAAGACATCTGCAGCTTTCTTAGCGCCTTCTTCTGTATTTGGAAGCTGAGAAAGATACTCAACTAATCCAAGATTTGATCCGTAGTACCGCTTTACAAGACTCTTGTACCAAGAGTAGTTTTGATCAATGTAATGAAATAAAAATTCACATTGTCCTGATAAATCTGTCTTCCAATCGCTTCCAACAAATTTTAAGAAAGCTCTCCAGTTATCTCCGTTCCACATACACATACCACCGGAATACTGACCGTTACTATCTATTATTGGACCTGAAGATATGTTCAATGAGCATTCTGCGTATATGTTAGCTACAATTCCTACGCCAGATGAAGATGGGAGACCCTTCGTCATACAGAACTTGACTATCTCTCTTGCAACAGATTCAACATTGCTTAGATCTAAATCTGAAGAAACAATGTAGCTAGACGAACCTAAAACATTAGGAGCAGCAGCATTATACATTGCTGTGAATAACGATGTATAGTTAACAACGGATAATTTAATATCAGATGTTTTTATAGAAGGTTCTGATGAGGAATTCAAGTATCCTATCTCTCGTATTATTGAATCTTGCTTTGTGTTTTCGTAATCATATAGAGGACCAATGTACCCTGATGATCCACTACCAAGCCCACCAACAAATCCTCCTTCTTTCTCCCAATCAGGTCTGTAGTATCCGTTTATACAACTATATGTATAATCATAATTGTGCGTAACAACTTTTCTCTTTTCATTGCTTCCTCCAGGACCCGAGTTTCCTTCTATTGTATGCACAACCGATCCGTCAAATGACTCTACAATACCTATATGATCTGAATAGTATTTGTCATGTCCTGAATAGGATGACCTACTGTCCCATCTATAAACGATCATGTCCCCAGGCTGAGGTTTGAAATTTGTTCCATGCCAAGGACCTTTGTAGAACTTTCCCCAACCATTTGCTACACCTGTTCTGCATAAACTTCCTGCTCCATAGTCAGTAGGGATTATTTTTCCTAGTACTCCTACTGCTTTTGCGCAAGCTACAACAAATGCTGCGCACCATGGTTGAGGTTTTGATAACCCAGATGTAGTCCATGCCCATGTTCCGTCTTGACCTATCTTTGATCTAGCAACTTGTAAGAATTTTGCCAGTACATTATCTTCTGAGTTAGATGATGAGCTTACAGCCGGATTGTATATGAATCCTTGAAATGTATATGCGTTACTTGCATAATTATTTGGTGACCTTGTAGATGTCCACCAAAAGGTAGACGATTTCCAACCACTTTCAGAAGTAACAATAGAACCATCTGAGTTTATTTTCTCGACTATTGCTACATGACCGGCTGCTCCTGGTTTTGCCCAACAAGCTACAGCGCCCAATGCAGGTTTACTTCCCCTTTTGTATCCATCCTGAGTGTAGCTGTACCATGTTCCGGCATTACCTGTACAAAGTTTAGGTCTTTCTCCTAATATCTCCCAGAACCTGCCCCAAGCATATGTTGTACAGTTTGGCATACCATATGAAGGATAGAATGGACTGCCTCCGTACCAATAGTAGTCTCCCTTATTTGGTGCAGTCGTTCTAGGCTTGAAGGCCATAAATAATCACCTCATTGATTATTGTATGCAAAGAACATAGGTGTAAGAATTTCAGTTATGTTGTTAAAAGCATCAATATGATCGTCAATCCAAAGCAACCAATCTTCCGAATCCTTTTCCCAGTCTATCTTCTTTAATTCTTCACGTTTAGTGTATAGACCTATCTGACCCTTAAGTCCAAGTTCTTCTAATGTTTCTTTGTATAACTTTAGTATTTCATCATTTTTTGTTTTGTTGAATGTAAATGACGGAACTATCCAGAACCCTAAATTCGGATGAAATGATTTTACAGCAAGATATACTTCATACATTTCTTCTTTAGCTTCTTGTAATGTTCTTGCTCTTCCATTGAAGTACATACCGTATAGAAGATTTTCGTCTTGAATCATCTGTATTTGATCTATTAAATTAGGATTTCTGAATTCAACTTTTGAATGCGTTGAATCAAATAGAAAACCTAATTCAACAACTATTCCTATTACTCCAAGTTCTTTTATCTTCTTGAAGTCTACTGATTTTACTTTTCTATTTATTGTTATTACATATGGATCTATTTGTTCAGGTGATGGGAGAATTCCTCCGTTTACGGCTAAAGCATAAGCAGTTGTTGTATCAGCAGGTATACTTGAATCTATACTTATGTTTACCGACGACGGTGACCTAGTAGGATTATATGAAGGATTTGATAAAATATTATTTACTTGATTAGCTATATCAGGAAATCTTGCTTCTAAATATGGTCCAGGGCATGCTGTAGAAGCATACCATTTGTGCATATGTAAGTTTCCAGATTTGTCACCTGTATAGTTCAATCGTTTTATTCCGTTTCTCTTGCAAATATCTGCAACAAGTTTTATCATCGATTTATATGAAGCATCGCTTACAGGCCATTCGCCGCCTGCAACACTGTTTGAAACTTCTATTGTTACTGCTCTGCAATCAATCTTTCCGCTTGATGTTGCCCATGACCTATTCTTTTCTTCTACATAAAGGCCAATGTCCCCATCTCTTCCTATTCCGTAGTTTGAAGATGCTCCATCTGTACCAGATTTGAACCAGTTACCGCAACTTTCTGCAGACATCACACCCGCCATGTGATGAATAACAATATGATCAATTATTCCAGATGGATTATTAAATCTACCATCTGTTCTGCTTCCATAATTTTTTGTTAGTATCCTAACTGTAGCTAAGCTACTATTTGAATAATTAGGCAACTTTATTCACCTTCTCCCATACTTGCAGTTTCTGCTAAAAATGAAGGAGGAAGCTTGCTAAAATCTGTAATTATTTCAGTGGAGTAGTCTCCTTCTAAGGCATAGTTGCTGTATTTTGACTCTGTTGATGAGTAGAAATTATAAGAGCCGTCAAGAACTTGTATAGGGTCATTTGGATGCAAAGCTACTGACTTGTATATAAATGTTACACTAAGTGGATTGTTATCTGTTCTCAAATATTCAAAATGTAAAAAATCGTCTGTTGTTCCTAAGATTGTGCTCTTTCGGACAAGTTGCCCAGGAACAACAAACGACTCTCGAATCATGCTATACAAAAAACAAATTGTCTTATCATATTGAATCAGGACCATATTTCCATTTATGTACTTTGCTGAATCAATAACAACACCGTCACATATAGAATAAACATTTTTACACTTTATGTTTACTCCTGTATGAACATCGTCTGCAGTTTTTCCAAATCCATACTTTGTTCCTACTTCAGGATATTCTATATCAGTGTTTGTGAGAATGCAGTTTAGTATTTTCATTGTTGCCACCATTAAATATATGTCCCTGACATATATGTGAAGTCAGGATAAATTGTTCCGAAATCAACTTTTGAAGTAGATACTATGTTTTTTGTTTTTGAGTACGAAAGTTTAGGATATGATGAACTTCCTCTTATCAATATTCCTTGCTGAGCTGCAACCTGATTAGCTGAGCTCATAACGAGTCTTTGTAGCTTCAATGTTGTAACGAATGTAGAACTGATATCATGCGAAACAGAAATTATGTTATATATTCCAGTTATAGGAGATATTGTGTTTCCCGACATTACAAGTAAAGATATTGGCTGAGCGATATTGTATTTCTTTGTGCTACCAGGAATAGTTACTGCAAAGTCTCCACTGAATTGAGAAGCAATTGCATTCACATCATTTATGATGTTAGCAGATTGAAATACATCTGCAAGTGTACTACTCCAGCTATTAACAACTTGATAATCTTGAGCAATAGTGTTACCACTACCATCAACATTGAATCCAACTTGTGTGTAGTTCATGTCAGTCATGTTATAAGCAACACCATTGTATGAACCTGACAATGTAAGAACATTTGTGTTAGCTGTACCATACTCAAGAGTATCTTTGGTATGTGTTCCTAATAGACCTGCGTTGCTCTTGTAATGGATGCACCCTCTACTTGTCATAGTTGGTTCGTCTACCCAATAAGAGAAAGACGAACTTTGTGGCTTTGTATCTGTAAAACTTGTTTTCAAGAAATTTGAAAGCGGACTTACTTTTCTGTTGTTGATAGCTTGACTTAGTTTTCTAACTTTGTAGCTATCAAGACCTGCAGAATCTCTAGAAGCATTGTAAGATTTTGACAGTTTAAGTAACCCTGGAAAAGTTTCATAATCGTCTTTTCCTGAATAGGTTCCCCTAACATAGCTATTGAATGATGTTGTCATTGCTCCGTGATTAACGAGTGTAGGTTGATCGCAATGATCAATATCTAGATCATAGTAGTTAGTTGCCTTCACTGCTACTGCTAGCCCCTCGACAACTGCCGATGGTTGTACTATCCCAGAAAGCTCTGGAACTCTAAGTACAGGTAAACTTGTTTGTATTGCAAGAGAAGCATAACCTGTAATTGAATATTTCATGTATCTACCAGATGTAGAAACTTTGAATGTTAATGTAAAGCCTTGATAGGAAAGAGATTCTAGTACACTTCCATTTTCATCTAACCATCCGAACAGGAATGAAACAGGTATTCCAGATGAATTTGAATAGTTGCTTGCATTCTGTGCTGATGTGTATAAAAGAGCTTCAAAAGCTGATATGTTTATTCTTCTTTTGTCATCTCCTCCTACTATTACTTCAAGAGTCCATTGAGTCATTGATGATATCTCGCTGTTGCTCAATGATAACGATGTAAATGGAGAAGGTATTACTAGCCCATAGTCCGTTAGCGCCACGCCGGCCAGGAAAAAATTGCAGAATGGATGTTTAGCCAATTATGACACCACCTTATAATTCAGGTGCTATTGAAAGAAGTCTTTCAACTTCCTTTCTAGTATTATCAGATAAAATCATATTATTTTTGTTATCTTTATACCATTTGTTTGCAGTTGACTTTGGATCAAATACAAATTGAAACGAACTCCAGTCACATAGCATTTCGCAAATGTACTCAAACGGCATATCCATTGCTTCCACTTCGCCTTCATCTCTAATAAGGCACCAATACTGCCAATGATGAGGATTTCGCTTTTGATGTAGTAGCCAAGCCATATCAAATGCGTTTGAATCTTTCTTGTTGTTCTTATCAGGATAGAAGTAATTCAGATACGCATCATATTCGTCTTTCTGATATTTTGACTTATCATGATTAGCAACTAAATCAATTACCTTTGTAATCTGATCAACATCTTCGTCACTATCGGTAAGGATAGCAGGATACAGAATATCACGCCATGCTGTCTTTACTCCATTTATATGCTTCATAAGATACTCGTTGTATTCTGACTGACGAAGATTAGAAGATGCTCTGATGTATCTTTTCATGTGCAGTTACTCCTGTCCTAGATTCAATGAAGTTGCGGGAATAGACTGAAGGATTTCACCTGTTTTGAACAAGTCGTAGAATGATGTAGGTATCATCAATTTCTGTCCTTCTTTGACAGTAAACCCATCTTCTATCCTATTGAAGTATGAAATGACCCATGAATATTCAGCTGACCCTAATGTATCTCTTGCAATGAGGTCTAATCTATTTTCATACTTATTAGGTACTTCATAGTACTTTACATTCAGATTAGTTACAAACGCATTTGGAGTTTCAAGAGTTGTTATTCTATCGTTTGATGTAGGAAGATGAATAACTTGTCTTAGTCCTCTGTATCTAGATACATGACTGTAGTCTTTACATACACTGTATTCTATTCCTCGTTTTTCAATGACCTGATAAGGTATCAATGTATTTTGTATGTACATCAAATCACCTGTTTCGTATAAATATTATTGATTTTCTGGATTTGTTTGTGTTTCGCATATGCGAGAAAAACACTTTCTCAAATAATTATACGAAACAAGATTATAAATATACGATTTGATATTATCCAATCAATGGTTTGTTTCTAATGACGCTATGATTTAGAGCAATTTCAGAAACTTCTGTTATGTTGAAGGAAAGCTTAAAAGCAAGATACCAACCATCTAATCCAATTGGCCCATTCCAGATAACAGAGCAATCTGTCATTACTCCTCGTATTAAGCATTTGCCCATAATATATAAGGAAACTATTGGGCAGTTTACAGCAGACCCATTGAAATCAGGATAGCAATTTGATTGACAATATCTTATCAAATCATTTGCTTTACCGTCTCTATGGTCTGTTGTCCACATATCTCTATGAAGTTGGAATTCAAACTGATTTGTTCTAGGGCCAGAACTTTCATATAGCTGCCATGGTTCATATTGATAAAGCATGTCAGGCATCTGAGTATAGTTAGCTTTCCTGCTATCATTATATTCTTCAGGATACGCTGGAATATCAATTCCAGTAGGCTCAAGAGAAGAATACAATGTTATATCTCCCCAAGGTAGATTGAAGAACTGTGTGTTGCTACCGTTAGATCTATATCCGCTAACTATTTTAGAATTCCGTATGTTACTTACTTCGTTGAATATTGAAGGATCAATGTAGTGTGGAGGATTAGAAAGCATCGTCATTGCTTTGTTGTATACTGTTTTCTTTACCCCTTCGTTATTTCCCAATATGCTGTAAGATGTAGGAACTTCCATTGAATCAGGAATTTTCAGCATTCCAGGGAATGTTCCTAAAGTATCTAGAACTTTCCAATCATCATCACTCTGAATAGATGCTTTTTCAAATACATCAGAATCACTCGTCATGCCATTGAGTATTGTTGATTTTCTTTGCCAAGTTATTGACTTATTGGTATCAGAAATTGTCCGGTTGCATTTAGCGATAAAAGACTTTCCTATACTCGGAGTTCTTTCAATATCGTTTGCAACTAGCAGTCTTTCTACATTTGAGTCTCCAACAATGGATGCAACATCTTTTAGTTTTGTATCATTGGTAAGTTGTAGATACTTCATGCAATTTCACCTTCTTAAACACCTGCTGATTCAAGTCTCAAACTCTTTATAACATGAGGTTCTCCAAACATGGTTGCAGGTCTTCCGTCATATCTAGAATATGTTCCGTTCGGATTAAGGAGTTTAACATATCTGTTGTCTTCTGTTATTTTCTTTATCCATTGCTTGCTGATAGATAAGCATTTCTTCTTAGCTTGTTCAGTGAAGTCATCATCCACATTATCCAAATCTAACAAGACCAAAAGGTCGTGTCTGTCAATATCTGAAGAATGTTCTGAAACAACTACACCGAGCATATATGAATACACCCAATCTGGTAGAACCCTCTTATCTTCTTTAGATTTCTTGAAGATGTCAATATGAAATCGTATTGTCTGGACAAGGGTTGCATATTGCTCTTTAAGTGATTCATCTTTAACATAGTAGTTGTCAAAGAAGAATCCCTCATCGGAATCAGATTTCATGAATGCTTCTATCATTTCATCGTCTGATATCATATGATAAGGATAGTCGGGAAGATAACCTTCCCGAGTATACTTTATCTTGATGTAGTCGTGAACTAAACTCATCCGATTATCTTCCCTTCAAAAGGATGGAAGGATTCAGTTGCCCAACCATCAATCTCTGTACCATAGCTTACACCAACAACATTTGTAATGTGCTCGACATTTGCGAGGAATGAAATTGTTCCAGGCTCAACATCCTCATCATTTGTATTCCATTTCTGTGATAAAGCTGTGAATTTTGTGTCTATTACTATGTATCCTTCAGGTTCATCTGACGCATAGGCAGAAATGAATTGACCGTCTATCTTCACTTGCTTTGTCAATCTATTCTTAGGATACTGAAGTAACGAGTTGTTTGGTAAGTTGAAACTTGAAACAATTATTGATTTACCATTTGACACATTTCCAGTAGTTCTATTCTTTAATAGAATTCCAGCTCCTAGAATAGTTCCATCTGTATTGAATGTTAAACTTTGAAGAGCGTACAGATAATGTATGTCGTTATCTACCGCTTCGTTCCAGTAGTCTATGTCATTTGTTTGCGATATTGAATCAAGAGACATAACAGTCATGCCTGAAACAGTTAAGTTGTTATCTGATTCATCAAACTGTCTGTACCATAGCTTCAATCCATCAATGTATGTTAGATTCTCAATTACTTCTGAATCGTACCAAAGACTACAATTAGACAAATTTATAGCTGGACCTTTATCCTTGCTAAGAGCTAATGTAGAATTTATCTTTATCTTCTCGCAATTTACGATATTGACAATTGTATTTGAATCTGCTTCACCTGAAAGATTTATATTTACACCAGTTCCGAATCTACTGTCAATGTTTCGAATAGTAACTATTGACGCTTCATCTTCTTTAGGTAGCTCCAAGGTGATATTTATCATACCGTTATACTTACTATCGTTCAATGTATCAGAAGTAGGAAATGCGACACGATCGTTCACGTACTCATCAAGTTGTTCTTGAATGGACTCTGTTGTAAGCCCATTTCCAAACTCTTGATCTGCGCCAAGCTGATAGGCGAGCGTGCCTGTACGGAGTAAAGCATAATCTAGCAGTCTAAGATTACCATTCTCGTCTCTGTAAACATATCCACCATCTAGTTTCGTGTCAGGTACATTTAAGAACCCTCCAATTGATTCTTCTGTTGCTAGATTGATTTCTCCAGTTAACCAAATAGGATCTGAATACATCTTATCTGCATTCTTTGCTGAAACGGTGTAGAAATAATATGTTGTATCTACTGCCTGTGTATCCTTATCTACCTGGTCATATTTTATTACGATGTAAGATGTTCCAATTGCTCCTCTGTAGTTGCTTGTAGCTACTTGAAGCTGATTGTTATAAGTTTGTACAGATTCATCAGAAGAACCTGTTTCTGGAATTGGATCGTTTTTATCAGACGACCATTCAAACTTAGTTATTTGCAGATCAAGCCCAGAAGGAACATCTCCATTCTTGTTACTTGTTTTGAACTTAAATTGTGTAACAATTCCATCAATGATTATGTACAATGTAGAAGGAGATTTGGTTGAATCAGAAGAAGCAACAACTGAGTTATCCGTTCCTACTACTATATAATCGCCAATGCTCCAGCTAGAACTTATAGGGGGAAGCTCTTTTCGTTTTTCATCAGTTATAGTATCAATATATGCCCTTTGTTTTCCCTCTAGAATCTTTGTATGAATCTTTTCAAAAGCATCTTTTATCTTCTGAGTGTAATCATGATCAACAGTACCTGAAGATCCAGATGAGTAATCGGCTTTAGGCAACTTCATTATTCTTGGCTGATAGTAAAGCTGTTTACCGTCTGTATTCATCATTCCATCAATTTGTTTATGAGGAAGAGCTAGAACTACATTTCCGCTTGTGTCAGTTCCAAAGTTTGCATTAGTTACAGAAGGCTTTTCGGTTGTAGCCTTGTTGTAACTCTTATCCCATACAATCAAGCTATCTGTTATGTTGCACCAGGTGTCCTTTGTTGATGAACCTTTACCAGAGAATCCGTATATGTATCCCGGATTCAATCCATCTCGATTGATATAGTTATCAGACATAAGCTTACTGATATTTGTAATTCTATCAGCATCTAGATATCTACACTTATCAGGATAATTCTGAGATATGTTTGTTATTCTACCATTCTGATAAATGATGTCACCTAGCTTAATGTGAGCTGTAACTTGCCCTTGATCATCTTTGCAGTCAATAGGAAGTTTGAATTCTGATTTAGGCAGAATAACTACCTGAACTCCTTCAAAGTAGTTTTTCTCTTCTGCAATCATTGCTCCGGCCATTGTTTCTGTTGTGCTATACATTGCACGAAGACCAACAGAGAGCTCTCCTAGAAGAGGTTGCATAGAATTCTTTCTTAGCTTCTGATTTGCTTCACCTATATCAATCTTTACAGGTACAAGTGATTCAAAGTAGTGACCGTTGATGACAGCTCTACCTTCTGTTATCATTAGAACTTGGCTGTCACCGGAAGCTATCTGTCCAGAGCTTGTTGTAGTTCCAACCAGCTTAAAATCATCTTCTGAATTAACAAAAGACTGACCAACCATATAATGGATTCGCTTATTACTCTGAATAGGGCCTACTTCAACACTTTCTCTAGAACGAAGGTTGAATTCAGTCATTAGCTGACCGCCTGTCTTAGAGTTAGCTAATGGGAATATGTTTGTTGTTCCTGTTGAGAATCTTATGAAATTCATTTATCGCACTCTCCTATCAAGTGGATTCATAATTAAATGTACCTGTTGCCATTGCTGCTATTGCATCGGGAAGTGTAAGCCTACCAGATGTGTTATTCTGCTGCATTATGCTCTGAACAACGATTAGAATCTGGCTCAGTATTGCATTTGTTTGCAATGTAGGATCAGTCAGGTCTGTTGCAGCTGTTAGTGCATCTGCAAGTGCATAAATAGCATCAGAAGATTTATACTTCTCATCGTTCTGTATTTTTGTTACAGCTGCGTGATCATACGATTTACTATATAGAATATGATTTACGAAGTAATCATCAAAGGCTTGTTTGAACTCTGTATTCTTTGCAAGTATCTTAGAAATTAGATCGTTTCCTGCTGTGGTTAGGTCTATCATACTCTGCATTTGACTGTCTGAGTTCAATGAGAATGTATCGAAGTATTCTAGACCTTTGTCCCAGAAGGTTTCTTCTTTCTTTGCTTTTCTTGCTTGTTCTTGTCCGCCCTTAACTCCTTCTTTTGCTTCAAAGTAGCCCTGAAGGTCTGCTTCTGAATATCCTAAAGTATTAAGCGCTTTTTGATAGTCAGATATTCCGAAGTTTCTTGCAGTTGCTGCCCACTCATCATATGTCTTACCTTGGTCAACAAAACTGTCGATAGTGTTCATCATTCTATCGAAGTTTGATTGAAGAATCTGCTTGTTTCTTTCTTCTGCTGATTGTTCATTAGAAGAAGTAGAACTTCCAGAAGATACAGACATTGCTGTATTCTTTACTTTAAGACCGTAGCCTTGACTCTTTCCTACTGTGCCCCATTGATAATTGCTTGATGGACCATACGAAGAAGATTTACCGCCTATTCCATATTTGTTCGGATTCTTGCTATCTGTTCTAGAAAGCAGAAAGCTTGCTATGCCTTGTTTTGCAAGCTGACTCAAGTATGCACCAGGAGAAAGAAATGCTGATGTAAAATCACCTATTGCATAAGCTGTTCTACCTATAGCTTGAGCATTGTAGTATGATGACTCTCCGCCTAGAAGTTGAACAAGATTGGGAGTTAAGTTAAGTTCTTTTCCTCTTGTTGTAAGATTATAGAAGGATTGAGCATTACCTTGACCTACTTTGCCAAGCGCTAAAACTTTTGCAACATCATCTTTCGAAGCATTTCCTTCGGCAGTAGATTGTGCTACATTAGATACAGTAGTAATTAACCACCTTACTGGGTTCAGTATGTTCATTATGTTCTTGATAGTATTTTTGATACCAGCTAAGAACTCTAATGCTGAACCTTGGATTTCTACTCCATAAGTAGTTTCCTGAAGTTGCTGAGCAATCTGTTCATCCCACATATGCTGCTGAATAGCTCTTGCAGCTTCATTGTCCATTACAAGTGATAGACCGTTTTCTATCATGTACTGGTTTATCTGCTGGTTCTTTAGTATATCAGCATTAGTTGTAGACTGACCAGATTGAAGATTAGAAATGTTCTCATCAAGAGCAGCACTTGATGTATTCATGTTTGTAATTGCTTTTGCAAGATAGTTGAAGTCAACTCTTGCGAAAGCATCCATTGATACTCCGAATACATCTGAAAGTCCCTCTGCAACTTCCATGAAGTTGTCATTGGACATATTCTGCATCTTCGCTAAGTTAGTGAAGAGTGTCGAGAATACTTGTTGAGGGTTATTTACTAGAGCTTTTAAGAACTCAGTATTGCCTGCGTTGATTCCTGCAAGCGATCTTAATGCAACAATTTGGGAAGAATTACCACCTGTCGCTGCTTTTACTATTGCATCAGTCATTGAAGATGCAAGGTCAGGAGCAATTGCTCCCGTTACAGCAGATACTGCGGTCAGCACAGATGACAACTGACCCGCGTCTCCTTGTTTAGCTGCTGTTGTAATCTTTACCGCTTCTTCAAATAGAGACGAAGCATTCTTTAATCCAGTACTAAATCCTCCTGCAAGCTGTCTACTAGAGTAAAGTAGATTACTTGCAAAGTTTTCTAGCTCAGATGTTGCATAAGATATTGCTTCTGTTTCAGACTTTCCATTCTTTATTGCATTAGCTGCAAGAGAAGCATATGTTGATGAATACTGGAAGAAATCTTCTGTAGGTATTGCAGCATTTAGCTTTGTTGCTAGATATGCAAACTCTTCTGCTACTTTACCGCTTAGTCCAGATTCAAGAACTTTTGTTAAGTTTGTTGTTATATCAGAACCGCTTACATATTTTGATAGACCCTCTTGTCTCAGTCTTTCAGCATACGAAGCCATCAGATCTTGAAGATCTGATTTTGTGTAACCTTGTGTTTGGTTTATTGTCCTTAGGTTTGCGTCCCAAGCGTCATAAACCTTTTGAGCAGCTTCTTCTAGAATCTTGAAAGGCTGAGTTATGATGGTTTCTACATCTTGCTTAAGACGGTCCTTTGCAAGTTCAGCTCTTCTATCTTCAGAAGCTTGATCTCTTTTTGCACTATCCTTCAGTGCTTTACCGAATTTCTTTGCACCTTCAATTGCAGGTACAAGTGCTTCCGAGAATAGTTCGACTGCTACCATTCCTGCAACAATAGCAATGCCTGCAGGTCCTGAAGCGGCAGCCATTGAAGCAATTCCGCTTGTTGCTGCAGCAGCAGAAGATGTCATTGTGGCCATTGCTGTTGCACCTGCTTGAGCAGCTGTTCCAGCAGTTGCTGCACCTTCAGCCATTGTAGCTGCAGCAGTTGCAGCAGCCTCTCCAGCACCAGAAGCAGCTGCAACTCCTTGACTCGATCCAAAGACGCTGTTTATTATATTTCCCGCTTTTCCTAATATAGAGGATGCTCCAGAAGCTGTTTGTACAGCTGACTGCCCCTTGAACTTACCAGCTAAGTTTTTTAGAGCATCACCGGCTGCGGATTTACCACCGTATTTATCTGCACCTTGTTGAAAAGCATTAGAAGCAGATTCAAATATCTTTTGTTTTGCATTATTTAGCTTGCCAGTTACTTTCTGACCAAGCTTTGTGCTCTTAAATGCGTTCATACCAACTTTTCCAAGTTGGTTTCCAAGCTCACCTGGTAGGTCTTGTACGCTTACTCCAAAGTCTTTTGCGAAGCCTTGAACGACACTCGACATTTGATCTTTGAAGTCTTTTCCTAGAATACCTTCCCAGAATGCGTCTTCAAATCCATCGCTGAAGCTACCGTATGATTTCTTTCCTGACTTTCTACTTCCTGCGTTCTGAGCGTATTGATCTCCAAAGTATCCCTTTTTCTGACCAAATTGATCACGAGCAGAGGATTGAGAGAAACCATTTGCTTTCTGAAGGATTTGCTTTGTTGTTTGATCTATAGACTTAAGATAATCTTTTACTGAGTTCAGATTACCTTGGTTGTTCTGATTTTGCTGTTGCTGATTTTCATCCTGTAATCCTTGAGATTCAGAAACAAATCTTGATGTTTTATTTTGCTTGTTGTTATCAGCCATGTTGTTTCTTCACCTCTCAATCTTCTTTTCTAGTTATCATATTCAGAATTTCTGTTTTATGATATTATATAAGATTTCTGGATATTAAATTAGAGACGGGACTTTTACATCCCGTCCCTTATTGGAGGAAAATATCTATTTCGGTTTCTTACCTTGATTTAGTCTCTTTTCTCTTTCTCGAAGCTCTTTTTCAAATGACTCTACATATTTCTTTCTCACGAATATTGGTTGATCCATGAGCCATTCAGCTGAGACAGCTCCTTCAGAAGCTCTTGAGATAAATAATGTTTCGTCAATAATGTTTTCATACATCTGTTGACGAATCTCCATGTATGTTTTATTCTGGCCGTTTACTTCTATCGTGCTTCCATTGCCGTAGATCGTCCAAGGTTGGGCGAAAAAATCTTTCATCAACCAGAGCTAAAAATGCTGCCCCGTTGCTTCCGCATCTAGGACAAGTACAGCTACCTCCAGCTCTTAGACCGTAGTCTGTAAGCTCTGCTACTCTGTCCTTTAGGACAATGTAATCTGCAGATGATAGCTTATTCTTGATTGATACTCTTACATCGATAGGAGTCATGTTCTTTTCATCTCCCATTGATGTAATCATGTAGCAGATTCTTGAAAGCTCTCTGTTAGACTTTCCGGTAGGGCTTATAAATTGCTTATCTTTGTATGAATTTAATGCTTGCTGCATTGTCAAAAGATGTAGCTCTACATCACCGTTAAAATCAAGAAATTCATCAGCCTTTATCTTAAGTTTATTCTTGAAGTTTTCTGGAAGCGGCTTGCATTCTACAGATGTTAAGTTTACTCTATATTCTCCGTACATCTGTCCGCATTTATCGCAGAAGATAGAATTTGTTGTGAAATATGGTCCGTAGTTTAGAAGTCTTAAGCATCTGCAAATCCACTGGTAATCAATTTCGAGAAGTTCTTTTGTGTCAATTTTCTCTTCAATTGCGGAAGGAAGGATCTTGTCAATCATTGTTTGATCAAAATCTTCGCTTCCTACATAATCCAATTCAGATGCTGTCGGAATGTTCTTAAGTGTAAGTTCATCTGGAATGTTTTTATACAGCCCTGCGCCTAGAAGCTGTATCTTTTCAGATAACGCCATAAAGTAAAACCTCCAAAAGTTTTGTTTGGTTCTGGTGAATTTTTATGACTCACCTTCATTTGTATACAAGGTTCAAAATGATGAGCAGCTAAGTTATAGCTGCTCATAATTATTATCCCCATGAAATTGAAATCCTACAAAAATCACGACCAAAACGGTCATCGTTTCCGATACATATATCATAACCAAGATTCTTAAATTGATTAAAACATTCTACAACATCGTCATGATCATAGCAATTGGTAGGTAAAAGAAGACTTGTTTCATATTCACCTTTGCTTAAAGCTTCTTTTATTGACCGGTTTATCTTATTTGTCAATGAATTGTATTCATCACAAATTTGCTTAGCAAATTCAGCTGAATAGATAGTGTTTTCCATATCATTCATCCCACCTAATCTTGATAGATACATTGTAGTAACCCTGGCCCCAGTCATCTGTTTCAAGATGACGTTCTACTTCTACCTTGTAACCTAATTCTTCGAGAATTTCACGATATTTCTTCTTTGCATCCTTTGTGCACCGTTCAGATAATATAACTCGGCAGCTGTATTCTCCGGATTCAGCAGCATCTCTTATAGCATCAGCAATTTCACAGTAAGGTTCGTAGCTGTTAGCGTCATCAGAAAGCTGCTTTGCAGTAGAAGCATCTATGATCATTGAATTTTACCTCCTGTCGTGAATCATTTAAGATATTGTATTCAATTACTCCAATCGAACTGATCAAAACGAATATGCTTCTTGATGTAATCCAACTTTTCTTTATCATTCCATCTCTTAAAAAGATTCATATTGACAGTTGAGGCATCAATGTCCCACTTTCGGATGAACTCCTCGTAAGTTTCATCTGGGTCTTTTTTATAGAAGTCTGGTCTAGTTCCATCTCTAAAAGTTCCAGAGAAGTATTCGGTTGCATATCCACCAGTCTTCATAGGAACACAAATTCCAGGTTCTGCAATGATTCTCAAGATAGGTTTGCATTCGCTTGAATAGTCAGAAGACGGATCAATGTTTACTACATGATTGTTCAAAGTCATGTCATAAGAGTACAGAGAGTATCCATCTGCTTTTTCGTATTCGTCGTAGAAAAGGTCTCCTCCAATCCGAAGCATTTTACCACACCGCTGACAAATATGAATGATGTCCATGTTCTTTTCACAAGCCTCATCCACAAGGTCCCAGCTAATCATATGAATACGACCACATCTGCAAGGATAAACAGAAAATCCGTTAGACATAATATTACCTCCGAATTTGAATTCTATTGATATGTTGATTACTTCAAATCCTCCAAGCCCTCAATACTTCTCAGTGCTTTACAAACAATGTCCCAGCTCTCCTGATAGGTCTCTGCGCCATTTGTGAAAGGGGGATAAGGAACCAGGGAATTCCACTTAGCATAGTAAGTATCATAATGACGATTCGTATTAGTAGGAAGCATTCCCAACCGATACTGAAGATACATAGCCTTCTTGATGTAGTGATAACGAGTCATATTTCAACCTTCCTTTCTAACCTTTTAGTAGCTAACTCTGCATCTAGTAAGGCAAGTTTCCTTTACTCCGTTGTATTCGCCATTGGACTTAACTGTGCCTTTGATGGACTTTACTTTCTCTTCATCACACCCAGAAGAAGCGAACCAAGAGTAGACGTTACCTTCTTTGTCTTCAAACTTGTAAAGATGAGTGGTTCCGTACATGTTATCGAAAGAAGTGATGTACTTGAAGTTGACAACTTCAAATTGTACCTTGTCGCCTTCGTTGTACTTATGAGAAGACTTCTGAGCAGCCTTTGCTCTTTCAGCAGCTTCTTTGCGCTTCTTGTCTTCGATATCTTTGTGACGCATGTAGGCTTTGATTGAGGAAGTAACGAATCCGAGATCACTTCTTGCGAAGTAATCGTTGAAAAAGATAACCTCTAGGTTGTGCATATAAGGATCAGTCTCGTCGGAAAGGTTCTTGCACCAATTGATAGTTTCTTCTGCAAGCTTCTTGCTTTCTTCGGTAACTTCAAACTCGCAATCAAGCATCTCCTTCTTGATGGATTCGCTTCCAATGAACTTTCTATCCAATGCATCAACCTCGAAGTAGGTAAAAGCTCTGGTTGAAGTAGGATAGTTGCTGTAGCTGTTGAAGTATCCAAAACGCTTGACGCATTCTGCTACGTAAGGAAGATATTGAGAAATGTACCAATAAGGCTTCCCCCAACTTCCGGAATAAGGAGCTTCACCTTCGATAAGGTTGTCGAAGAAGCTGATGTATCTTGTTACATTTTCTGCGCTGAGCCCACAAGTGAAATCCTTCAGACAAGAAAGACCTACCTGCTTCCACTCACCTGTGACAGTGTTGCGAACGAGGCAGGTCTTGCTACGACGACGCTTACTGTTGCAATGTTCACAAATCGGATCTGAATTGAAGTAACGAGTAGGAATCTCTGCGTCTTTGTTGAAAGTACGGATGATGTTTCCGCCTTCCTTATGTTCGATAGATGCGATAAACTCCCAATCATTGAGCTTAGCAGTTCCTTCGGCTTCTACAAGAATGAATCTGCAGTTTCTCTGATTTCCTTCGTCATCTGTTACCTTTCGGATTTCACTTCCTACTACCTCAAACTTGAACTCGCATCCGAACTTCTTGCACTTGTTTGCGATTGTCGTGATCTTCTTCTGAAGACGATCGAAATTCTCTTCGTAAATTGCGTACTGAGCCATTTTGTTACCTCCAGGTTTGAACCTTCTTGATGTGTTGAGGGCCTTTGTTATTGTGTATATTATATAACGATTCTTGTGAAAAGTCAATGGGTTTGACCTTCGTTAATAGTTTCTTAATAATTTACATAGAAAAAGGGCAGGTTTCTCTGCCCTTTCAATTTTACTTACCAGTTGATCCAAATCCGCCATCACCGCGTTCAGTATCAGATAAGTTTTCTACTACTTCAAGATTTGGATAAATATATGGTACAATTACAATTTGTGCAATTCTATCTCCGAAGTTAACTTCTCTGACATCAAATGAATCATTATACAAGCAGACCTTGATTTCTCCTCTATAATCACTGTCGATTACGCCAACACAATTAGCAGGACGAAGACCTTGCTTTGTTGCAAGTCCAGATCTTGCAAAAACAAGCCCTACATATCCATTAGGAATTTCCATTGCAATTCCTGTAGTAATCATACAAGACTTACCAGGAAGGATTATTGTTGCATCACAAGCAAATAGATCATAACCTGCTGATCCATCTGTCCCTCTTTTAGGTTCAATTGCCTCAGTAAGCATTTTCTTGATTCTTACATTCTCAATTTTGTTACAATTACAACTCATTATAGCTAATCCTCACAATCATAAAAAGTAATTCACCTTTTAGGCCTCTTTGATTACAAACATTATGTATTCAATATATCTCTCAAATATTCAATCTCCATATTCAAGTGTAAAATTCTAATATCATTCATCAGCCATCAGTTCACCACACTTATGCTTATAGTAATCCAAAATTGCTTGTAAATCCAATGTTTTCTTTTTTAGGTCGCTAACTTCTTTATTAAGACTATAAACAATATCTGAATAGGAATTATAAACACTATTAGACATAAACACTCCAAAATTACAAAATGTTACCGATCCATTTTCTGCGATATGAATTGCTTTCATAACATCAGAATATTTACTACTAACCTTTTTCAGCTCTTCATAATCTCTTCGTTTGATCCACATTTTGCACCTCAACATAGAACTCTAAATTCCTAATAAGGAATATACTGCACTGCTATATTATTATAAAAAGAATAATTGAAACCCGAAATAGCTTGAATAATTTCGCTAACATATGCCCAGTAATCCCATAGAGAGTTACTACAAAATTGATACAAGCATGACCTGCATAGCTTTTCTGTTCCATTCTTCAACTTCCTACTCTCTACAAGCATATCTAATCAACGGCCTACTCCCAAACTTTGGTCACTGTCTCAATTCAGAAATCATTAACTATCCTCACAGTAAAATCTGGAAATATTGGCCAAGTTCCACCGTTTCGTGTCCCAAACCGTGGAACAGAGATAACCATCTTCTATGTGTACAGATTTAACATGATATACCTGAGGATTTGTAAAGACGCCAAACTGCCTTTTCATATGTTCCTCAAATTCGTCCTTAAAGACGATAGTTAATCGCATCACTCCACCTCCTTCATCTTTGACTAATACGCCAATCCATTCGCCTCGAACGAATACGTCATCTTTGCCCCAAATGGTGTTATATAAGTCCTAATAGGTACTGCAATCATTTCACGATGAAGTGCAGGTATCTATACAACCATCAAAATATCTCTTGCATCTTTTTTCGGTTGCCAATCACGACTAATTCTGTAATAGCGTGAGAAACTGTAAAACACTTTTACTGCCATAATTCAACCAAAGTTCGGACATTTTTTCAGCTGTGATATCTACTTGCCTCATGTTATTTCATGCATCCAGAATTCACGACAACAGACAGTGCAAATTACACCATAATTTGCGCATCCACCATATTTGTTCCTGTGAGAAGAAGAAATAGTTGAAGGACATATCGACAGTACTCCATCATCTCCGACTTGTGCCTCAGGCCACTGATCTAAAAACATGCTTTGCCTTGTCTTGCGTGGGTTTTCAGTAGACCACTCCTCGACCATAGCGATCTGATCTGTAGCACTCATTGTTGACTCTTGACCAACTGCGCAACTTAGTTCATAAGCATTAAAAGCAGGGCAACCTTTACATTCAAGAGAATTAAAACTATTGCACATCCTAGTTCGTTCCTCAACAAAATTCACCGCGTCCATTATTCTACCTTCTTAATATTTGAAATTTTCAATACATAGCAGTCTTAGCAATCATCTCCACAAATCGAAGAACTAATACCTACCCAATCATCATAGACAATGATAGGATCTCCTAGGAGCGTATCAGGTGCAACCTTATAGATTTCGCTAATATTGAAGACACCTCCGCAACATCCACAGATAATCTCATTTCGGTAAGCAACACCACCTTTGTAGCGCTCGTTCTTATAATCCCAAAATTGTACCTGTGTAGGAACCGGAAAATGATCATACTTCTTCATAATAAATTAGCATTACCCCCGAATTTGAATTCTATTGATATGTTAATTACTGTCTACATTGTATATAACGATTTTTTGATCTAGAAGTGTGTTCGTTTCCTCATGTGTCTTTTTCACATCAATTATCCTTTGGTTTGAGCTGCCTCTAAAAGGAAGCGAAATATCACGAAGGCTTTCTACATATGGACCATCAACTACTACATCTACAGGGAAAAAGTATTCTCTCAAGTTAAAATCATTTCCTGTGTATATCCAGATATCTTTCTTACTTCCAAACTCATGCTTTACTGCTCTGCATATATCAATCACTTTTGATCTATTTCTAGGAGACATTGGGTCGCCTCCAGAAATAGTTAAACCTCTGATATAAGGCTTTGAAAGGCATTTGATAAGATAATCTAGAGCGTCGTTATCAAATACTTTTCCAGCTGAATAGTCATGGGTCTGAGGATTATGACAGCCTTTACAATTATGATTACATCCTGATACCCAAAGGACAACTCTGAATCCTAATCCATTTGCAATGTCACATTTAGATATTTTAATATAATTCATATATCAGTACCACCTTAGAATGAATCGTGCTTTACCCGCATTTCTACTTCTTGTTGCTTACCCTTATTGAAAGAGGTTTCATAATCGTTTGTTAGATAACCAGTTACTCTTCTCAATCTCTTGATGTCCTTGCTACCGCATTTAGGGCAAGTATCATTCATTTCATCGCAATATCCACACTCCATACATTGGTCATTAGGTACATTTATTGCGAAGTATGGAATATCTTTATCCATTGCATAATTTACAAGAGTCTCAAGAGCATCTAGATTGTGTTTACAGCTGCTTCCTAACTCTACATAAGTTATACATCCAGCATTTGAATATCCTGTTAGCTGTGATTCGATGTCTATTTTCTCAAATGGATCAAGATGTTTCCAAACAGGAACATGTATAGAATTAGTAAAGAATTCCTTATCAGATACATCTTTTATTACGCCATACTTTTCCTTGAACTTCTTCATTGCGGTGTAACAAAGATTTTCAGCAGGTGTATAGTAAACTCCAAAGTTAAGGTGATAACCCTCTTTGAATTCCTTGCATCGTTTGTTGAAAAGATACTCAATTTCTTGTGCAAACTCCATACCTTCTCTGCATGTATGGTCGCATCCAAGCAGTATCTGAAGAGTTTCAGCAAGTCCAATCTGCCCAATAGCAAGAGTCCCGTGTTTGAGCGCTGATTCAATTCCTTCTTCGGGAACATATCCTGCCATCAAATTGTTTTCATACATGAACTTAGCTGAATCTGGAGATTGACTGCAGATCCAATTGTATCTTTCAATCAATGAATCTCTTGCATCTGATATTGCTTCGTCTAAAATAGAAAGGAATTCTGATTTCAAATCATATTCAGATTCTGATGAATTTGACAAATACGCTAGATTTTGTATTCTCTTTTTGGCCTCCATAGCCAAGGTAGGAAGAATTATAGTTGTAGGACAAATATTTCCTCTTCCATCTTTTAGCTGCCCTAATCCGTTTATGTCGTATCCGTTAGCTGTTCTGCAATTGTGCATAATTATGTCTGAACCGATGAAACTTCCTGTTTCAGTTCCAATGTCATAGCTATCAACAGCTTCCCAATGCCAGCAAACATCTACAACAGATAGCTCAAGTCCGTCTGCCCTGTACAGGCTATCGCCGGGAATGAAAGTATCTGCTCGTCTGAATCTGAAACCATCCCATAGCGGATGATCTTCGGTTACAGATAAGTCAAATAGTTTTCCAAATTGATCATATATGATATGCATCATTTGAGGGGTATTTAATTTATCGTTTTTGAAAATATGATTAACCTTAACCCACTTGTTTCCTCTATCTAGAACTTTTATGTCAAAATCCTTCAAGTCAATTATATTTTGATCTACAGACAGATCAAATCTGAATACAGGCTTTTCATATATTCTAGGATATTTACGAGATTTTATTTTGTAGTAACGTTTAGCTGTTCCTCTTACATTTATGTTAGGAACTGTCATTATATATTTCTTTTCTGCTTCTTTGTAGTCTTCGGTATATTCTAATACTTCAAATAGATAATTGCTAATATCTGGATCTGAGAATTTCATTCCGCAGTCCGGTCCGCCTTTTGTACGAATCTCTACTTTGTGCTCATTCCATCTCTGACGCATGTTCCTTGACGATCCAATGTATGATACATCTTGAGGTAGATATGTTATCTTATAAACTCCTGGAAGCGGTTTGCAGTTTTTGAAACTATGATCTTGAACATGCTTAGTGCTTCCTGGAAGATTCAACGGACGAGAAGAAAAAACTATCTGGCAAGGCCTACCAGAAATAGTAGAGTTACTTTTTGCTAGATCATACAGGTCGCTTATTCTTATATCAATAGGATCGCCGTCTTTAATTTTTACATATAGATGTTCATCTCCGCCTAACGCTCCCATCGTAGAAAAATAAGTTCTTGGATCGTTTATATCGTATCCAGCATTTCCAGACCAGTCTACATTACAGTAATTTGGATACAGTCTTAATGCTGTAGACTTCAATGCAAGCCTGAATAGATCATAATTTGGATCTCCTGGATGCCTATTTACTCCCTTCATGCACTGGAATATTCCGCAAGGGAAAATAGATGTTCTATTTAATTTGCCAAGACCTTCAATTGACAAATCAAGAACAGCTTTTGTTACCATTCTTCCTTCGGGCAAAGTACAAGTACCGTAATTGATAGAGGTAAACGGCAACTGGTTTCCAGATCTACTTTGAAGTGTATTTAAGTTGTGGTACATTCCCTCTGCTGCTTGATGACATTCTTCTTTTGTCATGTCCATAGCATATTGATACGCCTTTGGAAAATGGTGGTAAGCTTTGTCGTCAATTGACATCTCTTTGTTGTAGATGTCTAATCCTTTTCCCCTAAAATTTTCAATATATTTTACACCTTTAATGAAATGCTTATAGAAAGACTTTCTTACATAAGGAACCATTGTCCAGTCAAGATGCGTTGCGCTAACTCCACCAAACTGCTGCAAAGATTGCAACTGAAATATGACTGCTACAAGCTGAAAAGCTGTATTCAATGACCCTGCAGGTCTAACATCTGTCTGCTTTACAATGAATCCATTTGCAAGCAAATCGTCAAATGGTACGCTAAGACAATTATGATTTCCCACAGCATAGCTGTTGAGGTCATGGATATAAACACGATTGTCAATGTGATTCTTCTTAGACTTTTCGGAAACAAGAAAGTCAAGCGCAAATTGTCTGCAAACTACATCGTTAGCTTCCCCCATTCTTCCTCCGAAAGAATGTTCGTCTACATTTGCATTCTGATTGTCAATTTTTCTTCCAAGCAGTTTGTCTGCAACTGCTTTCATCAAGTCATCATACTTGTCTCTACTCATTGAATGAACTTGACGGTACTTGATATACTTTCTCGCCAATGCATACTTTCCTAAAGACATTATACTATCTTCTACCATATCTTGAATTTCTTCAACATTCAATGGTCTGTCATAAGTTCTAGCTTCCTGCTCAATTGATTTTGCAATGCCCTCGACATCGTAATCAAATAGCTTGTCATCTCCTTCAACCTCTGCATTCGCTCGGTTTAAGGCAGATATAATCTTAGCGGAGTTGAAATCTTCTTCTACTCCGCTTCTTTTGATTATTCGCATGTAATTACCTCCTGGTTAATATCATGTATATGTATATAAGGCTGGTCAAGGGTTATTTGACCAGCCTATAGACACAAGATCTTGCCTTGAAGATATAATATTTACTTATTACAATTCAATCTTCGTCGAAATACGAATCAGATTGTTTGATAAGATTTTCTACGAAAGTTCTCAAGTAGTCGCCCTTTTTGTCATCAACCATCAGATCTGCTACTTTAATCTTCATTATTTTCTTAACAACTTCTGGGCACTTATAGAAATTATCGTGGATAGCGAAGTCAATAGGGATCCATTTGAATCCGTCTTCGTCATGGATGAGCATTTTCTCTTTTTGAAGGTTATATAGGCCAATGCTTTCTTTACTAGAAAAAATTGCAACTGAATATGGAGTTTCATAAAAATTTGCATTGATGAAAACAGATCCATCAGGAAAGACATGAATTCCATTAAACTTTATCATCTTTTACCTCCTGAATAGACGAAATTTAATTTTTAGAGTCAACCATCATCTCAGAAACCGGATTTCTTCTAAATTGATGATACATTCTGTATAAATATTCATCTGAATTGATTTCTACCCAACCTGGAGTACCTTTAACATCCTTGAAGTATCTTTCGATATTGATTTTTTCGCCTTCAGGAGAAATTGCGTGAAGTACTCCAAGCGTGTCGAAATCTCCTCCGTCTTCGTCATAAAGAAATTCTTTGCAGTAAATTTTATACTGCTTAGACGAAGGCGAATATGGCATCTCAATAGGAAGCATATCGTCTAGAATTCTGCATCCATATCCGTGGAACACATTTCTCGGATCGTCTACATTGACGCAGACAGCTCGGTCAATATCGTTGTATTTAACAGACCCATCAGGATATACTTTCTTGAACAGCGAAGACATTCTAGAGCATTGATATTCCTTCACATCCTTTCTCAATCCTGAAACTTCATTCCATACGTCTTCTGTATCCTGAATGTCGTTAAGAGGGCGCCCATCAATTAGACGAATCAAAATTGATTTAGTTATAGAAATAGACATTCCTGAATGACCATCCTCGAGTAGGGACTTGAATGCCTTAAATGCAGATTCATAGCATCCTAAAATGTAATCATTTTCGCCTCCTTCTTCTTCAGGAGAAGACTTGAGACGGTTTCTTACAATCTCAATTTCGTTTTCAGCCCAGTTGATAGTACTCATATCACCTATCCTCCTTCTTGGTTACTTCCTTCAGATCATTGTATTCAAGAGGATAAATTCCATACTCGCAAGGAGCTGCACGACCTGTCTCAATCCAATGCCTGTTAGTTGCGTCTGTGCCTAGGCGTCCGTCAGTAGTTTCATACAACTTCTCTTCTCTACCATCAGAATATACGATAATATCCCCATCCTGAAGCATGACTCCATTCCTGTCGAAGTAGATGTACTTATCATTTAATTCATCATAAACCATTGTAGCCTTCAAATCCATATTATACCTCCTTATTAAGCAGCTTCATCATATGAAGGAAAGTTGTGTCAACAATGATGTTACCGTTCATTGTGTTAGCCCAACGAGTTTCATTCGTTTTAGATGTTACGCGTCTAGGACGGGCATGCCCAGCAAAATCGGCAGCAGCATTTACAACTCCCCATGCAGTGTCTTTGAACTTCAAGATGTCAGGAGCGAAGTAACAATACATGAATCCATCTTTCATGTCCTGAGCGTTGTTCTTGACTCTATCACTTGCATCGTCGTCAACTTTGAAAAGAAGATCAACAAACTGCTCTACCTCAGACTGATTGAAAGTAAGATTAGCAAGTCTATCTCCTACAACGCTTAGATCTTCCATGTAGCTGTTAGCGAGCGCCAGCGTACGCCTTGCCTCTTCTAGCTTACTATTGATATCTCCAACATGACGAGTCGTCCAGCAGCGCCGTGTATTGCTAAGAGCAAGGTTAAGTGTGTTATTGCAAACAACACGAACAGGCGTCATGCAAACTTTAATAGATCCTAGGCCATCATGGCTGTTAGTGAAGCAAACATACGGATCAACATAGTCTCCAACTACCTTCACCTTAGGCATCTTAGCAAGAAGCCAAATCTGCTTTCCGTTTCTAAGAGATCCTGCTGTCTCATACTTTACATCGTCAGAAATAAGCTCGTCAGTGAATTCGAAAGCTTCTGCATTCTGAACAATCTTGTACTTGTTAGAGACAATTCCTAGAACAGTGTTGTCACAGTCTCTAACATTTGATTTCCAACCTTCAATTTCCTTCCCCTCTGCAGTGAAAATAGGATTAGAAATTACATTCCAGTCTAGACCAGCAAGGTGAAGTGCATCTTTAGAAGTAGGAGCTTCCTGGACAATAGTTCCAAGACCGTGCCAAGGAACCTCACGTACGCTAAACATTGTTTCAACATTATCAGGCATATTTGTTACCTCCATCAAAATTTATCTACATTCAATATAACGATTCTTATTTAATTTTTAGTTATCGAATAGCATAGTACAATTTACACCATAGAATAGCAGTTTTTGTAAACTCTGGATTAGTTGACCACCATTGATTACTTGACATTATGGCAGATATCTTCCTATCTATCATGAATAAGTTCGCTATGTTGAAATTATTTCTATCATTATCTAAGAAGCATATCATATGCCCCTCTGGCACAGGTCCAAAGTTATCTGAATATATTTTTTCTTGAAGAGGAATCCAATATGGGCGCATGTATCCACTAATATCGCTTTTTTCTGGAACCTCTCTAACTTTTATGAAAGTACTAGTTTGTGATTTTCTAATTGTACCTATAGGAAGCTGCTCTTTTCGCTTTGATCCGTATCTAGTTACGCTAGGCTTTCCTTTAAGATGAAGTCTTTTATTACATTTTTCTCGTATAGACTCGAAAGACCGTGTTTCACGAAAAGATTTGTTAAAACAGTCAGCCATATCTCTATAGCAGGAAAATCTGTTGAAGTTTTCTACTAACCAGTCTTCTTGCTCTTTTGTAAAATATCTTTTACTTTTCATCACCGATCATACTATTGATTGCAGAGTTCTTAAGCTTACCTTCGGAAATCATCTTATCGCGTCTAAGAACAATGTCTGCATTATTGATCATCTGCTTTGCTAAACTAGAGATAACAGCAGCAATTTCAGCTGCCTGCTTCTTAGTTTCATTTGATGCTTCGGGATTAGTTAGAGCTTCAATCTGCTCTCCAAGTTTATTCTGAAGTTCAATTAGTGTCATAATTTCCTCCTATCAATATTCAATGTAGCTTTTCATCATTCTTCCGCAGTCAGGACAGAATCTTGAATATCTTTGCGACCACATATCACAACAGCTAGAAACAAATCCGGAACTTACTTTTGTTCCAGACCGATAGTGTCTTCTCCATTGACCAGGTTCGAACATATCTTCTTGAACATATTCGAAGCAAATTTCAGGTACAAGACACCAACCACAATGAAAAACACGCATCTTAATATCATTGTTGTATTCAACTTTATGATAAGCTACAATACAACCATTGTCAAAAAATGAAGTAGGAATTTTATCATATATCTTAGAAAATTCAATTCTTCTATTATCTTTTTCATCCTCTCCTAAGTATTCGTTTATAGATTTCTGAATATCTTCCTTGCTCTTAAGTTCAGCAAACATTTCCTCTCTCCTCAATTCGCTTGTTTACATCAGACAGCTTCTTATAATATTCTTTCTCTGCAACTGGAAAATATTTAGTTCGAATGTAGTTAATTCTACTGGGAGCGTTGTCATCGGTTTCTTCTGTCTGAAACCAAACATCGACTAGATAATAACCAAACATGTAGTAGCAAACTACAATTTCATTCATAAGACCCTTAACTTTGAATTCAGCCTGGTTAATAATTTTCATTCCGATTTCATCATCAAATGAACAATACCAGGACTGAATATCACTATAGTTGATCGGCTTTCCTGACTGCTCTTCGTAGAAGGTATCATCGCATCGATTGTATCTTGCGATGACATCCTCCCTCTCTTTACAAAGAGCGTGCCCATAAGTAGGCTTGTACTCTAAAGACAAACTGAATCTGTTGTGATATCTTTCATCATTTACAGGAACTCCCTGCTCATTGATATTGATCCAAGACATTTTATGGCCTCCTAGATTTGATTATTTTTGATTTGTATTACAATGATAATAACGATTCTTAAATAAACATAAAAATGACGAGCCCGAAAGACTCGTCATTCAAATTTGTATTTACTTAACCTGAATCCTTACTTCGCTTCCATCATTTTTAACAGAATATACAGCAAGATCAGAGAAGAACCAAGGAACTTCAATAACCTTACCGCTAAATCCTCCATAAGGTAAATCATACTTCGTTACAGAATCTTTATCCATCTGAACACGAACTTTATCTTTGAAAGACATCTTCTTCAAAATATCTTTAACATATTTACCAGATAAAGTATTTTCAATTGAGCATCTAACTACTTTTTTCAAAGTTTATTCTCCTTCCTATCAATAAGTAATAGTATGATCCAAATAGGAGAAGTTACACATAAAATAGGTAATCCTACTAGAATCATTATCAAAAAGATAACAAATAATACTATGTATCCAATTAAAGTGATTATTAAAGATAGTACTCCAAGCAATCCTTCAATGATGTCATCAATCATCGTCATTCTCCATGTCAAGAATAAATTCCTCAGCTTCATCCGAAGTTGCAAAATAGGGAGAGATTCGCTGTCCTCCACCTCTAACAACCCAACCGCTACCTGAATTAGTTATCCTATATCTGTGAAAATCATATCCAGATGGCTCACCGTCATCTTTAGAACATAAAACAGGATAGAATGTTTTCTTCATAGCTACACCTCATATTTTATTCTATTTCAATAACGATTTTCAAAATAATTGAAGGTTGTAAAATAAAAATAACGGCTGGCGAACCAGCAGTTAAATTTGATGAAGAATCACTGCAGATCCGAAGGTTTCAGGTAAATTGCTTTTGAAATCGTTATTTATTTTAACCTATTATCTTTACGAATTCACCACCTTACTGATGGAGGTAAAAAATGATAGAAAAAATTTGCAAAGAATGCGGACAGCCTTTTCTTGCTAAGAATTCAAGACAAATTTACTGTAGCAGAGAGCATTTTAGATCATGCCCAGTTTGTGGAAAAACATATAAAGTAAATAACGCTTACTTAAGAGAACCTGTTAGGGCTTGTTCTGTAGAATGCACTATGAAAAGAAAAGAAGAGTCATGTTTAGCAAAGTATGGATGCAAAGATCCGGGAAATTCTAAAGAGGCAATAGAAAGAAGAAAAGAGACCTGCTTGGCCAAGTATGGAGTAGATAATCCGTCAAAATTACCAGAAATTTCGGAAAAAATAAAAAAATCATTCATTGATAGATATGGAGTAATGAACGCAGGACAAATGGAATCGACAAAAGAAAAAGTGCGTTCTACTTGGGAACAGAAATCAGATGAAGAACTAGAAGAAATATCTGAAAAACGAAGACACACCTGTTTGGAAAGATACGGTGCTGACAATCCGTTGAAAATTTCTGAAAATGTTGAAAAAGTGAAGCAGACAAATTTGAGGAAATACGGTCATGAATGCGCTATGTGGTCCCCTAAAATAAGAGAAAAAATAAATGAGACCTTAGTTTCAAGATATGGAACTGCAGAATTTTGGACAAACCAAGATATAATTAAGAAAAGAATAGAAACATGCAGAGAAAAATATGGTTGCGACTACGCTATAGCTTATCCAGTTACTAGAAAAAAGATACAGGGTATCATAAAAGATAAATACGGTGGAATTTCGCCCATGCACAGCAAAGAAGTAGCAGAAAAAGTAAAGCAGACAACATTAGAGAGATACGGAGTATATCCGGTTTTTCTGCGAGAAGATGTTATGGAACTAGTTGCAGAAGACAGAAGAGGAAAAAGAATATCAAAAACTCAGCAGCAATTTAATGATATGCTAAATGATATTGGATTAGATACAATACAAGAATTCGTATTGAATAGAAAAATATATGATATTCGAGTATTAGGTTCAAATATATTAGTTGAAGTTGACCCATCTTATACGCACAGCCAACAAGACAATGTTTATCATCAAATATTAGATAAATTCTATCATAGAGATAAATCTAAAAATGCACTAGACAATGGATATAGATGCATTCATGTTTTTGACTGGGATGATAGAATAAAGTTAGCTCAGATGATAGCCAAGCCATCAAACAATGTGTTTGCAAGAGACTGCAATGTATCAATGCTGTCATTGAAACTAACTAATCAATTTTTAGATGATAATCATATACAAGGAGGTCTATCGTCTCAGACAGTTTGTATTGGCCTCTTTTTAGCGGATCAGCTCGTTTCTGTAATGACCTTTGGCCCATCTAGATACAATAAGAATTATGAATGGGAGCTGCTTAGATTTGCAAATAGATCAGATTGCAGAGTTGTTGGAGGGGCATCTAGATTATTCAAGTTATTTATGAAAGAGTTTCATCCAAAGTCCATAGTATCGTATTGCGACTTAGCTAAATTTACAGGTGATGTATATGAAAAAATAGGGATGAGTTTTGTAAGAAACACATCTCCCGCTAAAGTTTGGTCAAAAGATGGCAAGAAGATAACAGATAACTTACTGCGTCAACGAGGCTATGATCAGCTATTTGGAACCAATTTTGGAAAAGGAACATCTAATGAAGAATTGATGATTGAAAATGGGTGGAGATCAGTATATGACTGTGGTCAATCAGTATGGGAATGGATAGCAAAATAAAAAAAATAAATGGAGGATGGAACATCCATCCTCCATTAATTTTTAAGGTCACTGCAGATCCGAAGGTTTCAGGTAAATTGCTTTCGAGATAACGAGCGTGGTTTTTACCTTTACTACTTCTCCACCTGTTTGATTCTGGGCGCCATTGCTTAGACCTTTGATCCAAGTACCGGGGCAACGGATCACATCTCTAACATTTCCCTGGCCATCGTACTTGATGAAATAGACCTGACGCATGTACTCAGACGGTAATCCCATTTTTTCGGTATCAGGATCATAAACTTTCCGACGCCATTCACGAAGAGCTTCAAGTACATTCGGGCTGCAATAGCAATTTAGAGTCCATTCAACATCAGAATAATCAACCTTACTCGGGAATTTGATTAGACCGTTACCGTAATGTACAACGATTGAATCCTGCTCTTCAACCACTTCGCCTACTTCATCTGTTGAAAGTGTTAGCAGGTCTGAGAACTCTGTAGGTGCACTCCCATCCATGTTATATATGCGGATTTCAAAGTTATTAACTGTTAATGGAATAAAATTATCAACACCTAACATGTGGTTAGTACCTAATTTAAGCGGTGTAAACATTATTTATACACCCTCCTTATTTTTTAATTCATTTCTATAAAAGGTGAATTGGTTATTGACTTCTATGTTAATACATTATATAATTATATAACAACATTGAAAGAGGATGATACAATGCCTACTGGAACTCCTACAAGGATGAAAAAATGCTCAATATGTGGTGATATGTTTTTACCAAAGAAACCATCTTCTAGAATTTGTCCAAAAGATCACTTTTCAAACTGTCCTGTATGCGGAAAAAAGATTATTTGGAATACAACTAGAAAAGTAGAACCTTGTTCGAAAGATTGTAGAAAAGAAGCAACTCGAATCATGTATAATCAAAAATATGGATGCGATCATCCTATGCAGAATAAGGATGTAGTTGCTCATCATAAGCAATCAATGATAGACAAATATGGAGTAGACTCTCCGCTTAAATCTGATGAAATAAAACAAAGAGCAATTCAAACAAATAGAGATAAATTTGGTTCAGATTGGGCTCTAGGATCTTCAGAAATTCATGATAAAATAAAAGAAACTATGACTGAAAAATATGGAGCTCCTACATCTATGCAATCTGAGGAGATACGAAAAAAGATAGAGAAAACAATGATAAATAAGTATGGATATAAAAATCCAATGAAGATTGAATCATTCAGAAAGAAGATGGAACAAGCATGTTTAGATAAATACGGGTTCACTAACGCTATGAAAAATAGAGATATATGTATGTCTGCAATAAAAACAAGGATAGAGAACTATGGTGAATTTTGGCCTAAAGAGATTGATGATAGAGCAAAATCAACATTTTTATCTAGGTACGGTGTAGATAATCCGTCTCATTCATCAGAATTGATGAAGAAAGCAAGAGAAAGCTGTATACAGAAATATGGAGTTCCGTACGGGTGTCTTGTACCTTCAGCACAAGCGCACATAGGAAGGATTTCAAAAATAAATGTAGCATTTCATGACAACCTCATGAACCAAGGCATAGATAGCAGCTTTGAGTTTTATCTAAATGGAAAATTCTTTGACATTGCATTGAAAGACGAAAGAATATTGATTGAAATTGATCCATCTTATACGCATAATTGTTTGAAAAACCCATGGGGAGGACCAGGTGTTAAAATAAACTACCATAGAGATAAATCAATGATTGCTGAAGAAGCTGGATATAGATGTATTCATATATTTGACTGGGATGATTCAGAAAAAATAATTCAGTCTCTAAGTAAGAGAAAATCTGTGTTTGCTAGAAATTTATCTATATATAAGCTTAATACAAAAGTTGCAGACGAATTTCTGTCAAAATATCATTTTCAAGGAACTTGCAGGGGTCAGCTACTTTGCTTAGGACTGGTCAAGGATAACGTACTTTATCAAGTTATGACATTTGGTAAATCTAGATATGACCAGAGCCACGATGTAGAATTACTTAGACTTTGCTCTCTTCCAGGATACAAAGTTGCTGGAGGAGCTTCCAAGCTTTTCAAATTTGCTACTGAAAACTTTGGAGTATCTAATATAATATCTTACTGCGATAGATCCAAGTTTTCTGGAAGTGTTTATGAAAAAATCGGAATGAAACTAATTAGAACAACGCCTCCTCAAGAAGTTTGGTCAAAAGGGAAGAAGAAAATAACTGCTAATCTTCTTCGGCAAAGAGGGTATGACCAGCTTTTTGGAACTAATTTTGGTAAAGGATCATCAAACGACGAACTTATGATTGAAAACGGCTGGCTTCCTATATACGACTGTGGTCAGCTTGTATATGAATTCAAATAATAAATAAAAAAGAGCAGACAATTGATGTCTGCTCTTTAACAATACTTGATACTATTAAATGTTGCTAATAGCAAGCGCAATAAATATTCTGACGCTTTATGTATTCCAAGGTTTGAAATTTTGAATCTTCTCAAGCAACCCTTCAGGATGACCGTCAAAACAAATTGCTCTATCATCAATATAACATATTGCGGGAGGCTTCTTTGCAGTAATTAGGTCTACATACTTGAGCACACCATTATTTAGTAGGTAATCGTTTACGCAATCCATTCCTTTTCTTGAATTGCATCTAGTTGATACGACAACTACTTTATATCCATCATTATATATTCGTTTTAGCTCCTCCGCCATTCCTGGAACAATAGGATCATTTGCTACACCTTCACCTTGCCAACCTGATGTATACGAATGGATTACTCCATCAAAATCAAATACTACTGTTCCTTTTTTGTCAAATAATCCCATTATTCAATCTCCTTTAGAAATTTATCTAACTGATTCCAAATCTCCTTGATCCCGTATTTGTCCGTTGTAAAAAGTAGCTTGTTATTAGCGTAAAATGCAAATTCAGGTTCATTTGTTTCAGAATCAACTAATTCCTCAATCTTAAAACTTTCTGATTCAAAGAAACAATATCTATATTCAAACACCGTAAATCTCCTTACTCATCTTCTCGTATTTGAATTCATTCCAAGCTTCGTCTCTTTCTTTATATGCTACTATGCAATTAACTCCACGTTCTCTAATTTTATCTCGTAGTAATTCAGCTAGAAATTTTCCGGCCATGATTTTTCCGTTTGAATGTTTAATTTCGCTATCTTTGGGAACAGTAACTTTGATTTCAATTACGTCTTCAAATGAATTATAATTTGTTTGCTTGAATTCTACTCCAAAACATTTGAATGTATTTACTATGAGCAGCCCAACTTCAATCATCAACTATTTCCTCCTTGATCCATCGTCTACCTGCAAATACACATGTTCTTCCCTTTTTCTGTAGCTGATACATAATAGAATAGGCGTACTTATTTAATCTTGCGTCCATTTCTTTTACAGTAGGTCTCGTTTTTCTGTAGTATGTTCTCTTATATTGATGCTGGTAACCGTCTTTCAAATGGATTAAATTCACAGTCATTGTTATTTTGTACATTCACCTATCTCCTTGTAAAATTGATTCAGCAAGCCGAAATCAGAAATCAAGTCTAGAATGCAAGTCTGTTGACTGTTTCCGGGTCTATCTTCAGATAGATGTCACAGTACGTAGAGTCGAAATAATCATCTACTTTTTCAAGGAATGCTGGATGTGATGCTACAATGGATGGACCATTGAAGTAATTCCAGTTGTCTCCACCAATACGGGCGTGAACGAAGAGTACATCGTCTAGACATGCGTATTTGTTGAAGACTTTGATATTGTCAATGACAGCTTTTTTATACTGTTTGATGGCATATTTTGCAGTCTTGCGTTTTTTGCCGTGGATACGGTCCCAGCGAATGCTGATAGGGTATCCGTCTTCGTCAAGAATCATGTATTTCTTGATACGTCTGTCTGTTGCAGGGCATAATTCCGAACAGCAGCTGTAAAAGTCCCATGCTGGAAAACTTTCACATAAGTTCTGAACAGCGAGTATTTCCATGGAATGTAGAATTTCATTCAAATCAGTCTGGTTTACAGGTTCTTCGTTTTTCATGAGACCAAGTCCACGAAGTCTTGGAATTTCGATTCCAGTGGACTGTAAAACTGGCATTAGGTCTTCTATTTGTGAATATGCTGTAAGATTCATATTATACATCTCCTTCTTCTGCAGTGCCTCATTCGGAATGATGAGAGCATGTAGTTTTGACAGCTTTGCCTGATAGAGTTTTCTATAGGCTTCCCTGTCTTCTTCGTATCAATTCAACAACATACTTAGGAATTTTCATTTTTACTAATACTCCGATTCAACCAAAAACTTGAACTCACCGGGATTTAAGTCAATCTACTTCCTGTGTCCAAAATTCGGCGCGGCATTCTTCGCAGCCTTTATAACAAGGCCCATCTTTCCTACGCATTGTCTTATCTACCTCACACGGGTAAATAAAAAGTATCCCTTGGTTATCAACTTGTGCATTAGGCCACTGCTCTATAAAAGCACTAAGACGCGTCCTACGTATGTTATTTTCGTACAATTCCCTCATCCTCCTTTAAACATATATGATTAGTTTGATACATCCGTTACACATTAAGAATGGCATGAATTGCATTACATTCATATTTTGATATTGACTTGTAATCGCTTTTGCAATGTCCATCTTGTTAAGCATGACGCCCTTATGATCTCGAAATTCTACATCATAAACATTCTTGCTATGGATGAGTAACTCATATACAGACATATTATCACTCCTTATGCATCAAAGAATAGTAGTTAGAAATGTTTTCAACGATTTTTAGAACAACTTTGTTCAAATCAGTATCGTTGTGTTTAATTGCGTCACAAACAGCATCTGCATAGATATCCATAGGCAGCAGCTTAACGACATCGCTCATTGCTCTAGTATATCCTTCAAAAGTAACATGACGAAGGAAAGGAATAGCATTCCAATCATAATACTTAATGATTCTTGAAAACATCTCGATATCATCACGCATGATATCAAAAATGTGCGGAGTATCGACACCCTTGAAGTTACCTCTATACACCTCAGAAGTATGTTCTTCATAGTTATAACCAATAACAAGGTCATCATCACTGACAAATGCGTACCAGCCGACACCGTCGTGACTAAAATCAACCTTAGCTGTCATATAAACATCCTCCTAAAAACAAAATCAGTGTAGATATCTAAATTGATATCTACACTGATTATAACGATTTTTGTTTATTTATTCTGCTTTGTACTCATCGAGATCAACAGAACTAGGAAGAGCAATAAGATCGATGTTTATGTCATTTATAACTCCGTTGACAGTTAAATAGATTTTTCCGATGACAGAGTTGATATTCACCCTATCAAGACCGTTTACATCGGCTGCCATCTTGATATAGTAGTCCTCGATAGCTCCTTGATACTTCATTGTATCGAGTAACGGAGTCATACCAGCGTAGAAGCTGCTATACGCATCCTCGTTGTTGTATTGGAATGTGATGTTGATACCGCATCTATATGCTTGATCCTCGACAGCATTGACAAGCTTTCTAGTAGAAAGATTAGCAAGAGCTTGATATGTTGCTACAGGCACCTCAAATAGAGTACTATTGCCCCATAAGCTCATACCCATGTCAGGAATATCTGTAATAACATTAACTCCTACGCCTTCTGTACCCTGCCAATCATCTAGAAGATGCTTGTTTACACTGTAAGCAAGCTTTCCTATCTTCAGGTTATGTCTACGAGTAGTAGGCAGAGCCCATTCATACTGACTTGACTGATTCAGGATCATCGCTCTTTCTATCATCAATGCCATGAAAGAAGGAGAAGCTTCATTCTGCTTAGAAGTTCCAACATAGATGTAATTGCCCCAAGGAGCAAATAGAGCAGAATGAGATGTATAAAGGCTTGCATTTAGATCAAAGCTTGTGTTGTCCGGCTGGAATCTTGCAAGCATCTGAGAGTATCCTTCCTGACCATCCTTCTCGTTCCATACCTTAGAACGAGGAAGGCTCTTAGGAATGTCAATGTAAGCAGTACCACAACGACTGTTATATGCTACATCCATCATTCTAATGTGCAGAGGAGAAATGACAAATTTTGTGTTGGTATCATCATATGAATAATTTTCAACTACAGACGAGAAATCTTGATCGTCCCAGCCTGGCATAACAATTCTGTTGTAGTTATAAGACAGCTTATCTTTAAGCTTATCCATTGCAGAGTATGCAGCGTTGTAAACCCATTCTTTATAACGAATGATAGCTGCTTTGTTTTCATCAGATGTAGTTAACTCAGATAGTCGGGCTACATAAGCTACTCCGTCGGAAGACCCAAGAGCTGTCTTATAACGAAGAGTAGCGAGATCTGCTGCTTCTTTCAGCATAGCAGCGCTTTCACCGTTTGCAGATGCGTCGTGTCCTCCAGCAAGATCTACGTTCACTGTACCGGATAATGAAAGCGCATCTGTAAGGGCATCATAGCCAGAAAATTGTACGAAATTAGACTCAATCTCGGAAATATGGTAAAGTGAATCATTTGAATTTGCTACTTCGAAAACAAAGTTCAAATTCTCTACAGCTGTCTTTACTCCAGACGCATCCAGGACATAAACAATCATGTTCCAGTAATCAACTTGCTTGGTCTTTCCGTCAACCAAGAAAACTGAACGAGCTTTCTTAAACGCACAACGAAGATTGTTTCCAAAAGTTCCAGGGTACTTTGCTTTGATGATAAGATTGTTGCTATCGTCAATCTTAAGTGTACCTTCAGAAGGAGTACCAGGGCAAACTCTGCATGCAAGAACATCGTAGCCTGCAGTAAGAAGAGTCATTGCCATCTGATATGAAAAATCTTTTGCTGAACGATAATTAGAAGCAGGACCCCTATAAGTAGATACAAAACTCTCTAGGCCTTCTTGAGTAGCAGCGAAATGCTCCCAACGAAGATTCTCTAGAATATCATCCTCTGTAAGACCTTGTTTTTCTTTGTCAAAGTATCCAGGACCCCAGCAGGAAGTAATAGGCATTGCAACTGTGCAATAAGCGTTAGTACCGATATTATAGCTGTAGCTTTGGCTTATCTCATTGATGTTAATCTGAGCCATCAGTAATTCCTCCTTGCTCATTATTTACTTTAATAGCAGGTGTAGATTGTGCTTTCTTTTCCTGCTTAACATGATCAATTCGTCTGACAGGCTCAGATGGCTTATCGCAACGAACCATGCACAATGTATTTATAAAATCTGGAACAGGCTTTATTTCTCCTGGACCAAATTCTATACCATGAAATGTGAGCTTCCTAGATGATGTATTTTTATAATATATCACTATTTCCTCACCTCTTTCTAAAAGTATACAAGGTTCAGCATTTAGGATTTTCTATCTCTGTGACGAATTCTGTTCGTCTTATCCTTACAGGAGTGTAACTTACTATTACCATTCCCTCTGTTCTAACAGGAATTATTGATTCATATAGTGTTCCAGATTCTGCATATTGCGAATAACCAGATGTTCTTTCTATTTCACCATCTATGCATATTCCAAACCTGATTTTTCTTTTTACTTCATAAGGTAAAGTTATAGTAAGGAAATACATACTAGTATACTTAAATATGATTTCTCTTATCATCTCATCCATGTCAGCTTGATTTGTAGTAAGAACATGAATATCGTATGACTGCTTTATAGGAATTACTTTTTCGTTGTAAAATTCATTATCTTTATCATTTACAGCTACAGGAACACCTTTGTGAATAAGCGTGAAGTTTGTTCTATCAGTGTCGATAGAATAGTTGTCAGGCCTGTTCAATCCTACTATAGGAAATGTAAGCTGATCGTCTTTTACTTGAGCACCAATGCTCATAAAGCTGTCAACATCAACTACTTTAACATAAGGATCAGGCATGTTTTCAGGATTGAAAGATTTTCTTAGATCATCGGCTATTGACTTGTCATAAAGATAAATCAAATTTTTCACCTCTCTCCTGATTGTTCTGAAATGTACTGTCCTCTGTAATCGGTAGGCGACTTCATGAAATGATTTGACTTATTGAAGGTTCGCTCAATTTCTTTGTCTGTTCTACCTACTATCTGTTTTTCGTAAACAGGTACTACTTGACAAACCAGATGATCAGCAGCTTGCAAATCATATGATATCTCAGTTACTCTGAATACTCTTTCATCTACATCAGCATATTGACCTGATATTCTAAATACGCTATCTTTCTGAAGATTAGGCAGATTGAAACTGCAGTGAATCAAAAATGGAAGCTCTTTATCATTTTCAACAACCCAGCCCATTCGTTTGAATGTCTTCACTTTAGGTGAGCCTTCAAAAAATACATGAGTATCTATCATATCAGAATAACTGTCGATAACAGGTTCACCGTGAGTGTTTGTCGAAGCTAGATTAGGAAACTGATACCTACAAGGTACACCTTGCATCTGCAATGCTTCGTCATAACGCTTTCGCATTATGATTATATCTCTACCTATAAGGTTAGTGCTCATTGGCAACACCTCGAACAACTTTTCAATATATCGTCAATATTTGATATGTTGTTGTATAACCATGACCAATCGAAACTTCTTTGTTCGCTAACTTTAGAAAGATTAGTTACAGAACCGCTTGCAAGTCTTTCTTTGAATTCTTTCATAGAGCAAGAATAGTTTGCGTTCAACCAGTATGGATTATATGCAGACATGAATGCAACTACGTAATTATCAGAATGTTTTCTTCCGTTTGCGTCATATTCATACACACTCATTATTCTTATCTTATCAAAATTCAATCCTGCGACAGACATTAGATAAGATATCTGAGAACCGGGAAGATTTGATTCGGGCTTGTAGTCAATCAAGAATCCGTATTTGGCCATCTCTTTAAGAACTGCTTCTTTATCCATATCTGGATCTATTTGTTCATCAAATTTAGAAACCAAGTTTCCTTTGCTCTTTAGAACAGTAGAAAATAGCGTTCCGAACTGCCTATGGCATACAGCAATTCTTACCCCAGTTAGCATATCATTGTTTATAATATCGGTAACAGATATCCATAAATCTCTGCTGTTATTTGATAAACATTTATTAGCTTGGTGCCAATCTGATATTCTGTATCTTAAGGGTGCAGACATATTATCACCTCTTAACCAATAGCTTCTGATTTATTTCGTTTTTCTCTTTCAACATGGCATATTAGTTGCTGCTGAAAAGGTTTTAGGTCTTCAACACAAGCTGATGGATACTCTGAAAAATATCTAGCAATTTGATCAATTCCAAGTCTGTAGTAAAGTATCTTCATATCTTGATCAGAAACTTCAGGATGCCTCTCCCTAAATATGAAATACCTTGTAACTACACTACTGCAAGACTTGAAAACTCTTGCATCTTCTTTGCTAAGATCAGCCTTTTCTATTATTCTGAAATTATTAGAATTATAATTCTTTAGATCGCTAAAGAATAGAGAAATTAGTTCTGAATTAGAAGCCACTGTCTCCACCCTCGCTTTCTGTTACATCAATGTTCCATGTCATTGTTTCTGATCCTAACTGAGGGAATGTCTCCTTTAGTGCTTCTTGTACAGCTTTCATGTAAGGCTCTTTGTCTGTTACTCCAAGATTTTTTAGCATGTCTATCAAGCTTTGCGCTTGACTTACAGAAGCATCACGCTTTTCAGAAACAACTGTTGACATATTTGTAACAATCGGCTGCATCTGAAGCTTGAATTGATCTACAAATCCATTCATGTTTCTTGCCTCAAAATACTTGTTTATTGCATCTGTCCAGCCTGAAATATAAGCTGTTTCCAGTCTTTGCAATGAGTTAGCATACAATGCTGATCTTTGAGATAGAACAGAACCTGCACCGCCTAGCCCCTCATTTGATGAAAAGTTCATTGCTTCTTTAGGAACACCTAGAACTGAAAGCTTTTTATCTTGATAATGATCAAGAAGTTTTGAATCAGACTCTGTTGCATCTGACATATTCAAATCTGTTATTGAAATTGGGTCTTGACCATTTATCCTAGGTAGATAAATTAAATTGTTAGGAGACTGTGGGTTAACAAAGCTTTGAGCGTCTCCGTTTAGAGTATTTATAGAGAGCTGCTGCTCAATAGCATCCTTTATCATCTGAAGAGTATCCCTTTGTTCATCCTCTTCGGCATTTCCGCACTCGACATTTATGAATCTTACAACTCTTGACAAAGAAGAAAGAAGTAATGCATCTTCTAGAAGACCTAATGTCTGTGTTGGTTGAACAGCTTGTTCCATAAGCGGCTTTGCAAACTTGATGTCATAAGTGTCTACATCGTTGTTCTTGCCTTGAGCATCAATTGTATAATCTCCAAGCAATCCACCAAGAGAAAAATGTATTACAGATGAAGACGGATATCTTACATAAGTGGTTGTTTGTTCATCAGGCTGAAGAATATATCCTTCATCTACACCCTCCTTGAATAAATGTACAATATCCTCAGGAGGAATCTTATATGAAGGAACAATATCAAATTCTGAATTTGGAATTGTGTTATTATCAAGAGCTATGTTTGCCCTGTTGTAATTTCCTATAGGCCCTTTGTAAAGATCAGTTGTAGGAATATATAGATTACCAATAGTAGCAAGTTCTAAAATATGATCTCTGGCGTAGCTATTTATTTCCCATCGTTTGAAAAGAGCATTTATTACCTCTGCTACTTCTTTTTTATTCTTATCAACAGGCACAGCCCAAATTATCTGCCCGTCACTGTTTGTTACAGTAGCATCTGTAGCATAGTAGGAAAGAGCAGTAGCTACTTGAGAATCTCTTGCAAGGGCTCTCATAGCATCAATCTGAGTTTTTATGTCTGAAAAAGAAGAATTTCCTCGAATGTCAGAAATCCTGTATAACGAACCTGCAACCATATTCCGGAGATACGAAAGTTGTTTCTTAGGCTTAGGTAACAGTTTATCTATCCATCTGTTAGGCATCTATTTCACCTCCATCAAACTTATTGAAGGTTCTGCTGTATGTCAGAATCAATATCATAAGTATCAAAAAATGTTGATTCTTCCATAACAGGAATCCGAATATTTTGAGCAGCTTTTACGTTTCTTGCATTTATTCTCTCCAGGATATCACCAATTACAACGCAATCAATGTCAGCTCCAAATTTGTCGGTAACCTCTGCACCGTAACTTTGAAGGATACTTATGACAGAATTCATATCACCATGCTTGAACTTTCCAGTTAGATAAATCTTTTTATCTCTGAAAATAGGAGGGCCATCAAACAATTTATCCTTGTAGGATGGATTGTATCTAGGATTATCAAGAATATTTATAATATCTGCTACATTTTCATTTTTAGCTAACCAGTCAAGCATATCATCGAACTTTGAATCTGTAAGTTCAAAATCTGTCTTTGCTCTAGAAGGATTAGAGATATAGTACTTCAAGCTGTCTACATTATTATTACATCTATTAACAAATGATGAAATAGTGTCATCGCTTCTTGCAGCAGAAAGAGGGATAATTGCTCTAAGAACTGAGTACAACGATGCGTTCAGATTGTAATCTAGATATTCGTCACAATTGAGAATATCTCCAACCGAAATAATTTCATTGTTCTTAACCTTATTGATATAACTTTTGAAAGTGATTTCATGCATTCCAAATGCTTTTAGAATGTTATTAGCAGTAAAATATTTTAATGAAAGGCAGTTATCATCATCGCAGTGCGTGTACTTTTTGGGAACATATGTTTTACCGCATACAGGACAAGTTATTTCTGCATTGAATTTTGACTTTGTATTATCATTCCAAGAATAGATAATATGATTATTATCATCAATGTAGAATAGACTACCGGCTCTTAATTCGTTAGCTGTGACATCATAGTAGTCAACTTCTACTTTCTCATCTGACTCGGTGAAAATTATAGCTTGAACAGATCCGTTATCAAGAAGATTTTTAGATACTCGCTTACAAGTATGTTGAATCATAAGTGTATTTCTTACTATCTTTTCTGAACCTCTCCAAATGAAATAGTACATCATTAGAGGATATTCAAATTGATATTTCCCGCTCCACATTGTATTGAATGTTTTCTCATTTATTGTAGCAGGAACAAGCTGTCCCATAATAACTTTGAATCCATTCATCTTGAGCCACTGTCTTACAGGACCAGCCCCATGGAACATTGTTGCATTACTTTCTACATCAACTGAAAAGAATCTATATTTTCTAGAATTATGCAAAAAGTCAGTTATCATCTTATTTACAACTTCACTGAAAACAAACCCATCGCATGAAATATGAGTTCCAGAATATAGAACACCTTTTACCCATGTCATACCAATCTTGATAGGAACCTTAGATGGAATGTCTGTTTCCGATTTTATAATCTCGAAAAACGAGCTCTCTAAGATAGTTTTATGATTATCATAATTAAGATAAACCTTTGAAAGCCACCCATCGTTGTATTCAAGAGTAACAGGAACTCCAACAGGAACAGGAACAAGGTAGTCCCCTGCACGTAGACAGTTTCTTACGAACATATTTTATCGACTCCTTAATTTTTTAATATATCATCTGCAATGCAGTTGATTATCGTCTTGTAGGAAAATTAAATCCTGGCATATTATTTCTACTATATTGTCTCTGTCCTGAATTTACAGAGGCAATTACGGAAGCAACTGATTTAGGTTTAGGCTGTGGCAAAACTTGATCTTCAACAAGATTCCAAATAGATCCACACAATCCATCCGAAATATCTTTTGATCCGTCAGACGGGTGATCTATTCGATTGTTTATTCTCTGAAGATTTACTAATTCATCTTCTTGAAGCTGATTCTTAACTAACTCAATTCTTTGATCATATATTACATTCTTCAAACCTATGTATGGTTCTTCTGATCTATCAACAGATATCTTCTTAGTGTTGAATCCTTGTTGAGAAAGCATTTCCCTGACATAGCTTGACTGAAATTGGTCAGTTGAAACTACGCCTATATTGAAGCCGGATCGTCTTAACCAAACTAAGAAATTTATCACCTTCTGAAAAGACATTCTGTCTCCTCTAGGAGCTTCTATTCCTACAGCAAATACTTCTCTGAAAAATGGAAGAGAAAGCTTTCTTCCGTTTATATCTTCAACTATCTTTGATCCGTCTACACAGCTTCCTACAATTCCTTGTCTATCGTTTACTTCGGCTAAGTCAAGATGTATAGACATATAGCAACTTTTTAAGTTACTAGGAACAACTTCAATATGAAAATATTGCTGTATTGTAGCATTATCCTTAGAGCCAATTTGAATAGTGTCTGTAAAGAATGGATTTTTCCTATCTTGAGACACTACAGGAGTTATTGCTTCCTGAGTTATGAAACCCATTGATCCTACAACAGATATGCCTGCTATGTCTCTTAAAGATATGTCATAATCTGCAAGAAAATTCTTTCTTAATTCTGCAGGAGCTTCGATTACTTGATATCCTTGTTCACGATATTCTTGAAGATGAGCTTCGTCTTCGTTCTCCTTTGGGACTACGAATCCTCTTTTGTATCTGTCGCCAACTGTGAAATAAAATCTTTCATCTGAAAACATTGACTTTGGAAGAATCTTCCATTGAGGTTCATCTACTAAATAAAGATGTGTGTTTCCTGAATTAAGCTGATTTTCTATATGACCAGATAAAAAGTCTGAATCAGTGTTCTTTGATGAACCGGTTACAAGTTTTCCATATACTTCTCCACCAATTCTAAATGTACCAGAAATACGAGCATTGATTGTATCGTAAAGTGCTTTCATCGAAGATTTAGCTTTGTTTATATCTTTTACACCGGACTTAGCGAAGTTACACTCGTCGATGAATGCGAAAAAACAATTGTGAGATATTATAACAGAGTTAGATAGGACCGCAAAATTGTGATTAGGCTGTACATTTACTACATCGTAAACTGGAATTTCCTCATCATGATGTATTCTCTGAATTGATTTTATCTTCATACATCCACCTTCTGTATCTTACCTTCCAGTCCGCTATAAATCTTAGATGATTTGAACCCTTTCAGATACAATGAAGTTATTGTAGATCCTACTACCTTTGGATAACCGTTGATCCTTAGATATTCAGCCAATTCATTAGCACTGTCAAATCTTTTGTTCTCATATTTCCAATAATATTTTTGATTTGATTTCTTTATTGACTTTCCTACTTCCGGATTTCTGCCTAATTTCCAACCTTCAGATAGATACTTGTCTATTTCAGACTTACATATCTTCCTGCTCTCAGAAGATCTATAAACATAAGTGTCCAATATATTCAACCTGCCTATACAAAATCCTTCAGGCAATTCTGAGTCACGTTGAATAATAGTTTCAAATATTCCGTTGTTTATCCATACAGGATCAAACCCATTAGCAAATCTAGATTTTTGACTTTCTGATAATTTGATTTTTGCCTCTTCCGTCATAGGTATTCCTTTACGACTTTGTGACATCTTAAATACTCTCTCATCAGATTCTTTTGTAAGACCTTTGCACCAGCTAGGTCTGCCAATCATCTTGTTCCTAGTTTCTTCGCTTATCTTTCTACCTCTTCGCTTAGCACATTGCTCTTCAGAAAGCTTTCTACCCTTATTAGCTTCTGATATCTTCTTTTTCGTTTCATTCGAACACGAGTGCCCTTTCAAACTATTAGACAGCTTTATTATGAAATCTGCATCTTTAGCTCTTAATTTCATAATATCTGATAGCTTTTTCCGTGTTTCATCATCTGGAGTAGACCAATTTCCTCCAGTGGTGTGATTATATCCTTTCTCTTGATTCATGGTATCATACTTAGATATTAGATCAGATTCCATTTTACATGCTGCTTTAAGAGAAAGTCCGGATGCAACAATTATGTGCTCAAAATTATTCCACCCGTATTTATCTATAGCTGACTTAAAATGTTTGTTATCAGAATATCCGCTTCCACCTGCCCATCTCAATTTAGGTTCTTGAGATGTTATACCTATGTATCGTTTACCATTTGGAGATACATGCATGTAAACCGTAAATTCTCTGTTATAACAATTGAAATTCATTTGATCCACCTCACTTATATCTAAGGTTAGTAGATCATCCGAACTTGTCAATTCTTGAAGCTCTTTATAGCTTCCATCAGACAACATTATTTTGTGGTCAGGTGTCCCTTCAATTATGGATCCATCTTCTAGCTCTACTCGGATTGTCTCATTGACAGTTTTAGTTATAACCACATCTGCGTTAGTCTCTACAAGTGATCCATCATCTAACAGTTGATATATTACCTGATTTTTACCTTCGCATTCGCTAATTAGCTTATATCCATCCGGTGTCAATAGCTTAGTATTTCCAACAAGACATTGACGGCCTAAAGCCTGAGACGAGTCAGATACACCAATTATCTCAATTTTATCTCCTTCTGGAACATAGTAGAAATTTCTATCACTTTTAGAAAATTTACCGTGTTCTTGGAAATAAGGACTTGATCTCAATGTATCATTGAATTCTCTATAAGCAACACCTAAAGCTAATTCTTTTGTAAGATTTGCAAAAACAAACGAAAATTTTGAAATCTCCTTCTTCTGAAAATATTCATGTGGGTTTCTATAACACATCAATCTATATAGCATATAACATCCGATTATTATAGCTGTGGATGTTTTACCTATACGAGTTGCTCCGCTTAAGATTATTTCGTTGTATCTGTTGCCTGAATTGAATATTTCTCGTAACGATTTACGCCAGAAAGGATAAACAGCTTTTCCTTGTCTATTTGCAGATCCTAAATAATATGGATCGCATATGAATGTGTCAATACTCACCGGAACCTCTTTGAAATCCGCAAGCCATATATTTTCATAAGTTGGAGATGAACCAGTTGTTGACAACTCAATCAAAATCTGTTTTAAGTATCTCTGCTCTTCTCTTGAAACAGATGAATAAATTGATTTTATTCTTTCAGGGAGGTTGTCAAGACTCTGCATCTTCGTCAATTTCATCACCTGCTTCTAATTCTACTAATATAGCTTGAGCACTTGTTCTAAGCTTCTCTCTTGATTCTTGTGGAATTAGATAGGCTGTAGAATCAGCTTGCTTACTGTTTTCAACTATTTCAGGTATTGAAAATGAATCTATATTCATGTACGGAGCAAGCAATTTCTGAGATTGAAGCATATTGTCTTGCAGCTGTGATTGAATTCTAAGTAACATAGCCCATGTAGATGGATTTGCTTCAGCCATGTTATCTATTGATTGTTCAATTGATGAATACAATTTGTCTTCTAGTTTATCCATTAAATCTAGATATTTTATCACTCTACTTATTTGATGATAGATTCTCATTACAGTTATCTGTTGAAGCGCCTGCTTAGCAGTGCTGCCTGTAGAATCCATCGTACATGACAGTAGGGAGGTGCGCATACGAGAAACGCCCTCCCTTTGAAAATTTGATAGTGGATCTTGAATTTTAATATCATTCAGATCCTCAACGGTTTTGAGGTCTTTCATATGCTACCTCCTATTACTGAAGGTCAAAAAGAATTACGCTTAAATTAGCTATTGACTCTCTTGCAATTTCATCTTCTTTAGCGATAGGTGATAAACAAGAGATAGCTTCTCGTATCTTAAGAATGGCATCTTCTTTGCAATCAGAATTTTCACAAAGAACAGGTTCCTTATTCTTAATATCTTCAGCTTGCTTGATATTCTTATTTATCCTCATTGTCCTTCACCTCTCTGACGCTGCCAAGCTTTGAATAAACTCCGTCCATGTTTTCTTCGTCATCTAAGAATTTTTGAAACTTTTCAATTGATTTAAGAAGTTCTTCATCATCTTCTTTATCAGCTTGAAATTTTATTTCAGATGAAAGTCGTCTGAAGCATTTTTTAACTTCATCAATATCTGGAAATGCTTTGTAGCAAGCTATTTCAAGATCTGCAAGCGCTTCAACAATTCTAAACGGCCAAAGGTATTCTCTTATCTGTTTATACATATCAACATATAATCTTTGAAGATCATTTGTTGTAATCATCTCTCAATCACCATCTTACTTATATAATCCTGTATCAATCTATCAAGACTCAATATATCAAGTTGATTATAGTTAACAAGATAATTCATTTCTTGATCTATTGCTCTGTCCTGCATTTCATACAAGTAGTCATTGTAGAAAGCTTTGAAGCTCTTAGCAGGAAGCGACGATATTCTTTGTTTAACAGTTTCAAGCAAAGTATTTGTCACCAATCTTTTTAACTTCTTCTAAATATATAGAAGGTATATCCGAGTATTGCTTTGAATGCTTTATTTCAACATCATAAAACCATTGTAATGAATTTATGCTGAAATTTAATTCGTCAAGAGTAGGAATTCTTATTTTCTCTCCACCTGCATACTTACATAATAGCAATAACTTTTCATGCCCTATGATGCTAAACAATTCAGGAAGCCAAGAAAATTCAGGCTCATCTTTTAGTGGAGGAAGTAAAGTAAGAAGATAATGAAAATCTAATTCTTCAGTTAATGGAAGCTTTCGCTTAACCATCGTTATCTACCTTCTCGAAAACTACAGCATTATCTGATCTCGCTATTCTGTTGAATTCAAGATTCTTGAATTTTGAAGATTCAACTGCATATATTATGTCAGATAGCATTGGGTTCAAGTTTATATCATCATTGTAGTAAACCCAAACTTCATTTTTTCTTTCAGATATTCTTGAAACTCCGTAAGTTAAGGAAGAGCTATCGTTCAATATGCTTTTCAGCTGATTGATGTCTAATTCATCTTCTACTACTGCAGTAACTGCTTCAGAAGATTCGACTTCATCATCAGAAGATTTATCATCAATAGTATCGTCAGATTTAGACGGCTCATCTAGCTGCTCTGAATCAATTGAATCAACTGAATCATCACTATTTTCATCATCCGGAATGAAAATATCTTCTCCAGAAGGTTCTGAGTTATCGTGAAATGAAGGAGAATATGATCCGCCAGAGGGAGAAGATGAAGGGCCTTTCAATATCTTTCGTTCTTTAGTTTTATCAGAACTTACTTCAGATGGTGGAGTAGTTACTCTATCCTCATCATTATCATCAGTAAGATCTTGAATTTGCTGAACAAGCTCAACATTGATAGGATTGGCGATATTTGCTCTTATGTGATCTTTTCTTGAGCTTGATCTAAACATCTTACAACAATATATGTAATTCAAAAGGATCTCCCTCCTTAGTAGTCGTATCCAAACCTTTGAAAGTCAATGAAATAATATTTCAAATTAGATATGAGCTCTCTAATGCTGTCACCGTAGCATGTAACCCACTTATCTCTGTCATTGTAATTAGGATCATTTGGCAGAGCATAAAACGAAACACTATATCTATCTGTATAATAAGATGTTCCGTTATCTGTTGCTCTTAGTATATATTTCTGATATTCCTTAGGAATCTTAGAAAGAAGTTGAATATCTCCTCTAAACTCCTTGTTCATTGTCCTAGAAGTTTGAACTTCCTTTACTTTATCTTCTACTGTTTTCCGGTTTGCATAATTCCATTCTCTTATCTGGTACCGGAGTCTTTCAACATTCTTTTGAAAATTCACATCGTATGACATATGAGGATTCATCTTGATATAGAATGTCTTACTTACTCTATCCCTGTATCTGTTTGAATAAGGTTTAACTTCTTCAGGTAAACTTTCTTTGTGAATGTAGTTTACTACAGTAAAAGACCTTGTATAATCATCTGTGGATGATTTCAACCCTCCGCAATCAAGATGAAAATATGCACACTTGCTATTTAACTTTTCAATGTACTTATCTACCTCATCAAGTATTCTCATTGAGATGTCATTTACATCAACACCGTCTGAAATAGATTGACCTTCATCATCTATCACCATGAAATACGAAACAATTCTGTTTGAACTGTCCCACGAATCATAATAGTTACCGTCTATGCAAGCAACCATATGACTTGTAGAACCTTCTACTTTACCACAGAGTAAAAGATATGTTCCGATATCAAGCTCTTGAGAAAATTCTTCTACAGTCAATGTCCGGTTGAAAACTTCAACAGGTTTTCTCCATGATATATCATATCCAACTTGTTCACGAATATACCTTGTGAATCCTCTAAAATAATTCCATCCAGGAAGGTTCATTTCGTGACCTACTTTTTTGAGGCCACGTTTTACTTCGTCATAGTCCATACCTAGAGCTAATGATATTGACCTAGCTACGCAGTCACCTGTATTTTTATTACTAGTGTTTGCATTATACTTGTATAGTTTAGCCAATATCTTCATGTATTCACCTGCTCATATAAACATATGGTTTATCTGGATTGTTATCTTGAATAATGTATCCGAAGTACATGTAACGAGTTGTACAAATAACTGAGTCATAATACTTGACTCTATAATCATGCTGACCTGGAGTTAGGCATAGACCCTCTTTCATTATCTGTTTCCAACAGCTGCATGTAGGCTTCAGATAAATAGATATATCTACTTCGTATTCGGGATTTGATATATGCGTTATTTCATATATTGACTTTATTCCATATGGAAAGCAAACTTCAAGAATGTCATTCACTTCCCCTAAATTGAATACACGACGATTAGATATCAACTCAGGATATGATGATGCCTTCAAGCAGAATACATTTTCGTATCTCATTGTATCACATCCAAGAAATTACGTAACAGTAAGGTTCAGGATAGTTTTCAGATGCATCAGTAATTGTATATCCATTTGCTTTCAGCTTTTTTGCTAAATTCTCTGACAGCTTTCTAACAATTGCAACAGACTTTTCACCTGAGTTAGCTGCTGTATTTATATCATGTGCTACTGACATTTCTTCATGAATTTCATATGCACCATCCGCAACAATTCGGACATCAATAGCCGGTTTAAGAGTTGTTAACTCTTCTCTAGGAATTAGAGACATTGTGAATTCCTCCAATTTCATGTCGATTCTGAAAGTATACAAGGTTGTGAGCGGTATTTTCACTCACAACCTTGACGAATCAAATTGTTCCTATAGTAGATGTATCAGAAGTAGTAGATGTACCAGAAATTGTAAATGCAACGTCGGAAAGGTCACGTAAAGGTCTATATTTGTTAGGTGAAACAAGCTTATTTACAAATGGCATATCGACTAATTCTGGATGATGCTCATCATTCCAAAGGATTCCGAGCATATTCCAAATAAAAGCATTGTTATGCGGTTCGTCTTGATCTCCTCTTGCAAGCTTAAGAAGATGTCTTACTCCAGAATCAACAAATGAATGAGTAGGAAGTCCCTTCTCCCAGTTTCTTTCTGGATACTTAGAAAGAGCATCTTTATAATGATGAGAAACCATAAGAATCATCTCAGGCATTGAATCTCTACACTCCATCTTACAGAAAGTCTTAAGAGCGGAAATAATTCCGTCTTTATTACCACTGTAAATATAATCATCAATTCCTTCAAGAGCTGTTTTAACGATGTAATCATTGTCAAAAAGCATTGCAACTTGCTTTAGAGGAAGAAGATCACATCTGCCATTATCTGTTCTAATTTCTCTCACAGCGCCATTTTCAAAATCTGTCCTGGTTCCACTATCTTTAATATCAGACATTTCGAATAAACCCCTTTTCTTCAATAGAACTTCTTACTGAAAACTAAAAAGCTTCTTGGACTTCAAAACATTGTTACCGTTATACTTAAAATCTCCTTCTACCATCTCTCTAATTGCATGCATTGTAATGCAAACACGAATTGAAGAAGATTCCTGAACTTGCTCAAGAGTGAATCCAAGGTTATTGATGTAATCATTCAATTTCTTCAAATTGTATTCATCTGCAGTATCAATGAAGCTCATGTTTGATTTAGTCTTCACACTTCGTGATTTCTTTGACACTGAAATGACACCGAATTCAGGTACCAGAATCTTCGCATATCCAGAGATAAGTCTATGACTGATGCTATCTGCAGAGTAACAAGGATATTTACTGAGTGCGTCAATGCTTGTCATTCCATATAAGTGGGTCTTAACCATAGGATTTTCAGACTTTGCTATGTAATCTGCGACCTCTCTCAAATAAATATTCTTTTGAGCCTGTGGAGCATCGTTTGCTGGGCTTATCCCAACGTAATCAAGTTTATTTCCTTTTTCATCTCTCCATGACAGCATATTACCTAATGCGTCAAAGCTTTCACCGAAGTGAAATACTGGCATTACCTTTTCAGGTGACTTCAATTTGCTACGCATATATAGATAATTTTCCCAGCTTTTTGTTGCAGATTCTTCATAGTCTCTCTGAGACTTAGGTTGACCAAAATGGCCCGGGATTGTATCAAGCTGTGCGCATACATCAATATCTTCGTCAATAGAGTTGATGTAATCTATGTATTCGTCTGCAGTTATTTTTGCATTTCCGGTATGCACGGAATAAGCTCCGCTATCAATAAATAGCCATCTGCAGAATCCTTCATGCTTCCATTTGATTGTCTTCTTAATTGCGCTTCTATCAAGCTGAGATACAAGAATATCAAAGGGTTTGAAATCTGGCATACCTGCAAGTATGTCATGCATCTCGTCTGTCATGCTTCCTGAGAAAACGTATCTTTCCATCCATTTACCTCCATAACTGCTGCCCTTGGCCAGCTAAAATATTTTTGTCTTGCTTTGCGGCAATATTCTTTCTCTGATATACCTAACGATTCTAATTGATCTGGATATACAAATGTCCAACCCTTTATACAGGTTCCCCTTGATATAGCATCTGTTATTGCCGCTCCACTGGTTCTAAGTAGCTTTGCAGGAACACCTAATGAAGGATATACTGTCTGCGTTTCTAAACACTTTACTTTTACGCCTTGCTTCTTTCGTATTACAGATATTAGAGGATCTCTTCCAGACCTATTTATTTGATCTTGAATATTTTCTCTGCATGTGCACCACTCAAGATTATCTACCTTATTATTATCTCTTACACCGTCAATGTGATTTATTTGTGGTTTGTTATCGGGATTAGGAATAAAAGCCTCAGCAACAACTCTGTGTACATTTGCATATCTATGATTTTCTTTAGTTCTGAATTCAATTTGTTTGTATCCATCATGACTAGTTGATTGCTTCATTATCTTTTCAGGAAATATTCGTGTGCATTCTGTACCTGTATCGGTTCTTATGTACGTATCGAATCTCTCCTTACGTTTTATCCTGCCTAAATTTGAAACTTGATAATATTCTTCAAATCCAGCTACATCTCTCCATATTTCATCAGGTAAACTAGAGTTATCTGCTATAGCTAAATTATCAAGATGGATGTTCTTAATGTTACCATCCTTATGAATTAACTGTGGTCTTCGCATAGAAAATATGTCATAATCTAAAAAAGCATAAGCAATCAGCTGCCTTACTTCAAAAACACTAATCTTTCCTTTGAAAGGTAAGCAAACGGAATCCTGACCCTTACTACTTTTAGATTGTAAAATTCGTCCACAATTCATAACTCTTCCTAAATTGCTAACGGAATAGTTGGTGGATATTCCAGGTATGTTTTTCCATATCTCTTTCATGTTATCACCTCAAAAGAAATAAAAGGTTCAAAACATATATGTAAACACCTTCCAAAATATACAGTTTCATTTTGTTCTATAACGATTTTATTCAAGGTCAAGTTTTACTCAACATACTTTGCTTCAAAAACAAATCGAGCTAAACAAGCATGTTGTGCAAGTCTTCCAAGAGAGATATCTGACATACATCTTATAGCTGCTCGTTTTACTGTTTTAGAATTTGTTTTTGATATGATGTATTGCATTACTAGTCCTACAGGAATTTCAGTGTTATCTTCGTAGTGTCCTAGTTTCCAAATGATATTTGAAACTATATCAGAGAATGACATCATTTTATCTAGTTGACTGAAGTATTTTATCTGTTCGTCATTCATAGATAAAACATATTCTGCATCCTTGAATGATCTAACTGACTTCCAAATACTGCTATCAGACAAACTTTGAAATTTCTGTTTATTTCTGCTTGACGCGAATTCTTCAATGTCTTTATCAATGGGAGGTCCACAACTTACAACTGCACTTCTGCTTATGATTGTATCAGGTACTTTCTTTAAGTTTCTACAAGTTACTACAATGTAAACATTAGGTAATGGTTCCTCTAAAAACTTAAGTATTGTGTAAGAAGCAGACAATACACCGTCATCTAAATTCTCTAAACAGATCACTACGTCGTTTTTTATCTTACAGGTTTCATCAATTGCATCTCGGATTGTATCGACTGAGCACTTCACTACTTCAAAATCGGATACATTCAGCATAGCTGCATATTGTTTTGCAAGATATGTTTTGCCGCATCCTTGAGGCCCTTCAATGAGAATACTATGATGTCTAGAATTAGCTAAGTCCATTAGCTGTAATGTAGGTGTATTTTGAGAAACAAAATTCATGCTAATTCCACCTCACTTGGTACATGATCAAATTGAAGAAGGCTGAAAAGATAGATAAATGCGTTGTCAAAGTCGAAACTACTATATGACCGTGATAGCTTAAGCATGCTGTAAGTATTGACGAACATGTAATAAATGTCTGGTCCCGACCAGTACTTTGCGTACGCCTTAGCTTCGCAATCAAAATAAGGATTCGATTTCAGCTTATCAAGGTCAAGCATAGTAGACAAGATAGAATAAAATATCTTATCTTTATCATCATTGTATCTTTCAAGAACAGAAATCAAATACTTGAAATTTTTAGAAGCTATACCTGTCTTTATCATAGAATCATTTGAAGTTGATTCTTTTCCAAACAATGACATCATAGACAACTTTGAAATGTTTCCAACCTCTTGAGAAGAAAGTAGAGACAAACAAGATGAAATATTTTTTGCTTGCCCATAATTAGAAGATATTTCGCATATATCTCTTGCAGTCTTTTCTGGCATATTTTTGAATTCGGAAAGTATATATTTGATCATGAAATTGATATTGACTGAATCAACAGATGTTGTATATGACGGAAGATATTTTTCTAATTTTGATGAGTGTTTTGAATTTTCATAAATAAGAACAATAGTACCACAAATATTCAATTTGCGAATATCATTCTCAGATCTATCATTCAATGACTTTATGAATTCCTCATCGTATCTCACAATATACAAGCAAGGCGGAAGCTTTATCAATCTTTTCGAACGAAATATAGATAATACATCTTCAACTTTTTCATACTCTTTAGAGAACCCATAATATGAACTAAGTATAGATAAGTATCGCTTCTTTATACCGTATTCCTCACCTGTAAAGACATACATTTTACAAGGATTGTTAGTAAGTATTTCTCTCCCAGCGTCTTGAATTGATTTCATCTTAGATAACAACCTCCTTAAACACTGAGAGCGGCATGAAACCTACCTCCTCATCATATGCTATCATACTCATAACAACCTTACTAGTACTAAGGTAGAAAACACATCTATCATATACTTTTTTCGTATCTCTATTTAGAAAAGATATTGTGTTCTTAGAAATTTGAGCAATTCTTGAATTGATTTCTATTTTTGAGAAATCTCTAGACAAAGATGAAATCTTCACCATTACCCAAGTGTTAGCTAATTCTTGAGATCCTTCATCAACAATAAGTATAGGATATCTATGTTTAGCGATTGCTTCATCGCATATCTTCTTCCATACATCTAACTTGAATGATATTCTTGAAACTTTAGAAATATGAGTTTTGCATTCGCCTAACCATTCCTTACCAATTATATCACCCGGATGACAATCTCTCGCGCCACTTCCCGAGACGACGCAGAATCCTAAATAGTCTGCAACTCTGTTCTCTTGAATATTTGAAAAATCTTTTGTAGACATATCATACACTCTCCTATGTATACAATAACGATTCAAAGAAACAGACGGTCAAATAATTGACCGCCTAGGTTTCTTAAAGTTCTTCTGAAGATTCTTCTGAATTTTCGTTTATTTCGTCTTCAGATTTTCCGTATATATCATCCATTATATACTTCTTCAGTTTTGAGTAGTACTCTTTGTTTGACTTCAAGTATTCATATACTTTTGCCATTCCGTTAACTTTAACAAGTTTACCGTCTTCTTCAATAGCTTCACCTGTGTAAGGATCTGCAAAGCTGAACCAAGCTGCAGCCTTATGAATGATCCCATACTTCTTCATTGCAAGATTAGCGAAGTCCATATCTTCTCTAATACCAGATTGGCACATCAGAAAATAGGAAGCATTCTTTCTGTCGTTAGGTGCGCTTTTCTGCTTAACTAATTTTGCGTTAACAATATAACCAGCAGGATTCTCTGAACTCTTTGGAAGCTCATTGCCTAAGAAGTCGACAGGATTGCCGATTTGGAAAAGAATTCGCATAGAGGCATAGAACTTAGGAGCTTCTCCTCCAGGTGTTTTAACAACATAAGGATTGTCCATGTTCTGACGGATCTGGTTGATAAAGATCAATGTGCATCCATACCGAGTAAGTATAGGAACAATCTTACGGAAGAAAATAGTAAGGAGTCCTGCTAGCGATGCAACTGTTCTTTCACCATATTTCTTCTCTAATTCTGCCTTAGGAACGAGCGAAGGAATTGAATCTAAGATAACAAGACCTAACTGACCAGTACAGATTAGTTCTTGAACAGTCTGAAGAATATCTTCTGCAACTACATCAGGCGGCTGCATAATTTCTATTTCTTCTGGCTTTATTCCGATAGTAGACGCCCACTGGCTATCGAAAGAGTGCTCTAGATCAACATAAAGGATTTTCTTTGGTCCGTTCTCTAAAAGCTCCTCCATCTCAGCAGCTGCACCTTTGTTTCCTGTCTTAGCAACGCCTCTAAGATAGTTGATTCTGTCTTCGTGCTCCTGCTTGAAAATTGGATACGCATTTTTACAGATATCTACTGCGCTAGTACTTTTTCCTCCTCCAGGCTCACCGAAGAACTCAGTAATCTTATCACGAGGAATACCTCCATAAGTGGACCAGTTCATAAGAGGAGATGAAAAAGGGATCTTCTTTCCTCTTGACTGCTTAGCACCATCCATGAGGTTTTCAGCAGACCATTCTTTCTTCTTTTTGTTGATTATATCATCGTATAGAGACATATTTTCACCTCTTAACCAATAGGTTGCTTTCCTGGAATGCTTGAATAGTAGTTTGGAAGGTCATCATGTCTGCTATTTACTTCTGATACAGGATTAGATTGCTCTGTGCTTCTCCTAGAATCATATATCTTTTTAGCTGACATGATCAACTCTCGTGAGTAGGACATCTCTTTCTCTACTCTAGTTATCAAGTTATCATATGCAAGAATTAGAATCTTATCTTCTGTTACTTTGATAGATGCTTCTTCCTTCTTCTTAGTATCAGTAGATTCTGAAGAATTCTTATAGAATTCATTCTCTCTTTTCTTGCATCCTAACTTAATGATTTCTTGCTTAGTAGTAATTGTAGCAAGATGCTCTGCTGCATCAAACAGATTCATCGGAACTTGTGTAAGAATCCACTCAAGCTCATCATCTGTAATAGGTCTTTCTTCAGACTTCATTCTAATAAACATATCACGCTGAATATCAAAATACTTAGAGAATGTAGACTGATACATGTCATCACACCAGTCTATCATATCTTTTAGGTCTGAATCATACAAAGTTTCAATTTCCTTTAGATTGCCCATAATTCCACCTCAGCTACAAAGGTATGTAAGAGCAAGCTCTTGAAGATAAGATGTGGTCTTCAATTCGTTGTTCATCTTCAGAAGCTTATTTGCAAGCTTAAGACAGATCATTGAGTGTTTAGCATTGTAAGACGAAATCTTATCTTCGTAGTATGAAGGAATCATTGTCTCATTGATGTCTTGAAGAAAGATGTACTTAACAATGTTCATTACAAATGAATGAAATCCTGTGAACCAATTTACAAAGTTTACTCCTGAGTTATAGACATCATTTACTATCTTAGCAATAGCAGAATTGTCCTTCTTTGCACAAGCATTAAGAAGATCAAAATAATCATCGTAGTTAGGAAGATTAAGAGACTTTGATATATTTTCAAGAGAAACATCTTCACTATATGAAAGAGCTTTATCAAGTAAAGTAAGTGCATCTCGCATTCCGCCTCTAGCAAGCTTAGCAATGTAGCTTACTGCTTTCATATCATAAGTTATACTTCTTCCTTCTGAAATCTCAGTATCGAGAACATACTTCAATCTAGAAGTAATTCCTTCTAGACTGATTTTAGAAAGCTGGAATGTTTGAACTCTTGATAAAATTGTTGCAGGAATCTTCTCTGGGTTAGTTGTGCAGAAGCAGAAAATTGTTTTTGCAGGACTTTCTTCAAGTGTCTTCAAAAATATCTGCCAAGAGTTTGATGTAAATGCATGGCATTCATCACAAATGAAAACTTTGTACTTGCTACCAACAGGAAATGTTCTAGCTTGATCTACAATTGACCTGACGCTGTCTACACCATTATTAGAAGCCGCGTCAATTTCAATTATGTTCGAAGAGTTTCCATTCAATTTATTTGCTATGATTCGACTTAATGTTGTCTTACCACAGCCTGCAGGTCCAATAAGTAGAAAGTTTCTTACAACAATTGGATCTGTATCGCAAATTTTAACGAGAATATCTCGAACAATAGACTGCTCAACAAGATCTTCAAATGTCTTAGGTCTATATTTTACAGCAAGAGAAGGCATATTTGTCACCCCCAAGTTTCGCAAGACTTTTTGTACTCACACATAGAACACCATTTGTCGCCTTTAGGTAATCTATCTGGAGCAATCATGTTCTTTTCGCAATCCATAACGATTTTGAAAACATTTGTCACCTTTTTGACATCATTATCACTTATGTTTAATTGGTAACATTTTAGTGAACCATACTGTCTATCTTGATAGAGGAACAAGCACTTTTTAAGCCCAATCAATGTCATGTAGCATTTAACTTGATCTTCATGTTCATCTTTCCATTGCGTAAGATTATTGAATGCAGCAAATTCGCTTGTTTTAATTTCAAGTAAATAATATTCACCGTCAATTCTAACAATACCATCTACTGCAAATCTGATAGGAATATCATGAAATTCTACTCTTGTTTCAAGCCCATCTTCGGACTTAGATAAAGTGTATTCATGAGGAATAGGGTGCTCAGCCAAGAAATCCTCGACTGAGACCCAATTCTCTTTAAGCATGTCCTTCAGATCAGTTTGAATAATCTTGTGACAAGCAGTCCCGATGTCAGCTGTAAAGTCAAGCCCTCTATCAGGTTTCTTGTCTTTGTCAGGCTTTACTCCTCTAAGGCGAAACCAGCTCTTTCTCATGCATCTAAACGAAGATGGAGCAAAGGTTTTGCTTGACAGTTTAGACGCTTTTTCTATTGACTTCTTATCTAGATATGTTTCATAATCTTCGAGGAAATTACAGCTTACGCTTGAATTGAATCGAGATAGATTGATAGACGAAACTGATCTGAATGCCATTACTGGTCAGCTCCAGCAACAAGAATAGACATATTATCCGTCCAAAGAATCAACCCTACAATTTCATCTGTTTCTCCATTAGTTACAGGAGCAATGAAAACAGACTCGCTGTCAATGTTTGATATTGCAGACTTGAAGTTGCTCGCCTTCATCTTGATATTGTAGGAAATTCCAGAACTACCCTCAACATCAACCTTACAATCTACATTATCATCGGAGACAGTAAGTACATTACTATCAACATTGATAAATACAGCCTTAGCAGACTTATCTTCGGTAGATAGCAAATCTGACTGATTCAATGTCTTCAGAATAGAAGAGGTGTTGATTTTTACAGCTTTGCTCATATCTGTCTTCATCATATCCATGATGATATCAGCGTTATAACTTCCAAGGTTAGGATCATCTTCGTGCTCAGGAGTAACTTCTGAATACATTTCGTAGCAGTCGTTCTTTGTATGCACAAGATAAGCATCTCCGATGTTAGACAGAGTTGCATCTTCAGGCAGAGAAACAAACATGTTGATAATGTCACTACGAAGGAGGCAAGTTTCGCCAAGTGTACCCTTGTTAGAATGTGCAAAGATACTGTTATCCATATCGCCTACAAGTACATCAGTTGTATCTCCAATCCAGCAACGAGTGTAGATAGGATTGACAAAGGACATGCTGATAGCAAACATCTGATGGTCGTCAATGAACTTCCAAGAAGCTTTATCAATTTGACGAATATCTGAACCTCCAACATTGTAACGAGGCTTGTTTAACTCCATGTCCGTATTCTTGATGATGTCAGGGACAACAAACTTAGATTTGCCAGAATAGAGGATAAGCCCATTCTCATCAAATTCAACAGTAGTAACTGAAGAATCGAAAGTAGAAACAAGCTGCTTAAGGACAAGGCAACTGACAGTTGCAATCTTATCAGAAAGGTCACCATCTATTCCGCCTTTGAATCGAATCTCGGTCTTAACATTATCGCACTCCAGGTTGACAACAAGCAGGTTATTGCTTACGCTAACCTGGGCGATATTACTCTTCTGGCTGAACTTTGATACATTTGAGTTAACAATTGCAAGATTCAATCCATCAGAAAACGGTTTTGTGCTTACTGTAAATCGCATTTTGGTATCTCCTTATGTTGAGTTTTGGTTACACATTTTGTGTTGATTACATTAACGATTCAGTATGCATTTTTGAATGTATATCCTCTATGAGGTTTTCCGTCTCTTAACGAATCAACAACCGATGAAACAGATATTCCTAGACTCTTTGCAGCTTGATTTCTACTAGGATAGATACAATCGGTTTGAAAGCAATATACAGGAGAAGCTGCATGACCCTCAGAAGTATTTGGATCATTCAAAGAAGATGGTTCTGTTAGAAATACTTCATTAAGAACAAATTGATAACCTTTTACAGGTCTATTTTTCTTTATACTCTGACTAACATTGTCTAATGTCAAACCATAGTTTTCTGCAGCTGCTTTCATAGAAACAAATGTCTTTTCATCATTCAAGCATTTTACGCTCTTTCCATTTCTAGATATATCCATATAAGATGAATTTTCACGATTATTCAAGTTTCCGTGTAATATGCCGTGACGAATATTTTGTTTAGGAGTAACCCATTCAAGATTATCTAATCTATTATTGAATCTATTGCAATCTTTATGATTAACTTGAAGAGAATCCATGTTCGGTACAGGATTGAATAACGATATAACTAACCTATGGACTGAAAAATTTTTGCATTTATTCTCTTTCCATACGTTGAAAACTTTATATCCATTTTCCTCAGATAGTGAAATAATCTTTCCGGAAAGGAATCGTTTTCCTTGTCCAGGTATTTCAACATATCTCGGTTTACTTCTTACAACCCCATATGAAGATATTTCATACATTCCTTCGTAACCTGGAATATCTATCCACATCTCATCCACCCATGTCCACCTCCTTAGCAATAGTATCAATGAAATCCTCAGACGAAATATGACGACTCTTGATGTAATCCTCAATAGCAGCTTTCATTTCAGGGCTTTCTACTCCATTTACACCCTTTGCAGCATCTCCACGAGGTTTTTCTCCATTTTCATCTTTATAAACAGGGAGTTTATACTCCATCTCAACAAGATGATACTGAATCCACTTTATCACTTCAGAATTGCAATCTGTTAAAGATTCAGGCTTAGGATAAGGACAAGGATACTCCATACCATACCATCTATAAGAAGTTTCGACATCGCATGTAATCGGGAATGGCATGAAAGAAGCTGCACCACACATGCAATCTGAAAGAATCTTAGCTCCTTCTTCTGCATATTGTGCTGGCACCTCCGTGATTAACTCGTCGTGAACCGGTACAAGCAACCTTCCTCCAATTTCTTGCCATCTTTTATTGTTACAAAGGTTTAAGATAGCCATCTTAGTCAAATCAGCGGCACTCGTTTTACAATTATGTTTCCATAATCACTGACTATATCTTCGCTAAATATGATTAGCGTCTACCATTTCGAAGGGTAACTCAACTTCCCTCCTACTCCTCTACAAAGAGGATAGTCGATACATCTTTATACTTTTAATGTCCACGAATATCCGAGAAATCTTGCTCTTTTTCCATTTTTGTTAAACTTATCAGCGTAATGCTTTATTTGAGAAGTATCTCCAACATTAAATTTATGTTTATTGGATATACTACAGGCATATTTAGCTGCATCAGAAAGCGATTCAAATATTTTAACTAACTTATCGTCTTCAATCATACCTACTTTTGTTTTTCGACTTTCGTTGTATCTTCTGCATCCTTTCATGCAAACATCAAGATTAGCTAAAGTATTTCTTCTGCACAATTCTTTTGTTTCTTCTGAATGCTTTCTACCTTTACTTAACTCTCGTTGCAAATTTCTAAAATATTCGCTTTTGCATATTTTATCATGTTTAGCTACAGCAGAAGGATCCTCCATTGGATTTGAATCTCCTCCTAATGTTACATTGTATCCACCTTCTGAATAATGTGTATGCAATGTCTGTATGTAGTATTTTTCCCAAAATTCCCAAGAATCATCTTCAACTTGAGCAATTAACTCAATTGAAAAATTCTCTTGTCCGTATTTATGAATTGCACAAGCAAGATAGTATCTATCACCATATTCAAATGCGTGACAGTGTTGTTTGAACCTCTCTTTGTACCCTACCTGTGTTTTTCCTACATACTTTTTTCCATTAACATTGTTTGTAACTAAATAGATATCAATCATACTTAACCTCCATGTTTTGTCAGATCTTATAAACAATTAAGGTTAAATATTAAAAAGTATACTTGACACGGTATTACCTGCTATCCAACGATGGACCGTAGGCTTTCTTAGTCAGCTGATTCGTCTCTGGATTCTCATTTCTGAGAAGCTTCATATCTCGTTAGCTTCATGAAGCAGTCTTATTTAGCTGATACCGTTAGCACTGTCAAATTATATTGACAGCACACCGCTGAGTAGTGGCGTTAGATAGATGAGGGCGGCGCCTTGTTCACCCTGGACGACCGAATTTACGCATTGGCGTGTTGCGTCGTTAATTTTTGGTCGATTATTGATTACTCGTATGTGTTCTTCCTCGTATAGCTGTTTAGTCCGTTTAGCGATCTGACCATAGTACTTGTATTTGCCGAATTCTTTTTTCAAATCGTCAACAACATGCTTTGGAATCTCGTCTCTATTTTCAAGAGTATTTACATCTAATGGATCAACATCAGGATTTACATATCCTTTCATTGCTTTGAACTCAAAATCTGGAAGCTGCATATCTGGTAGGTGTCTTCTTCTTCCAAGAATTGTCTCTGTATATCCGTATTGAGAAGCATGATTCTGAGTGTTAATCATAAGATTTCGTAGACCCGGGAAAGCATTCATAACAGCATCAAAAACTTTTTGAGCAGCTTTTTGCTTCTGCTCATCTGTCATGTCATCTCGTTTACCGTACAATTGATCTGCAATAGACGGAATTGATCGTCCATATAACACTCCTAGTAGTATACTTTTAGCTTCGCTTCGTCTCGCTTTGCCGTCTGGCTGGTACTCATGTGTATCTGGATGAAATTCAAGACATTTTTCATAAGGCATGTTGAAAGATACGCTTGCAATAAGAGCATAAGCGTCCTTTCCATGTGCAAAACCTTCACACATCTCTTTGATGTCTCCGACAAACGCAGTTAGTTTAGGCTCCTGCTGACTAAAGTCGCTTCCTAACATAACATAACCAGGAGTAGCTCTAAACATATGACGAATATCAACAGCATGAGAAGGAATATTTTGAAGATTAGGTTCTGCAGAAGACATTCGCCCTGTATCAGCTCCAATTTGCTTGAACTGACCATGAATTCTTCCGTCTCTTGCAACAGAATTAGGAAGCTTATCTACGAATGTATTGATAAGAACTGAAAGGCTTCTAACCTTCAAAATTTGATTTGTAACAGGAAGGTTAATTTCGTTCAATACTTCTTTACCTGTACCAGAAGAATTACCTTTTGGAACTTGAAGAAGATCATAAACAAGATACTTTACCTGAGGAGGTGAACCTGGGTTGAAATCTGATCCCCTGGTGAACGGACGCTTACCTGAATATGATACAGTAGAATTATCAATTATTTCCTGTACCATGTCTTGAAGTTTCTTCATCTCCTTGTTGTAATCTTCTCTATATCTCTTCTTTAGAGCATTTGCAACATTCTTGTCAATATACATGCCCGTACGATGCATGTTCTGGCAGACCTTAACCATAGGCATCTCAAGATCCCATATAAGACGAGAGATAGCTTCAAGATGAGCCTTCTTGCATTTAGGATGAGATTCAGTAACATAAGGAAGCTGCCACTTGAACAAGTCGTATGTAATCTTTGCGTCATTTGCAGCATACAACTTTGCAATCTCAGGATCAGAGAATGGAAACAACTTTACAGAAAAGAAATCGCTAAATCGCTTTGGGTCTCCTTTACCTTTAAGTACATACTTGTTATAGAGGAATTTCAAGTCGTTGTGAAGTTCGTTTTCTTTCAAGCATCTCCATGCAAGGATTACATCATAGTAGAATCTGTCGCAGAAATCAACTTTTAGATCCTTGTAAATCATAGCCAAGTCGTAGTCTGCATTTGCAAAGATGAGGCGAATGTTGCTATTTTCCATCCGCTTGAACTCTTCAGAAACTTCTTCGTAACTTAGCTGCCCTTTGTAAGGACTTTCAAATATAGGAACAAGATGCTTCATAGGAATATAACACTCTACTCCTCCTGGATAGTAAAGAGAGGCACCAACGATCCAGTCATTTTGTCTATCAAGTCCTGTTGTTTCTGTATCTATTCCGGCATAACCAGCTTCAATACAGCTTGTTACATAATCGTGGAGTTGATCCTTTGTCCTAATCAGAATAGCTTTAGAATCTTTGAAGTATTCCTGAACAGCCTTTGACATCTCATTTAGTTCAGCATTAACTGTAGAAACTCTTACAGCTTTCGGCTTCTCTTTATTGAGCTGCTTTGTCCGTTCGGCTACTTCATTGATTCTAGCCATCTGAGACGAATTAAATAAGCTCAAATTTGTACCTCCTATAAAATAAACCCTACGTGATTTTGATGTCACGTAGGGTCTTGAATTTGCTATCAGAATACTACGTCATCATCAAGCTCTTCAGGTGTACCAACGGGTTCATTTTCATCGGGAAGTTCTACTGCAGGTGGAACATACTCGGGAGCATTAGATGTCGAACGAGGCTTCACCTGATAGCTAGGCAAGCTGCTAGGAGAAACATTGCTGTTACTGTCTGCATGCTGGTTGAGAAGTTCGCTTAGATCGGAAGCAGTATACTCGCGGCAAACTTCACTATAGTAATCAGGAGAAGAAGCGTTATTTGCTGCAAGAATATCACTGTAGCTCATAATGTTGTTTCTACCGATGGCCTGAATTTCATAGGTAGTATCGACACTACCTGCCTGACCGTGACGAGTGATTCGGAATACATAATTAGAAGGATCAGGGAAATTCTTGAATACATCGTTCATTAGCTGAGGTTCAAAACGCATTGTTCTATCCCAGAACTGAATCTTCTTCTCATTGATGTTGTAAACAGGAATGAAGAGCTTTGTCTGCACACGGATACCCTTAGAACAAGCAGGACACCCTCTTCCGCAGCAGTGAACATAACCGGAATAATCCGAACCCTTCACATAATGTGTGTCAGCTACAAGGACATCATCCTTATTTTGATACATGAAAACGACATCTGCGAAGTCGCCATCATTTCGAAGAAGGAAGAACCCACCAAAGCGAGCCTCATTGTAGCTTTCGACTGTCTTGAATGCCATATTAAATTCCTCCAGTTTGTTTTGATATGATTACAGATTTGATTTCTGATTCTGCCAATTAACAGAAGAAGAGCTGTTCTCCTGTAGAATCAATGAAAGTAGAACATATCCGAGGTGATATTCATCAAGCTTTGATTGAATTGTATTTGCGAATAGCTCCACAAGTCTTTCTGTGCATAGCTCAAATGACACAATTTTGATAGGTACCCCATAATCCTGTAGCGCCTTAGCTACATTCAATTCCTTATCAGAATTTACCATGGAGGCTACAAATGTTTTATCTGGAACTGAAGAAAGAAGAATATCCTTAAGTTCATCATAATCAATAATGATTCCATCTTGGATATCAGAAGAACCTACTGTAGCTACCATTGTATATCTGTGCGAATTAAGAATAGGTTTACCTTTCAGCTTCATAAGATAAGCAAACTCAAAATCAACTGAAGTAGAAACTGTTGTGCTCAACATCTATCACCTCCTCTACATATGTAATAACGATTCATCAAGATATAGGTTCCTTGCATACAGATACCGGAATACCTGCATTGATAAGTCTGTCAAAGTTCTTTTCAATGTAAGCCTTAGCAGAATCTTCAGAAAGAAAGAATCCAGATATCTCTTGCCAGCTACCATCTGAACCGGACTGAATTTGAATAGTGTATTTGAATTTCATGTTGATTAACCTCCCTATCAATCAATAATCCATATCCTGGAAATCCTTAAGAGCTACACGAAGCTTCTCAATGTAAGAGGCACTCTTAGCTTTCATTCCTGCAGGAAAACGAGTCTTATTGATAAGACAATCTACGAAGGTCAATACATCGTCGTCCATAGACATAACAACTGCCCAAAACTTCTCCTTATTGATAGTTGTCTGAATAGAGAAATTAGACTGAACAAGATTGAAAAGATCAACCTCATCATCACCATCAGTAGCCTGAATGTTGCTAGTTTCAAGCTCGTAACGGTCTTTGTCGACCTTGATATCGTGACAGATACAATACAGACAATTGTAAGCAACACGATAGATGTACCGCTCAGAGAACCGCTTAGGATCTTTCTCAAGGACGGGAACATTCTTGATAAGATACTGCATCATGGTAGATACTCCGTCTTCCTCCTGTGCATAGAAACTACGAGACTTGTACCATGCAAGTGTAATCTGATCGTAGAACTGCACATAAAGAACCGCTGCCTTATCTTCGGGATCAACTTCCATCCACTCGGAATAGGTCAGCGGTCTGACGTAGCCGAGATACTCGCGGAACATGTTGAAAGTAGCCTTAAACGGATTGACTGTCGGAATAGGCTCAACACCACGAGCAACTCTATGTCTATTAGTGCTCTCAAAAGCGGAAACTTGCTTGTACAAAGGTCTTCTTGCCATCTTTGGTTCCTCCAATATTGATAAATTTTGATGTGTCTGGCTTTGATGTTGACTGATTAACTACAAACATATTATAATATGTTTTAATGAAAAAGTCAATACCTTTTTGACGACTTAATCATTCGTTAATAATTTACTTGAATTTTATTCAATATTTTTGAACCCTTTGAATTCCTCATATTCCATTCTGAATCTTCTGAAAATCAAATCTGGAGAAGTTTCTGGTTTGTTGAAAGCTACTCCTACTTTAATTCCATCAATTCTAGGATCGTCAGAAGATATAATGAAAATATATTCTACGCCAACATTTTTTCCTCTTGTGTTTTCCCTATGCTTAAAATCTACATCAACAGATTTAATTTCGGGATATGTGTTCAAAATGTCGTCTTGAATTTTTTGAACTCTATTTCTAGTACGAGTAGGCGCTTTGTCAAGAAATTCAGATGCAGAAATACAATTGATTTTCTTCTCAATCGTCTTCAGCTTATCCCATGTATCATAATTATATTGATTTCTTCTATGTTTAGCTGAATAAACTATTTGCCTTTCAGTTGCACCACCAGCAAAACTTACTGCATAGATCAATACAGTTGAAGGAAGCATAGAAGCAGAGAAAACAAGCGAATGTTCATGCTCCTCATTTAGAAATTCATCAACCGGCATATCATAGTATACTGAGCCATCCTTAGCCTTATAGAAATATTCAGGTTCATTTGAATCATATCCGTTATCAGATTCATTATCTCTGCAGATAGTTACCTTGTCAATTTGAAGCTTATTCCTATTCTTTGAAGTAAAGATATAAACAATATCTGCCCAATTGAAACCTACACTAGAAATTCGGAACCACATTGTGTTATTTCTATAAGTTGAATTATATTGTCCACCGTATCTTGCTCTACAGAATTGCTGATTTATTGAATGCTTGATTTCTTCTTGAATAGAAAAAAGATTTTCTCTTACTTCGTCGCAATATTCATACAAGCTATCAACATCTGAATAGTTATTAGCTTTGATATGAATGTCAAGAATTTCTCTGGCTGAAATAGAATATTGAAATCTGTAAGGAAGATTGTTCACGAAATTCAAAATAGCTTCATTGACGTCATGAACATCTGCATCATAATTGACTTCTTGTTCAATACCAAGAGCGAGCCAAGCATCAATAACTTGGTTAGCTAAATCAATATCCTTAGATTTAGTTTTTATAATGAATGCAGAACATTCAGCTTCTGAAGAAAGGTCATCATCATTCATACAATAGAAATGATGATTACATTCAAATTCTTTTCCATATTGTCTAATCATCCAAGCGTAATTCATGACTTCTCCTTACCACGGCCTACCACGCCAATATTTCTTAGGCTTGAACCGCTCTCGTTTATTCCATCGAAGTATAACTTTTATCTCTTGATACTCTTCATCCCAACCGTCTTTGATATATTTGTGAATATATTGATGAACAGTTGATTTAGGCATTCCTACATCTTTTGCACAATCACGAATTGAACACTTTTCATTCAGCATCCAGTCAATGATTCGTCTGCATTTACTCCTTATGTCTAGAACCCTTTCTAACTGGTACCCGTCCAGGCTTAGATCTGTAATATCTATCATTCGGATCAATTCCCTTCTCAAGTTCAGATTGAAGACGACGATTAGCTTCAATCAAAGCATCAATCATCTGATTATTCATCTCTTCTACAAGCTTAAATGCTTCAATCCTTTTGTTTTGTCTAGAAATTTCAGCATTCATTTCAGAAATGATCATCTCGTATACTGTATAATCAAATCTATCTTCATAAGGCTTATCAATGTTCTTGTTCATAAAATTGTCTTTATGACTGGAATTATACAAGGTGTGTCCTCCTTAAATTCTGTTGTTGTATACATTAACGAATTCTTCTTTAGAAAGATCGTTTATGTCCTTTCCAATAGGAATATCTACCATTCGTCTTACAAGAGCTACATCCTTCAGGGCATTTTTCAGTCGTCTACAAGCCGAATCCCCTGCTTCGTCTGGATCCATTCCAAGTACAAATTCCTTAACACCGAGTCTTTTTAGTTGAGCAATTTGCCTAGGCGTACCGGTACCAAGAAGGCCTACAGCAGGATAACCATAAACATAGCATGTTAGAACATTGAAACAACTTTCTGCTATTATTACTGACTCGCATCCTCTTGGAAGTTCATACAATCCATATACTGATTTTTCAACTTTTGAAGGAAGATAGAAAGCTTTTCCTTCAACAGACCTTCTACATATGAATAGCGTGTTCCCATTAACATCTCTAACTGGAAAAGTTACGCAAGGAATCTTTTTCTTTCTACCTGTAGGAAGGAAATTTGCATCAAACCCTACATCAAATTTTTCAATAACTTCGTCAGTCAATTTTCGTGAATACATGTAATCGACTGTAAATCTATATTTCGCAAGCTCTTGCTCAGAAATATATGAAGGTTTCTGAGTCTTCATCCTTTCCTTAATAGACTGTATTGCAAATGCGTTGTTTACTCCCTTCATCATGTCTTCAGGAATAAGCGGCTCAAATTCTACTGCATTATTGTATCCTTCAATATTTTCCTCAAGCCAGGCCTTACCTGTTTGATGAATTGAATGAATTTTAAGAAGCTCTGAAATAAAATCAGGAAGCTGGTAAGAATGATGACAGGTGAAACAGTTGAACCAGCCAGCAGGATACATCTGTCCGTTTCTATATTGGTCGTGAAGAAGAATACCTGAAGAAGGTTTTCTTTCATTACCATCATTGTGAAACGGACAGTAGCAACTGTAATAATCACCTATTTTTCTATTAGGCCTGAGCATACCTTGCTCAGCCAATTTATCAATTACAATATTTATATCCATATATTCACCTTCTTTTTACTTTCTTTAACGATACAACAAAGCGAACCCGCTGATCATATAACGATCAGCGGGTCTTAATCATTAGAATTCGACATCGTCTAGGTCATCGTCGTCATCTGAAATTAAGCTTTCATCTGGTTCATTATGAACAATCTTTGCTGAAACTGTTGGTGTTGATAACTTAGGAAGCTGACCAGGTGCTGAGGGAGGAGGTGGAGGCGAATCAGAATCAGAACTATCTGATATGTATTCAGTAGATCCTGTATTCGGGTCCCAAACATATGCGAAAGTTTGATTTGTATTCTTTGCATTTCTAGATTTAAGCAACTTTATTTCAAGAGTGTGTTCCTCAAAAAGTTGTCTGAGAGCAAATACTTGTGTAGCAATTCTACCTGGATGATCAGATCCTTCAATGTTTGTTAGATCCGGAAATGGAATACCTTTTTCATCAGTGTTTCCTTTAGTTTCACGATTGGCTTGAACTGCAACAACAACTGCGCAGCCATATGTTTTGCTGAGTCTGAATAATCCATTACAAATGTTTTTATATCGTAGAACATCGCTGTCAGCTCTTTCTGTGTCCGACATATAAGACAGACCATCAATTATCAAAAGGTTAATATGATGCTTCTTGACCAGATTCTCCATTGCTCTAACAGTTGTTTTACCTTCTGACATATCTTTATCTTCAACAACTAGAGCTCCAGTTTCTTCTGTAACAAGCTTCTTCAAGTAATTGAAGTACTCTTCATTGTACATACCTCTTTGAAGATCACTGTTCTTAAAATGACCTCTCCAAGTATCAAATCGAGTACCAATGAAAGAAGATTGCATCTCCGGGCTGTAATAAAGGACTGGAAATCCGTTCAATTGAGCGCACTCCATCATCTTTGTACAAACCCAGCTCTTACCGGAGTTAGTTCTTGCTACTATCAAGCACAATTCTTCGACTGTAGATAAGCCTCCGTACATGACCTTATCCAACTCTTTGAATCCTGTTGGGATTCTTTTCTGCTTGTTGAAAGAAATGATCTCATCACTTCGTTTGAACGCTTCTGTTACAATATTAACAGGATTTGATGAATCAAGCGAAGCAGCTTTTTCGCATTGAGATTGTAGATAAGCCCATGCTTCAGATACATCTGCAGAACCTAAGTCTGTTAGCTTATTGAATGTTTGAAGAAAAAGAATATGCTGTTTGTTCTTACGGAGCTGGTCCTCTAAGTAAGTTACAGGTTCATTTACTTCTACAATTACAACATCTTCAAATTGAGCTTGAAAAGTAAAAAGATCTGGTACATCGCCATACTTCTCCCTATGCTCAAGTATGAAATTTATTTGATCCTTGAATACAGAATAGTAAGAATCATCAAATGAGCAAAGTCGGTCAACTTCACTAGCATCTTGTGTAGTTAGAAGTCTACAAATGACCTGAAGTTCTACCGAGTTTGTCATTCAACAAGCACTCCCTTCAAAACTGACTGAAGACGAGGAAAGAAATTTCCAACCCCTATCAAGTCCTCTTTACCTGAAATAAGGAATGTTGTTTTGTCTGAATCTCTTCTATCGTTGAAAAGCTTCAACATAGTCTGGCTTTCAAAGTCTCCAAACTTAACATAGTCAAGATTTGAGATAAAGAGATACTTCGCTGCATTTATCCAAACCTTAATCATTTGAAGGTCATAAGATTCAATGTGGTCATTCCAACTGTCTTTTATCTTATCAATGTAGGAAGCATAGTCAAGATGATAAATTCCATTTCCTAATGCAGTTCCTCTGCCATGCAAACAAATAGCTGTATAACAGAAGATATCTGCAGCTTCCATAGGATTTGAGGACTTGTAGTAACAAGTTTCTCCAGAATGCTCATCAAGAAGCTCCCTTGCTTTATCAATCTTATTCTTGCTTGCAGATAAACAAGGATTCTTCATTGAGATTCCGCATCTCTTCATCCAATAACTGATCTCTGTGTTTGCAGGACAAGCAAGATCACATTGCTTGTATGTACAATACGGAGTGTATATGCAGTTATTCATTTTCCTCAAGCCTCCTTATTACAGGATTTCTGCTTTGAAGATAAGATACTCTTGACTTGACACATTGTCTTGCAATATCTACAGAGTCTTTATATCCTTCTTCTCTATAAATTTTAGATGGCATGAAAAGAGTAACAAAAGGATCCAGAGTTCCAAACATAGGATATTTATGCTCAATTCCTTTTATGTCTCTCTCTAACAAATAACGACGGACAACGTACTCTCTTATTACAGGCCATGTTTTCTTGAGACTCTTCATTTCAGGAATCTTATCCATCATGTCTGTTGTTTTATAGAGCTCACCGTCCACTTCAATGAACTTTTCAAATTCAACAAACACGAGTTGACCTTTCTTTTTTCCTACACGAGTAAGGCCATCAATACAAGGATACTTGATAATGTTATCAATTACTTGCTTCTTTGTAAATCCTTTTATTTTAGGAACTCCACCATAAGTAGGATGAATATCCATTCCGCAAGCAACAGAATAAACTTCCATTGGTCTTGTGTAAAACATACAGTCGGGATAAAGGTGAAGAAGTTCTGAGTCAGTTAGTTCATCTGGATTAGTTGTGACTGAAATTTCTGACTGAACAGTTGGTACACGAGGAAGAGAGTAGTATATGCAAAGCTTAGTTCCATCTACATCCCCGCTCCGCCATACCTTGGAAGTATCAATTCTTGGAATACGAGGTCCGTTCAAATAAAGGTCTTCTGGAGATGATTTTGGATGCTCGTCATATATGTCTTCTGGATTTGTATTAGCTAATATTTCATCAATTTTGTATTCTTTCTTTTCTTCTGCCTTATCATCAATATTTGCTGAACTACCTTCATCAGATTCAAATTCCGAATAGCAACTACTCCAGTCTATATCTTTCATATTGATGTATGTCTTACCTAAAACAGATTTCAATGTATCATCTGAAATGTTCTCAAGACCTTCACAGAAGTTACTGGACTCCCATCTGCTATTTATTGTTATATTTTTTATCATACAGTATGAAATTATATTCATTGACCGTATTACATTTTTCTTGAATTCGTAAGTGTTCTTGAATAGTGAGATAGCAGACGAAATTATAGCATTGTGCGTAACAGAAATAGCAGATTCATTTGCAGGAGGATATGATAAACTATCTGTAATGTTCTCAAACTTTATTTTAGACATCTGCATTCACCTCCTCTAAACAAGTGAGATATGGTTTGCTTCTGAAAAAGTTATCTTCATGATAAGGTTTTGAATATTCAGAAGTTCGATATTTGGTTTGATTATCCATGTAAAGCCTATCAAGATAGTTTACTACATCATTTATTCCCAAGAAACAAGATTCCTGATAAATGTACTTTATGGGGATTGACTTGAACATTATTAGATTATTAAAAGCTCTAGTTAAGACGAGCTCCCAAACAGAGAATGTAAACTCTTTGAATGCTTCTTCGGATGGGTTATCATAAGCATCTTTCACAAAGTATGGAATAGGGTATTTGTTTTCACCGGAATTGACATCTTCTATCCAGGAATCAAAATTTCTATTGAATTCATCAATATTGCCTGACAAATAAGCCTCCGAAAATGCAATTGTAATACTTTGAACCCACTTAGACATATCTGCCAAGTTATATGTAAACTTGTTTTTCTTAGCCATTGAAAATCTTGTTTCAAACCATCTGCAGATGATGTCCTTCAACATATCGGATTCTTTGTATCCAGTAGAGACAATTTTTGCTGATTTAATTGTACTAGAATAGAGTTTCAAAATATCTTTCTTAGGCATCTGTGCTCTCTCTGATGCAGCTGGTTGGATTTCTTTAGAATTATCATTTTCTTCTGACTCAAGTTCATGTGTACCATCTGTTAAAATAATGTCTTTATTACATGAAACTATATGTTCTTGGCCACCCTTCAGCATACAGAGTATCATATCTAATTTTTCATCTAACCCTGATTTAGGTGGATCATGTTCACTTGTATCTATCCCGAGCTTATCTGCACAGCATTTAACAGTATCATGCAAATTGACCATATCATCATATGAAGACGATATGGTCGAACCATTTGAAGATATTCTATCAAGAATTTCATTAAGCTGGTTTGCTAATTCAATAGCTTTCTTCATAGGATCTTCTTCATAAATATCTTTATCAACTTTCACGCAAGACTTGATCTTTGAATGGATCATCTCACACTTTTCAGAAATAGAATTCAGCTTTGCGAATGTTGTGCTGTACATTCCTTTTTTGAAATCAAACTCGCTAAGTATGAAATTTTCAAGCTTTGAAGCTGATTTCAACGCTGTATAAATATCCATTCAAATTTCCCCCGTATAAAGCAAATAGAGTGTCAATTTTGCACTCACTACCAGCAGAGTTCAGAATAGCTGTCATGTGCAGCGAACACCTGACGACGAAGTAACGCTTACGCGTCTCCGCCCTATCTTACTAAACTGCTGTTTTCCTGCTAATCCATATTCCTACTGACCTGCCAGATACCCTGACGGATATCAAGCAGTCAACTCTCTCAATAGTAATGTGAATTAGTTGATAGGGAGTACAAAATTGGCACTCCATGTGGACCAACTTTGACTCTGTATTTTATTTGAAATTTTATGACCAGGTGCAAGTAGAATAACGATTCTTCTTCAATGGTCTATCTATATCAACTAGGTGAGCTCTTCGCTACAGCTACTTTAGCTAACTGATCAAGAGTTGTTCACCAGTTAACTTAACCTACACGCATAGTATAATGCCTATTTGTCGAAAAGTCAATACCTTTCTTGGAAATTTTTGAATTTTTTTGCTCGCTAACATAAAAGTCAATGCGGTTCGGTTCCGGCTATAAATAGCAAATTTATGTTCAAATCGTAAAGCGTTCTATGCGAGCTTTGCGAGCTTATTTTTATTTCTAGAGTGGCGAGGCGCTATTATATCCTTATCTCAATTATTTCTTTTTCTCTTTTATATCGTTCATTTCATTCACTCTATTATCTCAAAGATATTATATATGCGAGATGAAAATGGAAAAATCTTTCAAATTGAAATCAAATTTGAATTTTACTCGAATTTGAAATTTTCATTTTCTTTCAATTTTACTGAATACTCTAAAATATGAAAATTTGAATGAAGCACTGAATTTTACATTTTATTTCAAATTGAATGAATATGAAAGATTATGAGATATTTACAAAATGAAATATTTTGAAAATTTGAATGAAATTGAAAGATTTAGAGATTTTAGGAAATTGATCTGTTTCCTTCAATTTGAAATAATATGAGATATTTAGATTGAAATTGAAAGATTATGTGATATTCAAAATGTACCAATTTTACTGAATTTGAAAGAATATTAAATATTGAAATATCAATTTGAAATAATATTGAAAATTCAAATCCAGTTAAATTTACATTTTATTTCAAATTGTATGTTAAATTGATTTTATCTATGAATATTCATTTATCTTCAATTTTGACTATTATGGTAAATTTACATTGTTTTGACACTTATCTACATTCGGTTAAAGGAATGAAGACTATCAATATGTTGTTGATTTGATTGTGATGAAAATATTCATCATTACATTTTACTTATTATATGATTCTAATCAAATCATAAAGAACTAAAATTTATAAAAAATTTACGATTCGTTAATAGTTTAAGTTTATTCTAGTGTTTTCAAATACACAAAATAAATAAAATCAAATAAATCTTCAAAATTCTATTGACTTTCTTATTTCTATTAAATATAATAATATTGAAGAAAATAATTGTGCATTCAAGATTATCAAAGGTTGTGTTTTAGGTGCGAATACAAAATTGAGAAATAAAGTGAGTTGTTGTTTATGAATATGAAAGAAATCAAAGAAGAAACTATACGACTTTATCAATCTCTTCCTCAAGAAAAAGAACTTCGCATGAAACGTACAGATGTCCGTGACAGAATAATTGAGCTTAACTATTCTTTTTTCGGGTACATAGCATCGCATACATTCATAAACAATACTTCTGTTACATATGAAGATAAGCTTCAATCAGCCTTGCTGCACTTTTGCGAATGCTGGTGGTGGTATCTATGGCAGGGAGATGAAACTCATAAAGGATACCGATGCGATCTTTCTTTTACAGTGTTTTTCAAACTCCGTGTAGGTGAGATGATAGAAAGAGAGTTGAATGAAGTTAAATATTCCATACGTCGTTCTCTATGTATGGAGGTTGGAAAACAACTTGGCAAACACTGGGGGCAAGTAAAGTACGATGATCTTATGGATCCAAGATTAAATTTACCTACCGAAAAGATGAATTCTTTGAAGGCCATATTTGGAACACTTTATATAGCAGATTTAGACACTCATGAACCATTTTTATCTTCAGAAGAAGGATCTTTCAGCAAATTTGATGAAGAACTTACTGATAAATATGATACAGTAGAAGAATTATTGATAAGAGAGATGATAGACAGAGAAAGAAAACTTACAAACAATGATATTTTTGAAATTTGTGATATCTATGGAATAGATGATAGGACTATTCGTGGTAAACTAAAAACAGCAGAAACAATACTTTATTCTAGATTAAGGTCGAGTCAAGATCTTAGAGAAGCTTTCTGATTTACATAAATAAAAGAGATGGACTTTTAGCCCATCTCTTTTTATTTTTTAGAATTTTACTTCTTAGGATATATCATTTTCATGAGTTTTCCTACCTTTGCACCTTCTGTATCGATAGAAGCGAAAAATCCTGGTACAATAGTCATTTTCTTGTTGATGTCATATCCCTTTCCTGCATCGTTCCAATAGTGCTGTGTGTAATCCAACATACCAAAGTAAAGATACAGTGCAGTCTGTCTGTACTGATCATTATCATCCGAATCAATACATTCTTGGAAAGTACTTCTAAGTTCGTCTACTTTTTCGTTTGCTTTCGTATCAAGAATTTCTCCATCAGAAGTAGAAACATATGGAAACAGCTCGTCCATTACTTTAGTAACTTCTTCAAGCTCAATAGCTTTTTCATGTAGCTTCTTCAGCTTGATTTCGCACCAAAGAAATGCATCATCAACTGAAGACATGATTTGACTTGAAATAGCTTCATTAGCCTTTTCATCTTCTGATACTGGCATACGGAGTTTATATGCACTATTAGTCATAGAGCAAAGAAGGATTGTCTTATTTTTCTTTCTTACAGGAAGATTGAAAACAGAAACCTTTCCGTCCGGTTTGCTGTGATCGTTCACTACAAGGAAGTAGTGTTCAATGTCTTCATCTAGAATTTTGTGTATTTTAGTAGATTTGAAAACACCGTAGTGATATAACCCACCTGCTGCTACAGAGACAAACTCAAGCGATACAAGCCCAGCAGTCATCAACGGTTTCATAATAGAAAATGTAAAGCCATTTTGGATGATTTGAGGATAGTAATTATTTACTACACACATCAGACGCTTATCGTCATCTCTGTAAACAGCATGATACCCTTCTACGTTGTTTGTAACTTCTGTATACATCTTGTATGCGGATACAGTGTAGTTAGCACCAGATTTCTTGATCAAGCTGTCAATAGTTGTGCATTCCGGATCAGTTCGTGTTCCTAGGTCTTGCCAAAGAATTCCAGGAATATTGAGTAGTTCGCTCATTTAGTTTCCTCCTTAGTTTAGCCAATATAATTTCCAGTAGCGTTTGCTACCTTAAACACAGTGTATTTGTGCATCAGTTTGCTTCCCCATCTGCTTGCTTTGCTAATAGAAGCAGGAGAGCAATCAAGCTCCTTAGCCATTTCAGTGCAGTTAGAAAATACTTTCTTGAGTTCCGGGCAAGCAACTGCGTCTGTAATTGAAAAAGAAGTTGTTTTGGCAGCATCTTCTGATTTTTTTACTTCCTTAATTACTTCCTTTGTGATAACTTTTTCAGAAAGAGAAAGATATCTCATCAATTCAGCTTCTACTTCGTTCAGTTTACTTTCAGAAATTTGACCAATATACTCTCCAAGATGAACAGTAGTTGTAGTCATGATGCTGTTACAGCAAACATAACTTGACTTGTTACCGGGAATCTGAATAGGTACCTGATAGAACATCTGAATACGGCTATCATCACCTGCATGAGATTCGCATTTAGAAATAGGAAGATATGTGATGGTGCAATTATCATTTTCATTGGCAGGATTGTTGATAATGATAACAGGACGAGAACCTCTAAGGATTCCTCTTTCTCCTTTGTATTTATCAAATTCATCTTTCAACCACCAGATACTTCCTCGCATATTCTTTACTACATCCATTGATAAATATTCCTTTCTTGATAGGTTGCGATCATTGCGAGATTGGCGCAGATCATTAGTTAATGTGTTGATGTGTAATCCTATATTGGCTATCATATCTTTTCAAATTTCTAGTAGCATCACCTCAAAATAAAAATACATTGCAAACTATTCTGCTTGCAATGTATTTAACGATTCTTATTTTAATCTAAAATTTTGATCTTTGCGTATGATGTTTTTGGCTTCAAAGAAAAACCGAATTCAGTCTGAACGAAATTGTGAATAATTACATGTTCAGGTCTATTGAAAATACTATTGACAGGAACATATTCATATTTGTTACTGCCAAACAAAATGTGCCCTGCGTTATCTCTCCAGGCGTCATCATAAACAATGCCTTTGAACTTGATAGAAAACATTTCATTGTTCATATTTGAATATCCTCAATTTGAATAGTCTTGATATGTTCAAATATAATAACGATTCTTATCTATTCATATTTTCAATTTCTTCAAAATCAGAAACTACTTTCTTGAAGCTAACATCATAGGTTATAAGTATGCCCCTTGCAACGGAAGACTCGTCAAAATCTGATAGTTCGTAAGGAGTTATGTTTTTCATTATAACATCATCATTTGCATCTTGAATATGATTTTCAAGATAGATAGGAGCATAATTCTCGAGTGCTTCTTCCGGATCAACCATTTCTCCATCTACTTCAATTTCATATCCGTCTGTAACACAAATATAGATTACATCTTCGTTGTTTTCTTCAACAACAGCACTTCCAAACATGTGCTTCTTGAAGTCTAGAGCGTCAAATCCATATTCTTCAATCAGATAAAGGAGAAAAAGGTTTGCATCATTTTTTGCAAGTGTTTGAACAACAGTGCCTAATGTAGCTCTGTAATATGTTGTTCCTACATTAGAAGCAGCTGTTACTGATTGTAGCTTTGTTGATTCATATCTTTTCATTTTCATTTCATTTTCCTCAATTTATTGCATTAGGTAAAACACCACGTTTGTTTCCAGTCAACTTCGAGTACTTATAATTATTTCTAATGTATTGCCAGAAAAAATGTCCTTTAGATGGTACAGTTACTAATTTTCTATACAGCCGTATTGGGACATCATAGTATATATAGATATCATCAGGTCCACCATTTCTGCCTTTGAATTGTATGAATAGATCTCCTTCTCTATCACCTTTGTTTCTTACATTCAAAGTATATCCCCACATGTTAGATGATCTGCATCTTGTCATACCTTTAGTGATATCTCTAGTGGAAATTGCACATTTTATTGTTTCTTTCCTATGATTGGAATCAAATATTTGACAGCAGAGTATTTCAGGATATCTTATGAGGATTTTCAAATCATTTCACCTCATCACATTCTTATTTACAATTATATGAGGTTCATTGAACTGTTTTTGATATTTTGATTGCCTTTTTCTGAATAAGCATTGCTATTGTCTTTGTCTGTGCATCAGTAACTTCTTCTGGTGTCAAGATGAAATCATACCAAACAGAAATACATCCAGTTTCGTTTAACAGCCATGTCATCCAGTCAAAGTAATATTCTTTTGGAGTATTGTCAATAACTTCTTGTCTTGTCCAGTTCTTCATTTCGCCTAAAACTTGACAGAGCTTTTCTTGATGTGAAGGAATTGCATATTCAACATTTCCGTCAGGAAAGATAACAATCTCTGTATAAAAAGGATAGTTTTTGATATGTTCATCTACATCAAATTTTGAAGTCATTAAATCATACATATTTGTATCCTCCATTAAATTTAATATCAATAACGATAAATTTAATATTAGTGAAATAAATTAAAAATTAGCTGTGATAAATTTAATTATCACAGCTATCTAAATTTATAACTTAATTTCGCCTCAATTAGTAGATTGTTCCAGACATTGCATAATACATATTGTACATACTTTTTGCAATATCATTATCGTGAAGTTCAAGCTTGACTACATTTTCATCATTTGCGCCTTCTTGAATAAATTTGAAGATGTGGTCATCTCTGAACCCGATATTTTTGCAATCTTCATACTTACCAGAATAGTAAACAGTCTCAATATTTGCCCAGATGATTGCGCTAAGACACATAGGACAAGGCGCTCCAGTAGCATATAACTCGCATCCAGTTAGGTCATGTGTATTTAGAATCTGACATGCTTTTCGGATAGCGTTGACTTCAGCATGAGCAGTTGGGTCATGATCCTTCAGTACAGTATTGGAACAGATAGCAATGACTTTTCCATTTTTTACTACCGCAGCTCCGAACGGACCACCATACTTCTTAGTCATTGTCTGAATCGCTTCAGCAGCAGAACCAATCATAAAATCCTTAACATACATATTTATTTCCTCCATTTTCTTTATTTTTCATAGAGTAGGCGTATTGTTGTCTAGTTCTTGAATGACCTCCTCAATCAGTGAATCAATTTTCTTGTATACATCGGACGATGCAACTCTTCCAATGTTAGAAAGTTCTTCTGAAAGCCAATTAAAATACTTTCTAACTGCTGCTTCACAAACACTCAATCCATTTTCTTTGTTAAACATTGGAACTAGATTAGGATAATCTTTTATGGCAGTTATGATACAGGATTCAACTGTGTCACCCCATACTCCAAAAGTGTTGTCAAAAATAAATTCCTTATTTGGAAATTTATTTTTGTTTTTCATTTTAGGCACAGAATGAATAAATCCATATACTTCTTTACACCAATGAGATGTTATTCCGCAATTAGGAAAGATAAATATTTTAACTAAATGATAAACTAGCTCATCTGATTTGTCTTTCAATTTATTCTTTATGTTATCTTTTGCATCTGCAAATGCAAATATTTTCATAGGATTCGCTCCTTATCCGTTATCACGATACCACCGTGCAGCAGCTTTAGCCAGCTGATCGCATCGTTCATTCATTACATCTTCCGAATGCCCTTTCACCCAGTTGAAATAGACATCATGCTTAGCTACTTCTTCTAAAATTCCTATCCATAGCTTAGCATTTGGTATATATTCAGGGTGAGGGTTCATAGGATTCCTTAGAAATCCGTTTGCTTTCCAATTTGAAATCCAATCTTTTCTGAATGCATCGACTGCATATTTAGAATCCGAATAGATTTCAACTATTAGCGGAGCTTTCTTTAAGCATTTTAGCGCTTCTAAAATAGCTGTAAGCTCCATTGCATTATTAGTTGTATGTTTTGTTCCACCTGATATTTCTTTGTACTGTTTATCTGATTTCAAGCAAGCTGCCCATCCTCCGGGACCTGGATTACCTAAACACGACCCATCTGTATAAATTCTTACTGTTTTCATAATATTTCACCTATAAAAATTGTAGACGCACTATGTTTTAGTACGTCTACAATAACGATTCAAGATATTTATTTGATGAGCGAATAGAATTCAGACCTTAGATCTGAATCTGATTCAAATCTTCCTCTAAGTGTAGCTGTTCGAGTTATTGCTTCCCTTGATTTAATGCCACGTGCTGTCATGCATCCGTGCTTCCCTTGAATAACTACAATTATATCTTCAGTTCTTAAAATGGTTGATAGAATTTCTGCTATGTCGGTTCCAATTTTTTCTTGAAGCTGAAGTCTTTTACTAACCATATCTGCAATTCTTGCAAGCTTGCTTAATCCAATTACTCTTCCGTTTGGAATGTATCCAATTGCAACAGTCATGTCATACATTAACATTAAATGATGCTCGCAAAAACTATGAATAGGGATGTTGCTTTCAACTACAAGATCTCCAGTTTCTAGATCCTCGAAGCATGTATCAAACTTATGTGCAATTTCCTCATTTGTATATGTCATCCCTTCAAATAATTCATCACACATTCTTGCAACTCGGTTTGGAGTCTTCTTCAACCCTTCTCTATCAGGATCATCGCCTAAAGCTATTAAGAACTCCCTTGTTAGCTCTTCAATTTTATTTTTGTCAATATTTTTCATCATACACCTCTCATATCTACAGGCCAGATGTATTTGTGTATCTGAAGCTGAATTTTGCAGCTATTCAACTTATTGAAAAGAAGAAAGTTTACAATATTCTTTGCATCATATCCAAATACAGGGCTAAAGTAAACCTGAGCAGAAGGTCTATATTCTCGAATAGCTTTCAGTGCTGCTTCAAGATCTGTATCACTTCCTACTACAAATTTCAATACATCTTGAGGACGAAGTGTTTTGAATGCTTCAGGCTTCATTGCCTTATCGCATCCACTAGATGGAGACTTGTAGTCAACAGTGAACCAAACATTCTTTAGCTTATGGTAATAAGATGGGTCAATTGTTCCATTTGTTTCTACATTTACATCAAAGTTGTTTCTGTCAAGTTCAGCAAGCAGAATTTCGACATCTTTGTGAATTAGAGGTTCTCCACCTGTAAGTGTAATAGACGGACAATCCATCTCAATACACTTATGGACAATTTCATCAACTGTCATGTCTTCAGCACATTTATCGTCAAATGAATATGAAGTATCGCAGTAACTGCATCTAAGATTACAGAAAGCAAGTCGAATGAAGGTTGCGGGCATACCAGCCCGCTTACCTTCACCATCAATGCTTTTGAATATTTCAACAACTTTCATATTTATTCCTCCGGAAGATAATATCCAATGTTATTTTCTGTTTCTTGTACTCCTACTGAAATAACATGTAAATCAGAAGAAAACGTGCTCATTCTACATTGAATCATTTCATAGAACTCTTTGGCCATCCATTCAGCTGTAGGACTGTTGTCAACAATGATAACATTCTTACAGTTTTCTTTAACCACCTTTGCAATAGGGTCGCTATTTCGAAGAATGCAAGAATGATCGTATTTGTCTTCAATTACATCTTTGATTATCTTCTTCAGAAGTTTGAAATCAATGACCATTCCAGCGTTATTCAAATCATTTACACCAACAAGAACTTCAACTTTGTACGAATGGCCGTGAAGATTATCTCTACATTCGGATGAATAAGTGTCTACATTGTATAAACGATGAGCAGCTTCGAATGAAACTTTTGTCTTAACTGCATACATATTTTAGTCCTCCAAAGCCGGATCGGAAATTCCGTTTGCTTCAAACGCTTTAGCCCTATCAATACAAGTACCGCAATGGCCGCAAGGTTTATCTCCGCCTGCGTAACAACTCCAAGTATATTTGTAGGGAACATCAATAGATAAGCCAAGCTTAACTACTCCTGCTTTATTTAGATTAACAAGCGGCGCAACTACTCTAACTTTACCATAAGTACCAATGACAATAGCTGTATTCATTGCAGAAGTAAATTCTTCACTGCAATCTGCATAAGCTCTACCGGCTGCATCGTCTGCATGAGCACCTAGGTAAATATCTACATCATCATCAGGATAGATAGACTGAGCCAGAGCAGCCACTGCAGATAGCATCAAGCCGTTTCTAAAGGGAACATAGGTAGAAACTTTACCTTCACCGTTCTTCTCAATCTGTTCTGCATAACTCATCATAGGAATGTCTTCCGTGCTGTTCTTCATCAAAGAACAATTGCTGTACTGAAGAACATTGGACAGGTCAAGAACATAATGCTTTACATTGTAGAATTCTGCAACTTTGTCAGCACATTCAAGTTCCTTATTATGTTTCTGACCATAAAAGACAGAAACAGTACTCACATTTTCCGAACCTACATCTTTTACAGCGATACCTACGCAAGTGGTAGAATCTACACCGCCGGACGACAAAACAAGTGCTTTCTTCATAAAATTCTCCTCCTATGATTACATGTCGTATCTTACTTTTCTGTTGCTTGCATCTCTAAGTGCATCAAGCATTCTAGATTTTGCAAAATCCTGATAATTGAATTTTGGATTTGCATAGTTTACGAAAGGAAAGATCGATATACCACCCCTGGGAGAGAAAACACCCTTCACTTCAATGTACTTTGGATCCATAAGCTTTATCAAGTCTTTCATGATAATGTTCATGCAGTCTTCATGAAAATCACCATGCTCTCGGAAAGAGAAAAGATAGAGCTTAAGAGATTTGCTTTCAACCATTCTTTCGTTAGGGATGTAGCTGATTACAACTTTTGCGAAATCTGGCTGACCTGTCTTTGGGCACTTGCTCGTGAACTCATAAGCATCAAATGTAACAACATAATCGTTGTCAGGATGCTTGTTTACAAATGTTTCTAAAACTTCTGGACTGTAGTCGCAGCTATACTTAGTATTATTATTACCAAGTAGAGTTACTCCTGACAGCTCTTCAACTGTTCTTGACTTTTTTGATTCGGGCATGATTTATTACTCCTTGTTATTTTTATTTTCAGAGAGGGTTTCAAAGGAATACAAAACTCTCTATGAATACATCACCATACAAATCTATGATTAAGCATTTCAAGATTGTCTACAATGATATCTTGACCTGACATAGACTTGTTTACTTTTGCAACAAAGTAGATCCACTCTGCTGCTTCTTTTGCACTCGCCCATTTCTTTAGTGGGGTCATGCTCATGATATCTTTCCATTTTTCTTTATCATTCATGACTTGTGCGTTCAATTCAGTTTCTACACCACCAAAAGAGATGCTGTTGCAAGTTGCTTGATACTTTGCTATCTGTTTTGCTGTCCAAACTGTGTAAGAAAGCACTCCGCCCTTTGATGCAGTGTATTCAGGAAATTCGCATCCATTGTGAGCTGATACAGATGCAAGATTTACAACTGATTTAATCTTTCTGTTTGAAAGTGCATATTTCTTAGTGCAGTTCATAACACCAATCAAATTTGTTTCAATATCATTCGGACCATTTTGCCTACCTGCGTTATTGACGAGAATAGCTGGATCATAGAGGGTAGGAAGCTGTTCAAACTTTCCTACATCTGCTACATGATGGAAATATCTTCCTACTTTAGTTTGTAGATACTCCTTATCATATTCAGGACTAATGTCAATTCCGTGCACAATGTCTCCACTGTCAAGAAATTTCTTAGCTGTTTCTCGACCAATACCGTTAGAAGAACCTGTAACAATTACAATCAAGTCTTAGCAGCCTCCTTAGTAAAATCAATATATTCTTTTCCTACTTCTTCCTTTTCCCATCGCTTGCAAACTTTGAATCCTACAGGGCTGAATACAACCTCGGAAAGAAGCTCAGCTGCTGCGCCTGCAATCGAGCAAAACACAACTTGAGTCCATGTCCATCCAAAGAAAACTTTGGAAACAATTGTAGCAAAAACAAAGTTGTCTACAAATTGACCGATAGCTGTAGAAACATATGATCTCATTGCATATTCAAAGAAATTTTTCTTCTTTATAAGCTTTCCGATTCCATCGTTTATGATAGCATTTACAATAGCGGAAACGATGAATGCAGTCATAGATCCTACTAGTACATACCATGTTCCACCGAATACTCCATTCACTGCATCATTAGCGATGCTATCATTGAAGTTATAGAACACACTCCAGTTGTTTCCAATTCTAGAAACAAAAAAGAAGATTCCAGAGCAAATAAGATTCATGAATACAGCGAAAAGAGATAGCTTGATTGCTGCTCTTGCTCCAAACCTCTTTGTAAGCATATCCATGCAAAGGAAACTCATCCAAGACAGAAGGAATCCACAGTCAAGAGCAAGGTACTCGATATTTAGCAGTTCTTTTGATGCAAAAATGTTCATCAGAACTACGCTGAGGGTAAAGAAAATCATTGTAACAGTTGGAGCGTTTCTTAGAAGGATTTTGTAGTCCTTTGCTTCTGTCACAATGATTTGTTTTAGTTTATTCATATGTATATTTCTCCTTTATTTTTGTTTTACATGTGGGTTTCAGGAAATTTACAAAACACATGTATTATATATCATCATGGTGTTAGCCATGTTGTTTTAGTTTCCGTAGAAATTAACCAGATTGTTTTTTCTGCAGAAGGCCTCAAGTTCCTCTACGTCATGAATATTATTCATCTTATTTTTGTATTTAGGATAAAAATCAATATCTTCAAGCAATTCGTTGAAATCAGTTTGCCCTTCAAAGTAATGTTGCAAAGTTACTTCTTGCATCTGCTCATCCCAAACCATGCAAAAAAGAACAATGTACTTTTTGAAGAATGCTATCATCTTTCTTATATCTTTGTTATCTACATGATCATCATCAACGCCATGCAGATACTCCCAATCGTCACATAATTTTAGGTCACCTACTTTGCTCTTTAGAAGCTTTTCAGGGTTAAACACGGGTTTTACTCTAATTTCATGAGGGTATCCAGCTCCGGATGAGAAATAGAAAGAAAAGTTCAATGGTCCTGGGTTCGCTATGTCTTTTCCTCTAACGTTGGCCATGCATAGAATTGAATCGTCATGTCTTATCAATTTCTTCAATGCTCATCATCCTTTCAATTACAATAACGATTCAATCAAAATAAGAAATTATATTCTCTGAATTCTCTAGATATTCTTTTTTGAATCTTTTTCAATATGGTTTCGCTTGCTTTCACTAAATCTTCAAGTTTTTCAGGTTCATATAAATCATATCCAATTGTTTTTTCTTCGGGAGTCATTTCAATTACATTTACACGAACCTTGTTCATATAGGTTGTTATGTTAATATCTAATGTCATTTCATGAAGGTCGTTGAATTCTTTTCCTTTTGCCTCATCTTGTTTATCAACAGGAAGCTGGTACAAAATTGTCATGTATACATCATACATGTTAGATGATTTTTTGTAGTTAAACGATCCGTCAATATGTTTGTATAGAAAGTTTCCTAATCTATTTACTTGTTGATTTGCTGATAATGGTTGATTAGATTTACACTCTATTTTCATTTGATCACCTCAATTATCTATCTGCTTCCAACCTGACGAAGTCATCTTAAATAGTGTTTTAACTAGGTGCCAATCTTTGTCTTCACTAAATCTCCAGATAACAGGATTTTCCGCAGGCTCTGCAATTACTTCCATTTCACCTGGATCCATCTTGAATCGTATAACCGTAGATATTGGATCAGTTGCAGGGTCGTTGAAATGCCCAACTCCAAGGTGAACATAGGCGTATCCGCCTGGCTGAATTGCAGGGCAATCAGTTAATTCAAATACTCTTCCTGTCATGCCACCAGGTTGACCTTCAGGATATTGAGGAGGGTTTCCAAATGATGCACTGTGCGTGGCATCGCTTCCTCTGTAGTTCATATTTGTTTTTGAAAGATTTGGAACACTCACATTCACAACAGATGAACTTTGATATGTCTTTCCGTTGTCATTTGTTACATTAACATATGTGTAGTAAGTTCCTCCATATCCTACACACGGTGTTTCAACTAATCCTCCCCAAGCCCAGTAGCTTAATCCACCTGAATCACAAGCTGTTGTCTTTATGCTGTAACTTTTTAATCTTATAGCGCCTTCTGTATCGTTTGTATATTTTATAACGATATCATGACCTTTGAAAATTGAACCTGTCTGCCATGACCAATAATGAAGTGAGCCAGCTCCAGGATCAACTCCGTTCTTTTCATACTTTTTAGTTGCTCCAGAGTTGAATACATAGTTAGGATATGAATAGAATTGTGGTTTTCCATTGTAGTATTCCCAGCCCATAAAATCACTTCTTCTCCTTTGGGATGTATTTCTTCCATCCATCTGTTGTCATTATCCAAACAGGTGAATCTCCCCACATAGCTATAACATTCAAATTTCCTCTAATATTTGTTGTATCTCCGTACCATCCAGCAAATTTGTAACCTTGTCTAACAGGTTCTGAAGGATATTCAGATTTTGGTATTGTAGTTCCTTGCTTCACTGTCATAGTTTTCAATACTTTATCTGTATATCCATCAAACCATTTGACAGTGTAACTTGGTAAATTTGATATAGCGTAAAACTTATGACCACCACTTATAGTATATTGATCTCCAGGATAGTACTTATTACCAGATCCATCTGACATATCTGCCCAGTACTGAAAAATTTCACCTGTTTCCTCTTGATTGAAATCTACCTGCCAAACATCATTTGAAGGTATGAAGACTTTTCTAGTGTAGGCGGTTGACCATGTTATGTCTTTTTCAAACGAAGCTCCTTCAGGGTATTGGAGCCCCGGGGACTGATAAATTATTCCTCCGTTCGCTAAATAACAAGACCCATAACTCCATATTGCATAAAGTGTAATATTTGATTGAGCGTTGTATGATGATCCAACATTGTATGTTGTACCTGTACCATCTGACTTTGTGTTCCAATAATTAAATAGATACAAATCTGGGTCATAACCCGATGGACCTGACTTTATTGTCAAAGGTAGCTGCCCTGTTTGTGACGAAGGCGCTGTTCCATATCCATTAGCATTGTATGTTATAGTAAATGTATCTTGTATTTCTTCATAGTTTGCTCTACCGGTAGACTTCTGCATAACAAGAACTTTTCCGGTACTCCCTTCAGAAAGAGAAGGAGTCATTATATATAGATCAGCAGATGACCCAACTGATAATGTTATTGGGGAAATAGTAAAAGTGTATTTTTGACAGCTGTTTGTATCTGCCCATATGTTATCTCCACTACCTCCAGTTCCGCACACGTTTGAAACAGTTTTAGTATCTGATTCATTGCCACCGAGTTGGATATAAGTACCTATTGAACCTCCGTTACCTGTAAATACTGTTCCAGAGTTTACATAACCTCTAAGCGTTCCAAGATACAATTCAACCGAAGAAATCTTTATCTTCTTGCTTGTATTGTTTGTGAATGTGCCTATTTTCTTTAGCACACCTTCTGCACTGTAAGACCACTCATCTTGATGCCACGAATAACTTAGCTGAGGCATTGTATCACTCCTCTGTCCAGCCTATTCCAATAGATCCAATAGGAACATCAGTTGCAGTTGGTTTAGTAGCTGAAATGTATAATCTTAATCCATTAGGTAACTGAATGTATCCTACATTACCTGCAGATGTTTCTTTTGCTAATCCAGCCTTGAGAGCTTTCATTCTATCTCCTAGTATATCAATTGACTTGTTATTTGCAATAGCTTCTAGGATGTATGCCGGTGTGATATTTGAAGAGCTTGGAGAAAGTTTATTCATTGCTCCCTTATTAAATGATGTAGATCCAATGCTTACGTTGCTTGTCCCGTCATCACCTATAGTTAGTTGACTATCAGTGTCATCATCCGATAAAGAAACAGATAATGATTTTTTGTTTCCGACTGATGTAACTACTCCCTTTGCTTTTTTGTCATCTGTAACTAGATTTGTATAGGAAAGCTCCTTGTGATCTATTCTAGCAACAGGTATCACATCATTGTTTTCATTTAGAGTTTCAACAGATCCGTCATCCTTTCGTCTTAGTGCGAATGTACCTGGATATGTCTTCTCATATCCTTTCATATCAGCGTCAGATGTAGAATTGTCAAACATCTGAACAGCTCCCTTACCTACAACATTGAAAGGAGATAATGACTTTTCCTTATCTGGATCATATCTAGTTGCATATATTGCAGGAGAATACTTGTCTGATTTTGAGTGGATTGTTAAAATATTTCCTTTTCCGTCAGGAGAGTCAAGACTGCAAGAATCAAAATCAATTTTTGCATCAGGCTGTTTTGATGAATAGAAAATACTTGGGTCGCATGTTTCCATATCAACTAATGATTTACCCCTTAATTTAGAAACAGCTTTTTCCCCCTTTATTTTTCGTATGTAATTTGACATATTTAGAGAGATTGATGTTGCAGTGCTTTGGCTAAAAATTATTTTAGCTGCCCAGGGAAACTGAGCTGGGCCCAAGAATGTACCATCTTGAGGAGATGTAGCATTGTAGCTTCCGTCTAGTCCACAAACTCCCGAAATAACAGATCTAATCGTGAACCCGGTAAGCATTATCTGTATAGTAGATTCAATCTTTCCAGAATAGAAGATTCTTATGAAAGGCGATTTAGACATATCCGGAGATAGGTCCATATATTGCCCTGCTTCGTCGCCTGTTTCTTTCCATTTACCTGGTTGAATGACTACACCATCAATTATCTTGTTGTACGCCTCTGAATAGGAAAGAACGCTTTCTAATGATATATCGTCGTCAGTAGTAGGTATCTTCGTTCCGTTTGTATCAGGGTGAAAGTTCAATGTGTTGCTTATGCAGAATCCATAGTTAATTACCCGTTTTGCAAAATAACTGTTAATATCGTATTCGCAATCACCTAAAAATAAATTAGCAAATATTACATTTGCTGCGCATAGCTTGGAATTTTCAGGAAGAGAGATATCTAAATATCCAGCATAGTTGCTCGTTTTTGGGATCTTAACAACCATAGAAGATCCGCAAGCTATACTTGAAGCTAACCACTCTCTTTCAGTAGCAGGTTGTAAATCAGGATCATCGGAAAGCGCTTGTTTAAGATATATTTCGTATGCAGAATAGCCTTGTACACGACCTTCATTCCAAATTTGTCTAGGCATTTATTTCAACCTCCTAAATAAGGTAAATTTCATCATGTTGAATGTATACAAGGTCCTAAACTAAATCTCTTGTATTTTCATGTCATAGCTTAACTTTATTTTTAATTTTTCATATGGTATCAATTAACTTTGTAAATATGATAGATTGTTTAATATAACTACAATCATTGATAAAATATTATGAGTTTCATTTAATTCAAATTTAATTTTTCATGTTAATTTAACTAGATATATTCGACTCATTTTAGTTATTAACTGGACCTTGAATATTGTTGAAAACTTAAAAGGAGGTGCTAGAATGAGATTTCATATAGGGCAAACAAAAATAATGGGATTTTATATAGGGCAAACAAAAATATTTGGAATTTCGATATTGTCCCAAAATACCCAATCTTCATATGAAATAAAACGGCAACTTGGAAATTGAGTAACTGAATCAACTTCAAACATTTTAACAATAAAAGAAGGTGGATCAGTTGATCTAAAATTTACAGTTTCATCTGGATATGTTTTTGACAATGCAACTGCAACAAACTGTCAGTACTCATGGAAACCTAGTACTGGAACATTAAAAATATCAAATCCTACATCTACAGTTAATGTTTCAGTATCATCACTTCAAAGATTGATGAAACCAACTAATCTGAGCATATCAGATGGAACATTGACATTTGATGAGGTAGCGAATGCAACAAATTATGCAATTTACGATAATGATACAACTATACTAGACACTATATGACGAAAGGTGAATAATAATGGCAAAAAGAAGCTATTCATTATCAAGTAAAGATTTATCTATAGGAATGCACAACATAACAGTTGTAGCTAAAGGACAAGGATATGCTGACAGCTTGCCTTCAGATCCTGTTAGTTACGTAGTACCTGGTCCTCCTTCGGATCCGTCAGTACACGAGTTAACTATAATGTATCAACCAGATAAGCAACAGTTTCAAGATGTATGCGGAGGTATTCCTTCGGTTACTCCGCAAAAGTTCGGTCAAGACTTAGTTCAAAGTGCAGGATCTCCTGATCTGACTCCTTATGATCTAGGTGAACAAGGTCAAGATGAAATACAAATACAATCATTTGCTTACTTGCAGCAAGATGCATCTATTTCCGAAAGGTTAGCAACTGAGGGATATATCCAGATAAACGGAACCAAATATTATGGTACTGATTCAGATGATCCTAACTTATACAGAGAAAGTGCAGAAATAGGTTTTGTGTTAGGTAATGAAACGGATGGGCTTATATTAACACCTATTCAACTTGTATTAACTTATAATGATACTATATCTTTTACGATGACAGGAGGACCTCAAGGCGATACTTCGTATGACGGATTACAGATAGACACATGGGAACAATTTGTAGAAGAATATCCAGAATTCATAATTGATGAAAATGGTCATGTTGTTAGCCATGATAGTTACGCTGTTCATTATTCTGGTGAAGACGTTTCTACTGTAGGAGCATATGTTATGAAAACAGATAGGATCAAAAATGGATCTGTCTATTGGCTTGTGCAAAATAGCTAATTTATAAATTAACTAAAATATCGCCTACTCAAGAATGAAATGAGTGGTCGATTTAGTATAAAAGAAAAATCATTTCTATTATGATAGAAAACTCAGTAAGTTTTGTATCTGATAGATGTTTATAAAGATGAAGGTTATTGATCTTTTCAAATATATCTTCTATAATCAAAAAATTGGCACACCTATTTTGGTGTGTCATTTTTCATTTCAAATATTTAGAACCATTCCAAGCGTATCCATCTGCTTTGACCCATCTGTGTAGCAGTTAGTGATTTAGATTAACACGAAACATATTTTCTGTATGAATCATCTCCCTCAACTAAATAAATCTCGTCATCGTTAATTATACCCTGTTCTTTCATTTTATTGAAAATTGCTTTTGTTGTTACTTTATTGATAACAAAGTTTGTAATTTTCTTTGAAGTCGGCATTTTGTCACCTCCAATTTATCCAATTTATCAAAATATCGCTAAGATAGCGTCAATTACTGATTACAAATAAATACAATGTCTACCTTACATAGTATTGATAATCTTAATAAAAATTGGAGGTATTTTCATGCCTACAGAAAAACATGTTAAAAATTTTGTCATAAATAAAGTTCCTACTAAATCAATTTTTGAAAAGATGAAAACACAAGGATTGATAAACGATGACGAGATATATTTAGTTGAAGAGGATGATTCAGCTAATTACTTACAGCTTTCTGGTGGAACTATGACAGGTGCTCTTACTACCAAAGGTATAAAGCTTACTTCGGGTACAGATTACGGTAATACTTTACCTAGTAGCCCAGATACCAATCAGTTGTTTTTCCAGACAGTTGGGACTAATTTTGTTTTAGATAATGTTTATCCTGTCGGTTCTATTTATATGAATGTAAATAGTACTAATCCCGGAACACTTTTTGGAGGGACCTGGGAGCAGATTCAAGGCAAGTTCTTACTTGGAATGAGTAGTAGTTATCCTGCAGGTAGTCAAGGTGGTGAAGCCAGCCACACCTTGACGACAGAGGAGATGCCTAGCCACGGGCACAACCCGGCTAATCAGTCAGGATATTATGGCTTCATCACCAATAGCAACAAAGCGTTTGAAGTGGGTGATATGGGCGTTCAGAGTGGTACTGGGAGATATTATCCCTATGCCCCAGTGGCCTTTGACATTAGCCGTAACTCTTTGACCGGTACTACTGGTGGAGGAAGTTCTCACAACAATATGCCTCCTTATCTAAGTATATATATCTGGAAGAGAACTGCGTAAGGGGTGAGTAAATGGCTTATTTTGATGGTCCAAAATCCTCAAAAAATTGGTATGCAAGGCTTGAATATTCATATAGTCAATCAACCTCAGCTACTACAATTACTTTGACACTAAAAGTATATGATGCAACAGGGTATTCTTACAATGGAGATACGAATAGCGCCTACTATATCATCCAAGGAGAAAAAGCTTATCAGACATATAACTTTAGCTCCGCTGGTTGGTATACTATTGGAAGTAGAACTGTAAAAGTATACGATACTTCTGCTACTTCTCTTTATGTATCTGCTACGTGGTGTTCTGAAAATGAGACTACTTACACACCATATTCCCTCTCAGTTTCGGGAACGATAAAATTTCCTCAAATTGCCCCACCTCCTCCAAGCGTAAATATTATATCCGTTCAGCCTATTCAAGAATTCATAGCTGGCTATGATGGAGATAGTTTTACGCTAACTTGTAATCCATCGGGAGGAACGGGTTACACTTATAAGTGGTATAAAGGAAATACTATTATTGGAACTTCTAAGAATCTGACTGGGACACTTTCCAATGACACCTATGATAACACTTATGTTTATTGTGTTGTTACTGATTCAACAGGTGGAACAGCGACAACTAATAAGTGTGAGTTTAGAGTAGGAACTTCGGCTAGCCAAACACATGTTTCAACTAAGCAAATTGAACCGGCTAGAATTTATAGCGGAAACAAGTTCTTACATGGGATTCCGTTCATATACAATAATGGATGGAAATATACTTCTTGGAATATAGGAAAATCGTGATAATAATACCAACATTAACTTTAACTTTAACTATAATTTTATAGTTAATATTCATTCAACAAGTAGTTAGAAATGATATTATGAAATGAAAAGCCCGGTGCACTTCTGCACCGAGCTTTTACTTTATTTATGCTTCGAAAAGCATCTGTTTTTGCTTACTTGATACTGTTACATTTGAAAGTATTTGGACTTGTGCGTAATTTATAGTTGAATTTGAGTTAATTGTATTTTGAACTTTCATTCTTTCACTAGTTCCAGAAACATCTTCTGCAGTATATGCTATATATGGGTAGGTAAATTCAACTGATATTATTTCTGATCCCAGTAAATTAGTTGGATTAAATTTAGACACATATATCATTCTATCTCCGATAGCATTATAACCATATCCTAAATATAGCTTTGTAGGTTCTTGTATAATACTGTTACCGGCGTCGTCGGCTAGTATTGCTGACGGAAGTTCAATTATAATTTTTCCATCCGGTGCTTCTATATTTTGTGCAATTGCTTGCAAGCTTAGGCTGTCAATGATATAAGTAGTTCCAGAAGCAAGGGTTACATCAACCCCCCCCCACATCATCAGCAGTCCAAGATTTTATTGTTACTGAAGATTTTCCGTCAATTGCAGCTTTAACAACTTTATTCTGAACAGGATTAGTTGATGTGTCGGAAAGTGAAGGGTCAACGGTAACTCCTCCTGATGCTATCTTCGAATCAACATATGCTTTGTTTGCAGCATCGTTGTCATTGGTAGGATTAGGTACAACTGTTCCAAGTGCTCCAATATTAGTCCGTGCTTGTGTTTTCTGCTCATCTGTAAGCGTCTGAGCTACTGCTTGTATCGGAGTTCCAGATATAGCATCAAGTATTTCTTTATTTGTATGCGAATGTCTTGCATTTGTGTTTGCTGTTATTTCATCATTTGGAATTGAGATAGCGAAAGTGTCAAATGTTCCAGATGGATTAACTACGCATATGTTTGCAGCGTTTTCTGAAACTTTCCAAACTACAACATCTCCAACTCCATAGTTTGAAGCTACAGGAGAAGCTGTTACATAATAACATTTAGAAGAAACTAAAGATGATCCTACAAAAATTTGATTAGTGTCAGTAATGAAATATACAGTATCGGCATTTTTTGCAGCTGATGCATATTTGGCCTTAGTACCAAATTTAAGTTTAACTTCATTCTTTGCAGTGGGCATATGAAATATCTCCTCTCAAAGACTTACTCTTTAATATTCATTTCAGCACTTCTTACTTCTAAGCCATGGATGTCCTTCATCTGATCAGAAATGAAGCTATTTCCTCCAAGCTCTTTGTAAGATTCGTATAGCTGTTCAATTATGTACAACGAGTGAGTTCCAATGAAATCTTTTCGCATATAATAGTCATGAGCTTGATTTATTCTATCTCGTGTACTAGCAAGTAGCGCTGATTTCATTTTATTGTTAACATCATTTTGTGACTTTGTTAGCTGATCAAGCTGTGTACGAATTTCGGATATTTGTTTGTCTACAGAATTCTGAAGATAACTGATTTTCTTGTTCATTCTATCTTCCATTTCGTCTATAGACTTTTTGTGCTCTTCATCTGACTTCTTCAGTCTTTCATCTATTATTTCTTTTGCTGCAGATGATACTGATTTCTTCATCGCTTTTCCAATTACTATAGATGCTCCAGAAATAGAAGCGATCAACGTGCAAATATAAATCACTATATCTAAATCAATAACATGATCCATTTAAGAATCAATCCTTTCATATTTTGATTAAATAGATTCCCAAACGAAATGATTAGGAACATCTAACTTTTTTCGTATATTATCAATGACTTGTTCGCTACCATCAAGTCCGTTACTGTCGAATTTAGCAAAGTTTTCACCATTTTTGAAATTTATGTTATCACTTGATAACTTAGAAGATTTTCCTGCTGTTTCTGAAGGGAAATCAAGTTCAACATCATTGTCGAACTTGTCACCGTGTCTCGATATTTTTGATGTATCAGTTAGCTGAACTCTGACTTCATCAGAATCATCTACAAATACATTACCTGTGTCTGACTCAACTAGAAGAGTTCCGGAGTGTTTTTCTTGGGGCATTGTAGCCGCCGGACCTCTTCTAAAAATTACATCTTCCGTTTTATTGGCCACTACAATCACCTCTCATTGTTATATAAGGATTCTAGAAATAAGGCGGAGCCAATTTACTTATTTCAATTGACTCCGCCTATCTTAATTAGTTAGATGGACTGCCAAGTCAGGACAGCAGCAGCTGCTTCTTCTTTAGTAGCGTAAGTAGCAACAATGTTGTTACCATTGCCATCAGCAGCAGCCTTAACACCAGTAACTTCGATTGTTACATCCTCAGAACCATCGAAGCTGACTGAACCAGTAGCATCACCGGCAAGGGCGATAGTACGAGCATTTGTCAGAGTACCAGCAGACTTAACTACCTTTTCGCTATCTGCTGTGTTATTGACGTTACCAAGACCTACATCTGCCTTAGCAAGCTTCTTATTGATCCACTTCTTTGAAGTAGCATCATATACAAGAGACTGCCCATCAGCAGGAGTAGCGATATTGACATCAGTCTGACCGGCAAGAGTGTTAGGACCAACATCAATTGTGATATCCTCACTACCGTCGAAGCTTACGCCGTTTATTTTTCTAGCGGTCTTGAGCTTAGTAGCTGTTCCGGCATTGCCAGTAATGTCATCAATTTGAACATTGCCGCTAAGTGCTTGACCATTGACAGTAGTTGTCTTGTCAACTTTCTCAGCAAGGCCGTCAGTCAGCTCTTTCTTTGTAGCAAGTGAGCTGTGATCAACTTCTCCGAACTTGCCAGCCATTTCATAAGCTTTACCAGTCCAGAAGTACTCGACAAATGCGTTACTATCAGTTGCATCTGGATTGACAACTAGATAAAACACTCCAGCAGTACCAGTTGCATGAGCCTGTTTCAGAGCTGCAAGTGAGGCATAGCCATTACCACCATTAGAATCAATCTCAAAAGATGTGATTGAACCGATGGCGTCTGTCAGCTCTTTCTTTGTAGCAAAAGTCTCACCCTTTGTAAGTGTCAGGGCATGACCAGCTGTATCAAATTCAGCAGCCGTTACAGCGTTTCCGGTGCCACTAACAGTAACTGTGTTCTTAATATCTGAAGGCTTAGCAGGCAGCTTAACAGTTACATCTTCAGCATCCGTTACATTGCCTCTATCATCATAAGTTACCTTAGGAATCTTGATAGTTGCTCCAAAATCAAGCTGACCGCCAGCGTTAGCACCTACTACACCAGCAGTAATAGAAGCAGGCAGACGAGAAATCAGGTCCCAAGATTCACCATCCTTACTGTAGTAAAGGGAACGAGCAGTACCATTCTCCACAACGAATAGAGAGTCTGGCGGCATGAAATCTCCGGGAAGAGAAGTACCATGACCTACAGGACGAGTGTACTCAGTTTCACCAACGAATAGTCTCTGAGTATCAGTAGTAAAATAAAGAGTGTTTACATCTTTGGCTGCCAGGCCAGAGTAAGCTGATTGCAAACCATACTTAAAATCTACAACACCTTTAATTGCGGGCATAAAATCACTCCTAAAAATTTAAGTTAATTGTATATCTACACTCCGCCGAAGCGGAGGGTTGATAATGAAAATATTATCCGATGGTTGACCACTCAAGAGCTTCGTCAATTGCAGCTTTAACAGCAGCCTCAGTAGCAACTGTGTTAGCATCAACTGTTGCCTTAAGTTTGTCTCCACCAACAGCCTTTGCTGAATCTTTGATTGTTTTACCTGTACCAAATACAACAATGTTGTTTTCAGTTCCTGCAACAGCATCAAGTTTCTTAGCAAGTGCGTCATAGATAACTTTGTTTACAGCTAGATCAGAAGTAGAGTCTGTTAGATTTCCTTCTGATTGGATACCATATCCACTTTCAGTGATTGTACCATCGGTATTACTGATAAGCAGCTTTTGGCCAAGAGCACCTGAAAGCTTGTCGAGCTTACCAGAAATGTCAACCATGAATCCTGCATCGCTATATCTTAAAGCATTTCCGCTTGCTGGATCAATGATTAACTGAGCAGAAATCTTGTTATCCTCGGAGATAGTAACAACAAGGTTCTTTGCAGTATTGTCAGCAGTGTAAATGTTTACAAGCGCTTCAGCAGGAATGATAACTGGTTCATCTTGATTGTCAATTGTAAGGACAATTACCTTGTGATGAGTAGGATCTGTTTCGGGATAATTTTCGTAGTACTTACCAGTAGTAACGAACTTATCTTTAGGAATATTGATGACAAGATCTTCACTGCCGTACTGAGGAATTGTTATCTTCAAAAGAGAAGAGTCATAAGCTATACCATGAGCAATTCCTGTAAGAGTAGCACCTTGACCTTCACCAACTTTGACAGTACCAGAAGTACCATCAAACGTAGTATTAAGCGAAATAGCTTCAACAGCTGAGCTGATACCTTTCTTAATCAGGCCAATCGTTGCAAATTTCTTAGAATCAGCACTTGCCCAGTTAGCTCCATCTGTCAGATAACCTGGAGAAAGGATAATCCAGTTGCTTCCATCAACTGTAATCTTAGCTTCAACAGAAGCAGAGTCAATGTAAAGCTTATCTAGAATAGCATCAGCGACAGCAGGAACAGCGTCAGTAACAATTACTGATTTTGTCATGTCTGCTGCTCCTTTGTAAACCTTACCAGAGTCAGAGACAAAGTATAGTGTATTTGAATCCTTTGAACCGATTGCATCATACTGTTGCTGAGTCAGTGAGTAGAATACAACTTTGTTGGTTGTGCCGTTCCAAACTGTATCATTCTGTGCAGCAGATTCTACCCAATTAGAAAGCTGAGAAGCGTCACCGCCTTTGAAAATCCAAATGGTTTTCTTATCCTCACGATAAACCTGCTGACCTACTTCAATGTCTTGCAATGCAAGCATAGCAGATTCATCAGCAACGAAGAGCATCGGCTTATTAGCTCCCTTACCTACTTCAACAAGGTCGCCTGCTGTATTTGAAATCTGGTAAGCTGTAGCAGTTTGAGCAGCTTCATCTACAACAGAAATGATCTGACCTACATAAGACAGAGGGCTGGTAGTAGCATATTTAGTAGCGTCTTCCATTGAATAGAATACTGAGTATCTATCAATAGGACCGCCGTACTGCCGGCTTATCTGAAGAGGAAACTCCATGTAGGAATTATCTTTTTTGATAACTGCCATAATTCAACTTCACTCCTTTCTTAGATTAACCGAAGGTTACAGCGAGGATAGCATCCTGGCCATAAGCTACATCTGGTATGAACGTCCAAACATTGTAAGTAGCTGCTTCGTAGTTGTTTGCGCCTTCAACATCAACAGTAGATTTAACAAAGGTAGAAGTAACATCAGCATTTAGCGCGGATTCGTTCAGAACCTTTGTCATTCCCTTATTTGCGAGAGGAGCAGCAATTACAACTCGTTTTGCTCCTGCCTTTACAGTTACTTTTACAGTAACTGCTGAATAAGCTCCGCCCTTATTCTGCTGAAGGTTTCTGATACCGTCAGAAGTAAGCGTAGCGGTGTCAACTGTATAACCGCAGAAGTAACCTTGACGGTAAGGAGTAAATGTAAAATTACTTGTATTCTTAGAGCCTGCTTCGATGTGACCTGTTGGATAATCGTCTCCAAGGTTATCTTTCTTAATTGCGCCTTCTCCATAAGAAACAGTTGCAGAATAAGAAATAGCAGAGCTAAGATTAAATGCAGCTTCTGTGTAATCAGCAGGAGAAGCAGTTGCTGCATCGCCAACATCTGTTCCGGCTTTCTTAAACTGAATAGAAGTAAGATCGCCTGCATCATTCTTTGTAAATGTAGCTCTAAGCTTAGGAGTTACAGTAGAACCAATCTCATATGCACCAGCAGAAGAACCGCCGTTGTTTGAAATAGAAACAGAAGGCTGTGTATAAGTAGGAGGTACTTGCTTCATAAGAAGCTTCTTGACAATATTTTCAGCTGTCATATCCGTTGATACTTTGTCGCCTGTCTTAAATCCGCCAAGAGTTCCTCCTGGTCCTAGTTCTACTGTAAACGCTTCATCCTGTCCTACAACTACATCAGAAAGAGAATTTCCAATTAGATCTGAAAGATCTACTTCTACAATAGAAGAAGCTGCGTCATTTAGAGTAAGCTTCAGCTTGTGAGTAGCATTGTCGTAAGTTGCGCTTGCAAGGAAGATATCTGCAACAGTTACTTGTTTAGTAGATCCGTCTTTAGCAGTAAACTTTATAACTGTTCCTGTGCTTCCCTCTGGAGCAGCTTCTGCTGATACATCAACAAAAGCACCGTCAAGACCCTTGACAGCATTTGCAATAGCATCTGCAACTGCTTTAGAAGTAGGAATGGTACTATCGGATGCTGCATCAAGAGTAGTGGCAACTGTTCCGTCAGCGAACTTACTAATAGTAATTACGCCGTCGGCAATTTCAGTAGCTTCTCCGCCCCCAGCCTGAATCATTGAATCGCCGTTCTTGATCCACATTGTAGTCTTACCGTCAACGGTGGCTACATATAGGACGTTAGGAACGGACGTTTCAGCAGTAGGAATAGCGTCCACAAAGGAAACATTCAGCTTTGTTTTATCTGCTACTAGCTGATTACCTTTGAAGATTTCCTGGCTGTCTGTGATGAAATACAGTGTATTTTCATCCTTGGCAGATAGAGCTAGATAGTTAGCTTTTACGCCATAACTAAATAGAACTTTGGCCATTTATTCTTCACTCCTTAATTTAATTGATTCCATTGAATATCTGCTTGAGATACTTCTTTTATTACTGTCTTAACTTCGTCGCTTGACTTAATTGTTTCAGTAATCTTTGTTTCAAGCCCTTCATTGGTTACGAATTTATCTGTGTTAATACCAAAGGTTTCTTCCTCCCATTGAGAAAGAACCTGATTCCAGGTGAAATACATTGTGCCTTGCTTTGTCTGATTAACTTTTACAATTTTACCATCTGGAATAAGCTGATTTTGAAGAAGATAATCACGTTCAGCAATTGTGTCAACAGATACAAATGATCTATCTACTTGGAACTTATCCTTATCGCTGAATAGATTTCCCATTGGTGGCGGACCTGGAGGACCAGGAGGAAATGGTGTCGGAGGACATGGAGTAGGTGGACAACATCCGCATCCGTCAGATGAAATAACCGTCACCGTCAAAAGGTCTTCGTTGCTAACAGGTATCGTCGTCTGAGTAGAAATTGAACAGAAATACCATCCATTTCGCTGTTGTCCTTGATAAGAGAACCATCCTTGTCGAACAATCCATTTTGTTCCTGGATATTTTGCTAACGCAACTACTGTACCATCAAAAAGTTTTGTTCCGGTAACAGGAACGGAAATGTAGTTCAATTCGTTCACCCCTTTCAAGGTTTAGTTTTCTACTAAATATATATCGTATAAATCAGGCAATGATACAGGTTTTATCATTGAAGGATTATCTAAGTTAACAAAATACCACCCACAGTGTGGTCTATTTCCATTACATGTATACCATCCATGATGCAAAACCCAAACTTGAGTTTCAAATCTACCTAATCGAACTTTTGATCCTTCAAAAATTTTCATAAATGTATCTGGAATTTCAAGAAAACAATTGTTACACATAGAAATCACCTCCTGACCTGGTTCGGATGTATACAAGGTTCAGAAGGTGATTTTCTGTTTACAATTTAGTTGTGATTATAGAACAATTGCACCGTATTTACTTACAATCATATCGTCTTTCAAGTAGTCATGAATGTATTTTGCAATGTTCTTGATATCAGGATGAGGTGCTCCAGTTGTTCCAAAATATCTAAGATTCAGAAAATGCTGCCACTCATACATAGGAGCTGTCATTACAATTTCTGTCTTTGTAGCATTAGGTAGAACTCCTCTTGCTTCTTGAGGCTTCAAACCCGCCTCAATCAGTTCTTTGTAGATTCCTTCGGAATTCTGTAAAGAGAATTTGAACGAAATCTTTTCGTTAGCGGAAGCAGAATCATACCAATACGGCTTGACGAATTCTACTCCACCCTTCTTTTCATAGTTTACATATCTCTGAGATTCTTGAGCAAAACTTGCTGGACGATGACGAACCATTTCATGAGTTACTGCTCTGTCTGTAATACATCTAAATGATGGATAGTAGTGATTCAAGATTTCTTCTCTCTGAATATTTTCAAGATCAATGAGATTGACAACTCGAACCTCTACATCGTATTCCTTATCTGTTGCTACTGTAGGGTCACCATATACTGCGTCACCGTATCCTGCATTCACCATAGCTTGAAGCAGAAAAGGATTTTCAGATTCGTTGATAGCTCGAATGTTACCGGAAACAAGAAGCCGTCTTTCTTGGTTGTTGTATCCTGTAGGAACGTAGCATTCAGTTAGATTCAGATATCTTCTATTACATCTCTTGATTGTTTCCCAAACAAAATATGAATCTACTTGAAATACAATCGACGCGTGCTCCAGCATAGCAGTATGATTGCTCTTTATCATTGCTCGTACAAATTTCTTTGCAGAGTCTTCTTTGATTTTTTCTTCTGACTTGTAGCAAGTTCTGCCTGCAAGCTCAATTCGTTTGTAAATGTCTTTTTCTGTAATCATCTCTACGCTTGGGTTAATTAGTTCCATATGATTATTCCTCCTTAAATATTGAAAAGTTTTCTAAAATCAGCTTCTGTTATCTTTCTGATTCCTAATTTGTCAGCTTTCTTATTCTTTTCAGAAGAGCTGTTAGGATCATCTGTAATCAAGTATTTTGTATCATTGTTTATTGAGCTAACTTTTATTCCAATTGATTCAAGCTCTTTCTCAAAATCTGCTCGCTTACAGGATAGTTTACCTGTTATTGCAACTCTTATATTAGAAGATTCTGTCACATTCCAATCAATTCCATCTCTATCTAATAGGAAATTGATACGCATGAACTTTTCTCTATGCTCATTGATAGAATCTGCGTTTGCATTTCCAATGAATGAATGAAGGTTTATGAAGGTATTTTCATCATTGTTTGCAAGTTTCTTGATAACATCTGGATACTTAGACAATTTCTTTGCTGTTTCATGTCCAAGTCTTGGAATATTAAGAGCTTCAAGAACAGTAACGATGTTAAATTTATTTCTGAAAAGCGCTAGTAGAGAATCTCTAAATAGTTGATATTGCTTTCCTTTGTCAATGTCAGGTACCTTTGCACGGGTCAATACAGGATATTTCATTATTTGATCGACAGTGCAGTATTCTTCTCCATAAATTTCTGTGAAGAATTTTTCTCTTATTTTATCTCCAAGTCCATCAATTGAAACAAGTTTTGAACACCAAATAAGCAAATCAGTCATCTTAGAATGTCTGCAATCATTGTTAGGGCAGAATAGGTGTACACCTTTCCATTCAAGATATTCTCCGCAGAAAGGACAGATTGTAGGTAGTTTAACTTCATCGGAAGTTTTGACAACACTTTGAATATCAGGGATTATTTCTCCTGACTTGCATATTTCAACTACAGCTCCTGGACCTATCTTGTTTTCCTTAATATACTCAGCATTGAATCCAGCCGTATACTGAACAGTTGTTCCCGAAAGCTGTGTAGGATCAATCTTCACTTTTGGAATGAGGTATTTTGTCTTACTCAAAGACCATTCAACACATTCTACTTTTGCTTCCTTCATTTCAGCGGGAAATTTGAATGCCTGTGAAACAAATGTATAAATTGTTTCGTTTGTTTCATCGCTATTCATATTTCCAGTTTCATTTTGAGTAAGTCTGCCTAAATCATTTCTTGCAAGCACAACTCCATCTGCAGGATAATGACCATACCACACGGATCTTAGATCATTCATCTTTTGCATGATTGCTTTCTCAAATAGAGAAACATTCTCATAATCTACAACATAAGGATAGAACTGAGATTCAATGTAGTTCAGCATATCAACATAGTTATCGAATCTGTCTTCCTTACATCCAACTACTTTGTAGAAAACAATGTCAAGAAGTCTTAAATCCGATGAAATTTCTTTTGCGTTTATAAGTCCTGCAGTAGTGTTTCTAGGATTCTTCGCGTCTTCATGATCTTTAGCATAGTTTTCAAACGCGGGGAAGGACATCAGGATTTCTCCTCTAACGCCTCCTGTAAATGTCTCATCAATTTGCTTCAGTCTAGAATTTATGAACAAGACCTTGTCAGTGATGTCAATTCCAATTTTTCCATCGCCGCGAGTAAGAGCTTGATCAAGTTTGCCGTCAACATAATATAGAACTACGCTTAGGCCATCAAGCTTCAATGATGCAATTATTTCTCTGTCTCTAAGATCTTTCTGGAGTTCGTCCCAATTATGAACTTTATCTAATGATCCAACCAGTCCGTATCTATGTTTGAACTTCTTTCCGGAATTGTTTTCATTTGGATCATATCCCCAACCTGTTGTAAATAATTCTGAATTGGGTTTTGACTTCTTAAGTTCGCTTACTGCAGAATCAAATTCTGAGTCTGTCATTGACTGAGACCCATCTGTATAGTATTTCTGCGCATTCTCCTTTATTTTCTTTTCAAGTGCATTGAAACTCATTTATTTCACCTCTTATTAACAATCATCATACATTGATAATCTTGAATGATAAATGTAAGTCTATCTATTTCAGCTTGAAGTACTTCAATCTCTTTCTTATGCTGCCTAACCTTTTCAATATAGTCTTGAATAAGTTTTGATTGTGTCATTATGTTATTCTGAATAGTTGATTCCTTTTGATCCATATTGATATCACTCCAGTATTGATATACATACTATAACGATTCATAGTAAAGCCCTCCGTGCAAGCTTGTCACGGAGGGCTAGATTTAATATCCTACTGCAGATAGGATATTTTTGATCTTTCAAGACAGCGCTATCTCTACTTGCTCGATGTGCAGTTTCTGTCTTATCTGATCTTTGACAGATTGTTACTGCTGTTCTTTCTCTTCTTTGGGTGATGAAGATTAGCGTGCAGGCCTTTATGTTCCTGCAACTTAAGATTAAGCACGGACCCAATCAGAGCAGCTTTTGATGCTTGCTGGAATCGAACCAGCGCCTTCTCTTTAAAAGAGCCGTCTACCAACTGGCGTAAAGCATCATATTTTGTATTTCGAAATGAATTCTATTGCTTTTTATTAGAGGCTCAACGTCCCAGCACAACCTCTATTTTTATTCCACGTTATTTAATGTGCTTACTGGCACCTCAAACAGGACTTGAACCTGTGGCCCACTGCTTAGAAGGCAGTTGCTCTATCCAACTGAGCTACTGAGGCTTATAATAATTGACGAGCGTCTCATATCTTTTCACCGCTAGGTGGTGCCCATATGGCTCGTCGGGCAGGCTCTCTTGACACTACACGCTTCAACTAAGAAACGGGATACAACTCTAAACCGCGGGAGCCGTTACAGTCGTGTTGTACCAATTATGGTAGGCCTTCGGGGATTCGAACCCGGGACGATCCGGTTATGAGCCGGATGCTCTAACCAACTGAGCTAAAGGCCCAGATAAATGACATAAGTGATTTGGCATTCAGTCACCACTCTGTAACGAACTAAAGTCTTGGTATCGTCTCATTGTATGTCATTTAATACGACTTTCTAGCCAACTTGGCTGAAGTCTCAAATGGTGGATCCGACGTGATTCGAACACGCAACCTCTTCCGTGCAAAAGAAGCTTTCTCCCATTGAAATACGGACCCAAATATGGCGACCAAGATGGGTCTCGAACCCACGACCTCCAGCGTGACAGGCTGGCGTTCTAACCAACTGAACTACTTGGCCAAATAATGGTGGAGAATGTAGGACTCGAACCTACGAACCTACTGAATGTAAGTCAGTTGCTCTACCAGCTGAGCTAATCCTCCATATATGGTGCACCTGAAGGGACTCGAACCCTTAAACCTGAAGGCGCTTGATCTATCCAACTGAGCTACTAGCGCATTTGTTTGCATCTTCTAGTATCGTCTTTTGGTTCAGTACAAACAATGGTGCGGGATAAGGGACTATCCATAGCTTAGAGAACGGCTCATGCATGAAGGCGGGTATATTATTAGAATTCAATTACAATGTTCGAGTATGAACGTTAATAGTTTCTCCCTTACCTCATCTAACGAATCGCTATGTTTAATGCGATATACTTCATATATGTTAGAAATAAATCCATCTCTTATGCCGTCTTTGCTATTATCATGACCTGTTCCATCTATTTCTAAATCTATGTTGCCATTTATCAAGAAATCAAGTTGATAATATCCCTTGCCATTCGGCACAACTACTTCACTTTCGAATTGTACGGCGTACTCTGTAAGAACATCTGCTACTAATTTTTCATACTTGTTAGGAACTCGGTTGTTTCCTGATTTCCAACCGTTCAAGTGATGTGTAGCGTTAAATCTAGCAGCTTTTGCCATCTTATCTTTGGCGGACTGAGTATGTTTCTTTCCTGAAAATTTACCGGGGTTAACTAAATAATGCTGTTTTAATGCTTCTGCATTCTTTCGAACACTTTCACTTGTAAGCTTAGTTAGACCTTTAGACCAACCCTGTCGGCGTCTAGAATCTTCAGTATAATGAGATTCATGATCTGATTTACCTACCGAATCAAGATACTGTTTGCAATGTGCACGATGTCCGTTGAATGAAGCACCCGTAGTGAATTTTCTCCCACATACGCACTCGAAATCGTCTGTTTGAAATACAACGTTCATGATTATACCCCTTCATAGTATATTTAGATATTGAGACTAAGTATGAAGGACTTATTACTCGTACAGTAGCTAATTGTACGCTACCTCAATATCTATATGGTACTCAGGATGGGACTCGAACCCACACTGTATAGATCCTAAATCTATTGCCTCCTGCCGATTGGGCTACCTGAGCATATCTGAAAAGAATTACTTCTTTCTACATTTAATATAACGGTGCATATTTTGGTGAAGGTGAGGAGATTCGAACTCCTGACAGCCTGCTTAAAAGGCAGGTGCTCTACCGACTGAGCTACACCTTCATTTTATTTAACGATCGAACTTTCATTGAAAGAATTCTTAGTTCGTCTTTAGACAACTCGTTCATCGGATTGTTCAAATAGATTTTATTTGAAGCTTTCAGAAATTTAGCAACATCTGCTAACGAAGGAAATTTCTTCTTAAAAATGTGAGACCTTTTGGTTGTTTTTGGATATTTATCATAACAGATA